GCTTTTATTGTTGAGTGTGACTGATAGTTTTCAATCATGAAATCTGTTGGATCTAAATGACCAAATAAACTTACATCAAATTCATTCCAAAACGTATCTGTTTTTGCTATGTTTAATGTTGGTAATTCAAATGGTTCTCTACCAATTTGTTCTTTTGCCTGTTCAATATGGTTTGAGTATAAATGAACATCACCCAAATTACCAATCAATTCATCTGGAACCATGTTAACAGCTTTGGCGATGATCTCAAGTAACAAACCATAAGATGCGATGTTGAATGGTAAACCTAAGAATGTATCTACTGAACGTTGATTCCACATTAATGAGATTGCTCTGGTTGGAATATTGTTTTTATCCATTGTCATCAACTTAACTTCATCTATTGATGACTTAATAAAAATATCCTTTTCTGGAGAGTACATTCCGTCTAACCTATCGATTTGTATTTTACATCTTTCATCAAAACTCAACTCTCTTGTATAAACTTGAAATCCATAATGACAAGGTGGAAGAACCATTTGGTCTAATTCACCCACATTCCAAGCATTAACCATTAATCGTCTTGAGTCGGGATTTGTTTTAAGGTCGTTGATTAGGTTTGCGATTTGGTCTATATTTGTCTGACCTGCGGGGAGGGTATATCCATTCTCGTGCATTGTTGGATGGAATTTAGACCAACTTCTCCATTGTTTGCCATAAACTGGACCTAAGTCTCCAAGTTGGTAACCTGTCAAATCTGGAATAAAATGAGTAGCAGGACTTTTAATCTTCTCGATCCAATCTCGATCGTCTTTGTAAAGCTTAATCGCCTGGATAAATTGTTCCATCGACATTGGATCTACGCCATGTGCAACACATTCTTTTTCATATCCTTTATAAGCATCGCCATTCCAGATATTACAGTTGTTGTCAACCAAATACTTAATATTAGTATCACCTCTTAGAAACCATAGTAATTCAGTTACCATAGTTTTAAATGCCATTTTTTTAGTTGTAAGTAATGGAAATCCATCTGACATTTTATGTCTGATTTGACGACCAAAAACCGAGATTGTACCTGTTCCGGTTCTATCACCCTTTTCCACCCCATTTTCCAGGATGTCTCCAAGCAGCGCTTGGTATTGTTTATCTATACTATTCATATCCGTATATATTACATTTTAGAACCTGCCTCTAGATATGCCTCCTCCAGCAATTCAAGTGCTTTCTCTATATTTTTACTTATTTTTTTATCCAGTTTTGCTACCGGGTGTTGCAACAGATGAACATCTATTGTACAAGTTATCACGTGTAGCCTGTCGGCCATCTCATGATAAAAATCCGAATCGGGTATTGGTTTATATTTGTTCATATGGATCTTTATTAAATTTTAGGCCCCACATTAAACTTACCCAAGCCATTTCTGTTTCGGCAAATTTTTTATTTAGTTTAAGATTTTTTCTTAAATATTCTGCTCCCCAATCTTGCCACTCGGTATTTTGTTGGGGACTCATAGTCCATTGGGTATACCAATCATCTTTACGATCTTTAATATCATCGTAAGTTACTTGGTGACCGGCAATTTCAAACATTTTATTAATCAAATCAACAACGGCTTGTTGTCTTTTTTGTTCTATAGTTGTTCTCATTTTTATCGTATATACGGATTAAGGAGTGTGGTTTATCTGTGCAAGCTTGCTTAATTATTTTTCGATAATATAATGACTAATTTTTAATTTTCCTAGTTTTTTATTTCAAGAAATGACCAATTGTTCCAAAAGATTTCTTCTGTTGTTCTTTCTACTTTAGTAACTAACTCGTCTTTATGATATAATTCTATTTTCCAAACTTTTGTATCTTCACACTCATATGCCCACCAAATAATAGGACCCGTAGTTAATTCTGTTGAAACAATCATATTATTATCTTTATATAATTTAGCTGTTATAAGTTCATTTCTTGAATTAAATTCAATTACAAATGCTACACAATTTAGGGCTTCAATCTGCTTGTATTTTACTATATCAGCATTAACTTGAAATGGTGGGTTTAATCCCGGTATGATTGTTTTTCCTAAAGTTGATGAAATACCTAACCAAGGACTTTTAAATAGATATCTTGGTGCCGTATGTTCTAAATGACCATTATGTCCCTCACATATAAACAAAGCACCAAATATTGCTTCTAAGGCATATCCTCCTACTAACGAACCAAATTCTAAATATTTTTCAGGTGAATCTATTTGACTTAAAACATCATTAAAATGAGCAATATCACCAGCAAAAAAAGCTGTTGTCGGTAAAGGCATATTATTTTCTCCACTTTCAAGCATAAACCAAAAGTCTTTGTTTTCAAAATCAGTTTCTGCTAATTTTGTTTCTAGTAATTCATGATCTTCTTGGTGTAAGAAAGTATCGCTATCTACATAAATGAATTTTTTATAGGATTTATGTTGTAGCAAATAAAAAGCATTTTTTAAATTGGTTAATACTGAGTATGAATGGGAGCCAATTTTATTACCCCAATTTGTTTGGTAGTATATGTCAGTATTAGCGTGGTAAATTCCTACTGATGTAGGTTTAGGGAATTTTAAAGTATAGTTTTCATCTGAGTAAATGTAATATTTACATGTTTTTTGTATATCATTGTTTAATGGGGAATGAGAAACAAAGCAAATATCATAACCTTGTCTTTTAAAACTCTCAATTGTTAAACTTGCAAGAGCAGTATCCATATGATTTTGAGGATAACTACCTACAATAATGCAAATATTATTTTTATTAATCATTATCTTTATTAATTTGTAACCACTCTTGTTTTGATTCAGTACATGCTGTATCAAATCGATCATGATGACTCATTTTAGGAAATTGTGTTTTCAATTCTTCTACTCGTTGAAGAACTTTATGATAATACCCTCTTTCAAAAGCATGATATAGTCTTTCCTCTAATCTTTCCTCGTTTGTCATACTGCTGTACTAAAATAAGTTTCATATCCACCATGTGCCCACCCACGACCTCCAAATACTGTTGCTATTTTACTATCTATAGAATCAAAACTATTTGAGTTAAGTCTTTCATCTAAATACAATCGTAGTGGTACTTGACTATTATATTTCCTTAAAGTTTCAACTATTTCATCTAATAAATTATAAGTTTCTTCATCTAAATAAATAACTACCTCGTCAAATTTAAATTCTTTAGTATAGTCAAAAGATAAATTTTGTTCAAAAAATAATTCTTTTAAAAGCATTCTTTGAGCAGGATTCATTTGTTTTTTTATAAATAAAATATTACTATGACCTAAATCTTTATTAAAGTTACATAATGAAAAAGCACGAGCCAAATCTCTTATAGGTAAATAATGTAAAAAACTAGAACATCTATCCGGGTCTTGTAAATGTGGAAATTTACTTTCAATAAAATATCTTTCTTGTTCTACAAGACCCCATTCTTCTGGGGTACGGGTAGCTCTAGAAATTGTATCTGGTGAGTAGTAGTATTCACATAATACTCTAGGAAGATGTAACCATTTTCCTATTGTTTCCATATGACGAACAATATTAGTATCGTTTTGATAATATTGGAGTATTCCATTATCAAATTCTTTAAAAATATTTTTAAACGCTCTGCTCATTGGTGTAAAATTAAACGTAGGAAAATCCTCACACTTATAAGTTCCACCACCTTGAATTTCAGCAAATATTCCTTGTCCATCAATAGTATGAGATAAACAACTCATACCAACAACCTCAGGATGTTTTAAGAAAAAATGATAATATATTTCTAAAAGTTTAGGAAAAGCATAATCATCACTATCTAACATCACAACTATATCTCCACTAGTACCTCGTTGTGGATTGTAAAAACATTCTTTTTTACGTGATTGTTGATAATATTTTACTCTAGAATCTTTAGCACATATTTCTTCCAATATTTGTTCAGCATTATTTTCTTCAGAAAAATCATCTGTAACAATCCATTCCCAGTTAGTATATGTTTGACTTAGAATTTGATTATATAAGTGATATACCTTATCACTTCTTTTATAAAACGATGTACTTATACTAAACTTCATTTTTAACAACTATTATAACAATAAATATCTATATTTTATCTAATAGATGCCTTTCATGTGGGCGAAGTGTACCAAATTTGCGAGGATCTTGCCCATTTAAAAACATTACTTTAGGTTCAATCATATCATCCGGTACTCGTTTGTTAGTACCAAACCAATAGACTGGACCATTATAATCCTCATAAAATACATTTTCACGATTATCAACGTTTAGAATACGACGTGAACCGCCAAATGAGCGGAACTCACGACCAGTAACTCTACCATAACGATTTAATCCTGAAAGATAAATTTCACAGCAACGAGCTTCATTAAAGTCGTAGCGTAATTTTTCTGTGTTGCCTTTTTTCTCAGCCATTAACGTAAATAACTCCTAAATTATGTGATGGAATATAATAAGAAAATTCATTGGAATCAAGCCATTTACAAACTATTTTTTGCATTTCGGTTGAGTTTCCGATTACTACTTGTATTGATTGTGATATGATATTATTTTCCCATAGGAAAAAATTATCTAAAGTTGCTTCTACATCTTGGTGTTTTACACCATGTAAATCAAGTTCAAATTTTGGTTTCATTTAAAAAGGTAATTCATCATCATATGTTGATACATCCCAAGCATCATCACCACTGCGTTGAGTAAATTCGTAAATTGAAGCTATATCTTTATTAGTAATAAAACCTTCGAGATGATAAATCATTTTAATAATTTCTTCTTCGGTTTCAACTACATTGACTGAAGTACTATTACTAAGAACAATATGTGTATAATTAGGTTCAAATGCAATATCTGAAATTGATTTAATGGAAATTAGGTGTTTAAAGTTATTTCCGTATCCGTTTAATTCAAGAAATTTCATAGTTGGTCAAATTTAAGACGATTAATTAAATCTTCAAGTTCCATTGTTGCTCCATTAAAATCACCATCTTCTAATGATATTAACACTTGCATCAATTCTTTATACAAACGTTCTTTAATTTCAGAATCCATAAACTTGTTTTTCTAGAGCATCAATATCAACATCAAACTCATCATCATACCCATTCCAGGTATCTTCGATTTCTTTTTCTTCTTCAAGTTCATCTTTCCAAGCAATGTTTGGAAGCAAACCAGCATTTTCAATTAAACTCCAAATACGCTCTTTCCAAAGATCTAATTTAACGCCTTCTACTTCAGCATCAAAACCTTTAGATAAAGTCAACTTAGTAATATAACCTAAGAAGTGTTGAGTTAACTCATCTAACTCACCATCAATTTCGAAATTCGAACCATACTCTTTAGAACCATTAGTGTTGGCTTCGAACATCTTCTTAATTTCAAGCCACTTGTTTGTTAAAAATTTATTTTCTTTCATAACTCTTATTTTATCTTATGGGGTAAATATACGAACAATCTTTCAGGAAACCAAATTTTTTAGATGACGTTTTTGCCATCTTTAGTAACAATAAAACTAATACTTTCAGACCAAGTACGATCATCATCAACTTCATAATCACTAAAACTTACTGCTTTAAACTTATAACCATCAATATTGATTGGAAAACTATTAAATAACTTATCAGCACTTAAACCAAAATAATCACGGCGAGCTCTAAAATAAAATCCCTCACCTTCAGGACCCATGTACCCACGAATTACAGGAACATTAATATATTCAATTGTTTTGTTGATACTATCCCAACTGCTTTCCATCTCAATGTCAGCACCTTTAGTATTCAAAATACTTGCTAACGCAATAAATAACTCTTGTTTTTCTATTTCAAATCTTTTCATAACCTTTATTTCTATGTCGTGAATATACGAACAATCCCTCAGGATTCCAAATCTTTTTTAAGATTTTTTCGAGAATAAACTTTTTTACTTGGTTTAGTACGAGTAATCATTTTACGTCGCACGATTTGAGCTACGTGGCGAACATCTAAACCATTTATTTTATGTTCTTCTTTCATCATGTTGGAAATATACAAAAAAGGGGTGGTAAAGCCACCCCTTTCTTTCATTTGTAATTATTCTAAATTATTTTTTAGATCTTGCTATATCGTATAATGAAGTATTAGATAAGTTCATTTCTTTACCGTCTTCAGTTTTAACTTTAGCTATACTACTTCTGCCATCTTTAGGAAGATCAATAGATAAAATTTTTACTTTTTCTTTATGCTCAAAAAACTCACCCTCTTCATCTGGTGTCATTAAAAAGAAATCTCCGGGTTTAAAGTCTTCTGGGGAGAGTTCAAGATGTTTATAATTTTTTTGGAAACCTTCATTAATAATGTTACCCTCTTCATCAACAGGATTACCATCTATATCTGATACGTAGTATATATAATGTTTTGGTTTTTTTAAAGAGTTTATAAGCTCTAAAGCACTATTATAAGTTGTTTTTATATAGTTTGGATTTTTTTTAAATACTTCATGTTTTTTTCCATCCTTTGACTTTGCTGCAAGGTAATATTTTTTTTCCTCTTCATCTTCATTTAAACGAGATTGTGTAGTGATTTTGTTTTCTACTAACCACTTACTTGAGTCAAAATTATCTGCTTTTCTCATTATTTTATTTTATTTAATAATACCTGCTCTATATTTCATTTGACGTACAAATGTCTCATCAATATCCATTTTATCAGAAATATAGTTTTTATAATCTTCAACCATATCTTCAGCTGTAAAATCTTCGTATTGATTTAAACGTGAACCACCTGCTTTAATATCGCGCATTACTGATTCTTGATATACAGTAAACATATCTTTTTCTTCAGGTCTAAGTTTTGATTCTACTTTATCAAGTAACATCATTACATGACCTTTAACATCTTTAGCTTCATCAATAGATTCATCCATTTCTTCACTTCCTTGAAATAAAATACCTTCTAAAGCATCCATCATAGAACGAATACCATTATTTTTAAGATTATCCCACATATTTGCGTCGGCATCATAGAAATAAGCATAATCAGCACCGTATGAATCTACTAAAGATGCTACTTCTTCAATTGCGTTTTGTGGATCTAGTTTATTTAAATTTAATTTGTCTGGGGCTTGTTTATTGTTAGCTTCAATCTCACCAGTTTCAGGATCAATATAACTAACATAACCTTTATTAGCAATTTCTTTTGCTTTTTCAGGTGTATTATAGAATTTATTTAAAGCTTTACCTAAATTTTCAGGATAGCCATCATAATGATTGTAGGTTGAAGTTAAAACTCCATTTTCCATGTATCCAATTAAAGCACGTGTTGCCATTTTTTATAGTTTAATTATATGTGATAAATATTAAAGAGAATACTTAAGTTTATAGGATTTAATAAAGCTTTCACCTACTCCGCATTCTAGAATAATTGCATTTTCAGGTACACCTACTAATTTAGAAGCAGTCATAATATAATCAATATTTTCATTAGCAAATATTTTCATTTTAGTCTGAGCATTTAAACGATTTGATGTTTTAAATACTAAAACTACAGGTTGCTTATTATATGCTTTACCTTTTTCAATTTTAAACTTATCATATTTGTAATTCTTAGGATAAGTAATCTCTGTTTTATAAGGACCATTTACAGTTTTACTATTATCATAATAGAATGTTGTTTTAGTACCTAATTCAGGTTTTGATGGTACTTCATAAAATTCACGAGTCCATTTTTCTGGTTTTTCAAATGGTTGTTCTGCTGGTCTGCCTCTACGTTCTGTTTTTTCTGTCATAACCTTTATCTTTATATGGGGAATATACGAACCCTATTTTAGGATTCCAAATCTTTTCTATATTTTTTATTAATATAATCGCCTTCATCATATGACTTAATGATGTGACACATTTTACAAAGTAATTGATAATTATTTGGTTGTTCACCCTCAGGTGTACCTTTAATAGCTGAATCGATATGGTCAACGTCCATTGCTGTAAGTATTGCTTTTAGATTAGCATTTTTGTAATGCTTAACCATATCTAAACCACAGTGCTCACACACTAAATCATTATTTACTATTTTTTCTACTTTATACATTAACCAAGGACGTACAGGAGCATTAGAAGCATATTGTTTATACTGGATATGAGTAGGACAGTATTTATAACATTGTTTTTTGTTATAAAATTCGGTTTCATGGTTACACCATTCTACTCTACACTTCATAGACCTAATTTCTGTTTAACTTCCTTCATATGTTTGCACTGTCTATCTTTTGCTCGATATTGACCAGCACAATTACATTTTACTTTATTACCTGTTACTCGAACAACATAAAAACTACCTGGTTCGCTTTTAGATTCAAATTTATATTCTTTGTTTGTTGGAGAAACATTTTGTTGTTGAACAACTTTAGGTTCAGGTTTAATCCACTCAATATCATTCAAAGTAGTTTCAGGTATTACTTTTTGCCAACCAGGAACAATATACTTTTGATTATCAATAGATGAAGTAAATAATGCTGGTGGGTGCATATGCTCATGAGTATATCTAAATCTACGAACACCAACAAATGGACCAAATCCTTTACCAATTGAAAGTGGTTTACCATCAGGAACAAATATAACACGGCTTCTTAATGTTCCGTACTTATTTGTATTTGTAAATTTCCAAAGCGCCATAACCTTTATTTCTATGGTGTGAATGTATGAAAGGGCTTTCGCCCTTCCAAATTTTTTTAAAGAAATTTTATAAAATTAGCTTACTACCCAAACCCAAATAACAAGATATTTACCTATTGGGAGAGCATCTACATCGCTTTGAATATAGTGTTTAGCATCATCTATATTTGAACTCCAACCTGTTTCAGTTAGATATTCATTTGTAGATATATCTTGTAGAATATATTTAAGTGTTTTAGCCATAATTTACATTTATAATAAATATTACTTTTATCTAAAAAATAGTACAGTTCCGTTTATTGATTCTTCATTAAATCCAGGTTCAAACCAATGTTTAAAACCTAATGAACGCATTCTATCTATTACACTATACAATCTACCTTCTGGGTAGTGGTATTCTAAAAGAAATTTATTAGTAATTTCAAAAATATAGTTAGGGGTACTATCCATTACTTCCCACTCACTAGCTTCAATATCTAATTTTAACAAATCAATATTGTCCCAACCTGTTTCTAAGAACAATTTTTCTAAAGTAATAGTAGAAACTGTTTTAGAATCAGCCATGTGGTCCCAATTTTTAAATTCACTATGATTGTATTCTAAACTACCTACTAATGGATTATCATCTTTGAAAAATAAATTCATTTCACCCTCACTACTATAAAGTGCTTTTGGAATAACTTTTACATCATCGTTAAAAGCAAAATTACTTTTAAGTGCTTTAATACTTCTATCATCACACTCTACAGCAAATACTTTTTTAGCACCTTTATTAAGCATATATTTAGTAAACAAACCAATACTTGCCCCGGCATCGATTATTTTTTCGCATCCTGAGAGATCAAAACAACTATATCTATCCCATTGGAAGAATTCTCTGTAGTTTATAAATACGGGGTGGTGAAAATCGTTTAGAAAATTTTGTTTGTATTTGTACATATCGGTATAACGCAAACGCATTATTTCTCTATCGATAATAATATCTTCATCTACTAATTCTAAAATAAATCCTCCAAAATCTTCTCTCATAAAATCGAAAGTAAATTTAGGAACCGGAATAAAGAAAATATCCATAGGACCTCCCATATCCCACAAATCCATTTTATATAAAGTAGTTTCTAAGTCGATATCTTTTAAAACAAAATATCCTTTCTTTATGGGATGGTTAACACGAACATCAAAACGTTGTTCGTCAAAATTATAACTTGCTATTTCAAATGGTTTCATGCTTCGTATTTATAAACTTTATCTTCACTTTGTGTAGATTCTTTCAGTAACTGGATATCTAAGGTAAGTGCAATACATAATCTTTCTAATGATTCCCAATCGTAAAAAGCTATTTTAGCTAAAACATCATCTGGGATAGAATTAAAAAAATCAATTGCGTTTCCATCAATCTTCATTCTCGTATAACTCCTTTAGCCAATCTGGTCTTTTTTTCTTTTTAGGTTGTGTTTTAAGGGCTGATTGCCAAGCTTTTAAACACTCTAATTTTTGGTGGTTACTAGTTTTGCTCATAACTTAATTTAATCTAATTTAATTAGGATATTGATTCTTTTTTAATTAATTGTGTCATTTTATCTACCTTGTCCTCTATATGGTTTTTTGTAATTATCAGAAGATTTACTTTTGCTGGTTTTAGTAGTTGCATGGACACCTTTGTTATTAACTTTTGCTTTTTCTTGTCTAATTGAGACTGTTTGGGACTTTAATTTTGCCATTACTTATTAGGGTTAAAACGTACCCTAATACATATTAAAACAAATCTTTAAGGTTTTCTCTTTTAATTACATTTTTTAAAGCATTAATATAATCTGGGGACTCAGCGTATGAAGCTCCTAATGCTATAAAATAATTTTCTTCACTATTAATATTACTCATATAACGGCACTGGTAGAAAGCATAATCATAAAGACTTTCCTGCCAGCTATCATAATAAGCATGATTATTTTGAGTTCCTTTAGCAGTATTAATTCGAATATTTGCTTGTTTCATTCCAAACAAGTTATGGTTCTCTTTAAATACTTTACTTTTCCAATGTCCAGTCTCAATAATAGATTGAGCCATTACAATGTGGGGGTATTTTACATTTAACCGTTTTAGTTCATCAACTAATTTTTCTTGAGAAAATTTATTTCGTTCATTTTGTAAATCTAAAATCAACAACTCTTGTTCGTACTTATCTAATGATTCAAATTTAACATAACGTCCCAAAACGAATGAACTAATAAATAAAACACTTACTATACCAAGTGAAATTTTCATTTTTTTCCAATCACGTTTCCAGATTAGAGATTCTTTGTCATACTTGTAAAACATAACTTTTATTTTTATTTAGCGTAAATGTATGAATAAAAATTTACTTAACCAAATTATTTTTTAGATTTTGTAATTTCATCTAAAATATTTGAAATATCTTGATTTTTTAACTCACTAATAATATTTACTATTTTTTGACAATCCTCATATCGTTCTTCACGAACATAATATGGTAAATTTTCTTCTAGTGTTTCCGCAAAATATTTACGTTCAACAGTAATATCATAAATTTCTTCTTCTTCTAAGCAAGTTATAGATAATACGTGAATGTGTTTCTTTTTACCATCAATATTATTTAAAATTCCACTTACAATAGCTTCTGAAAGACGAAAGTCTTTATTTTCTACCATTTCCTGGAATTCGTCTGTATTTTGTACTGTGATTTCAACGGCCATAATTTAAAATAATTTAAAAAAGTCTGTGTTAATATTTTTTTCTTTTAGTTTACTAAGTTTTTCTTGTTCTTCAAGAGTTTTAGTAGCTAATTTTTCAAGGTGTTTATTTTTTTGAGCTTCAAAATCATTTACAATTTTGTCGTGTTTTTTATTTTTACCTTTTTTTAATAATGGTATTTGTTTCTTTTTCATATTCTAGAGATAAATTCACTACCATCATCAACTGGTTTGGATTCATATAATCCTAATTCTTTAAGTCGTTGTTGAGTATAATCATCTACTTCCCAATCAACTTTAGATTCATTTTTAATTAAATGTTCTTCTAAACCTTCTAATTGTTTATCACTAAATATATCTCCAATCTGGATAAAGTAACAATTATAACAGAGCATTTCTAGATTTTCAAGTCGATAGTGTTGCTTATTTCCATCTTTAAAATGCATTAAAAGTGGCATTTTATAGTCTAGTAAACGATGCTCGTGGAACCCGCATGAATAACATTCCTCCTTCATATAACCCTCTTGTAATAACCTATATTTGATTTTATTAGGATTAAACGAAGATGGGTCTATTCGGCCTTCAATTAAATCAAGTAATGCAAAATCCTTTCTTGGATTACCATTACTTAAAAATTTAGGAATACCTTTACCTGATTGATTTTTATGTTGTTCAAATAAATTAACATAACCTGATTCTGTTGCTTCATACCTCCTGGCCCACATTTTATAATGTATATAAGAACAATTCAAATAACGCGCAGCGGCCTTATTTGATTTAGTTTTAGCCATAGCAGCTAAAATTAGTTCTTTACCAAGTGGTTTTGCTTTAGGCATTATTCCTCAAAATTAGGTTGTATTGGTTCATTTGGTTCTTTATCAAAATCTTGCACTTCTGCTTTAGGAGAACTAGCTACTATACGTTTTAATTTTCCTTCTTGTTCCATGTAGTGTTCGTAGTCCTCGGGTTCCATGAATACAATATCTACCCAAGTATCATCTTTTTCAACGTCTCCATTTAAGACTGTTACTCCACGTTTCATCCCTGTATTGGAACAACTCACACATGTTGTTGTGTTGGGTAAAATTTCAACACGTTTTGGATGGATTTGTTCACCACATCCTTTACAATACTTTGCCATAACCATAATTATATAACTTTTTAATTTAACTCAATTTTTTTAAGTAAGTCCCAGAGTTGTTCTGGATTTTCTATTAGATATTCTTCTGGTTCTTGATCTTCTTTATTATGAAAGGTAACTTCAATAGGAAGTAATTCACCTTCATCATTAAATCTATCAAATATCCACCAAAGAATCATATGTCCTTTCCATTCCCCATAATGTAAAAATATTAAATTTTCAATAGTGATGTAAAAAGGTTCTTCATATGATGAAATACCTAAATTCATCTCTTCTTCCATTAAATTAGAACGTTTCCAACAATCACCAACTATTTGAAGTATATCTAAAAATACTTCTTTTTCAGTTGGTTCGTCGTTACGTTTTTTAATATTAATATTTTTACCAAATGGTTTCATATAAGTGTTTTAACAGCGTATAGTTTTAAAAACGTTTTCAAATCTAATTGTTTACGAGCAGCAAAATATTTAGCTGCTTCTAAACGAGACAAACCAACTTTACGAGTGATTATTTCTTTCGTTCTATCGTTTTTACTATAATATCCAAATACCATAATTTTGTTGTTAAAATAATAAATAAAATTTAAATTTCCAAATTTAGTTAAATAGTTTCAAATTCAATTTCTATTCCTCCTAATCCCCACTTATCTGTGTTATAACTATGTTGAAACCATTCGACAAATGTCCAAGCATCATTATATGCTTTTGTATCTCCAGTATAAGATCCTTTGTTTTCTGGGTCTAAAACACGAGTACCATCTTCTTTGGTATAATAAGCACCATGTTCCATGTGAAATAAAGGAGGATTATATAAATCTTTTAAACCAAACCCATTTAATACTGCTTTTTTCTGAATATTTGTATCTGCAAAACAAGCATACAACATTTCTTCTTCAAATCCTTGAATTTTATCCCAAACGTGTTTAGGAGCCATTTGAAAATCACCACAGCAATTAATTAAACTAAATTTATCACCAGGAGTAACCATTGCTGGAAAACGTCTTTCTGGGATTGTGTTATAAAGTTCTTCTCTGAGTGCTTCCCAATTTTTATGTCCATGTTTATAAACTACCTCTTTAGGTGCTTCACGTCTGGAGATGGTATAAAATGTGTTTGGGTCTAGTGTTTCAATTAGTTTAAGTAAATCCTCACGTTTAGGAGGAATAATATCAATATTTGTTGAAACAATCCAATCACACTCACTTCTACGAATACCAATGTTTCTACTTAATGTTTCATTACATTGTTGAGCTTTAGGGTCTACAATGATTTGAGATACAATCTCAGGTGGAATAACAAAATGTTTTATTTTACCAGTTTTAGGTAATTCATCTTGAATTTCCCATAAAAATGAACCCTCGGGTGAATTCCAATCAATGTAAGTTACCTCATCAAAAGTATCTAACATTGACTTAAAGTGAATTAAACCACGTTCAAAATCTTTGTATCCGTCATTTCTATTTACTACTACGACTCCTATTTTCATAATATTCTATAGTTTGTTTTAAACCTTCCTCTAAAGAAGTAAAATTATAATCTTGTAAATGTGTGTTAACTAATTTTTTATTAGGTGAACCTACAAATGCTGTTGTATCCCACTCAATTAAGTTAAAATCATATCCTACTAAATTACAAATTGTTTGAGCATATTCTTTAATTGAATGTTCTTTACCTGAAGATAGGTTAACTATTTCTTTATCCCAAGTCATTGCTTGAATAATGATATCAACTGCGTCTTTAATAAAGATAAGTTCACGGGTTTGGTCTCCAGTTCCCCACAATACTACTTTATCACCTCCATTTTTAGCACTTACTATTTTTCTAATCAAATCAAATATAAAATGCTTATCATGTAAATCATATTCGGGACCATAAAATACAGATGGAATTAAGTAACTATAATCCATACCATATTCTTGTTTTAATGCTTTAAGTCCAACAAGTAAACTACGTTTAATAGTTCCATAAACCTCATAACCCGGTTCAGGTTCACCTTTAAGGTAATTGTCTTCTGTTTTAATTACGTTTTTATCATAACCACAAGAAGAACCAAATGTTACCATTTTTGCATTTGAATATTTATTTTTCCAAGCATGTAACATTTCTGTGTTAATAGCACTATTGATTAAATATTGTTCACCTTGGTGAGTTTGACAATAACCTCCAGCTGCTGTTTTAACAGCTAAATGGATAATATAATCTATATTTTCAATTAACCAAATATCTGTAAAATCAGAAGAATTAAGGGCATAAACTGTATGTCCTTGTTCTTCTAAAGTAGGTACTAAATGTCTACCTACAAATCCACTAGCTCCTGTAACTATAATATTCATTAAAAATTTATTATTTCAGAACGTTTTCTTAATAAAGTTAATCCATTATTTACAGGAATAGTCATCCATTCCCATTTATCCGGATTTAATTCATTTACTGCTCTAAAAGGGCCACCTTCGTCCCATTCTGTTCCTTGTAAAGAAAGAGGTTGGAAATATTTTGGAGTACAATTGTTACCCATCAAATCATGTAATAAAATAAGAGTATTTTCATCTGAAAGTCTATCAATAAGTTCTAATTCTGTTTTTACGTGAGGATAAGTATGCCAATCATCTATGTAAATTATATCATAAATTTTATTAGCATTATATAAGTAATCAATAGCATCTGATAAATGGAATTTATAGTGGGGTTTTAGAATTTCAGGACAATCCCATTCTGTTGGTTCAATATCAACTGCTTCAACAACTCCACCAGTAATAGAAGCACCCATTGCTAAGGGGAGTGAAGTATCACCATATCTTACTCCTAATTCTAGAATGTTTTTTGCTCGTGTTTGCAATACTAAAGCAAATAAAGTCATCAAATGTTGGTCACTATCACCACATTTTGTATGACCAGTACCAGGTCCTCCAAACAATGTAGTTTGGAAAATTTGGTCGTATAATCTATTAAATTGTTGAAATTGAGTATTCATTATAAATTTGTAAAATTATTATTTGAGTTTTCAATAATAGGATATGCTTTAAGTAATTCAGCAATACCTTCTTCTAGTGTAAATTTAGGATACCAACCTAATGATTCTAATTTATCATTACTTACAATATAATTTCGTTTATCTGGATCTTCATTAATTTCACTTTCAGCAATATAAAATTCAGGAATAAATGTTTTAATAGTTTCGCATAATTCTTTTTTACTAATATTAGCTGAACTTAAACCTACATTAAATGCTTGGCCTTTCATTTTATTAAAATTCTGAATGGTAAATACAAATGTGTAAGCTATATCTCTAATGTGAATAAAATTACGTTTAAAGTGAGATTCAAATAATACAATATATTGATCTTTATATGCTTTGTACGTAAAATCATTTACTAATAAATCTAAACGCATACGAGAAGACATACCAAACACTGTAGCTAATCTTAGTGTAACCGCGTTTCCATTTTCTAATAATGATTTTTCAGCTTCGGTTTTAGTTACACCATAAAGTGAAATTGGATTTAAAGGTGTTTCTTCAGTACAGTGAATTCCATCTTGACCGATTCCATAACCACTATTTGTAGTTGGGAAAATAATTTTTTGATCAGGACGAGTTACTTTAGTTAACCACTGAATTGCTTCTTGGTTAGTTGCTACTGTAAGTTCAGGATATTTTTTACAAGCTGGCATTCCAACGATGCAAGCTAAAGGAATAATTACATCTGCTTCTTGTACTAATGGAAGCATTTTATCATAATCACGAACATCAAGTTTATGAAACTCGAATTCGTCTCTATGACAATATTGGGTTAATGTTGTTTGATTATACATTAAACTATCGACAGCAATAATTTTATCAAACATTTCATCATGGTTAGAAAATAGGTAATCAATTAATACTGAACCTATATAACCTGCAGCTCCGGTAATTAGTATTTTCATAGTAGGTTTGCGTTTTTATCTCGTGATGATAATATTGGGTTTATAATAGGCCAAGCTATATTTAACTTAGGGTCATCCCATCTAACAGTAAATTGAGCATCTGCTCCGGTATATAGAGTAGATTGTTTATATGAGAAAATACCAAATTCACTCATAACTAAATGTCCATTTGCAAATCCAGGAGGAATTAAAATTTGTTTTCTATTTTTATCATTAATAGGAAACATATCGTACTTAAGATAATTTTTACTATCAGTTCTCATATCAACAACTACCTGGAGTAATGAACCATAAAGACATTGTACTAGTTTCCAGGTTACATTGTCTCCGTGTAATCCTCTTAATGTATGTCTTACTGAGGTGCTAATATCGTCTTGTTTAAAATCGATATCTCCTAGGGATTTATAATATTCTTTGTTCCAAGTTTCAATATATTCTCCTCTATAATCATAGTGGATATCGGGTTGGATAATTGCTACCTCTGGGAGGGTTTTACTATAAGTGTATTTCATAATTCATTAATATTTACTTTTGCTGTTCCTTTTTTCTGTACTACTTGACTTGAGCATTGGTTTGCGAATTTAATAGCTTTAGTTATATCTAAACTTAAAGCATATTTGTATGTTAAACCTGCTATAAATGTATCTCCAGCTCCACTTGTATCTCTTACATCAACTTGTTTTACGGGGTATGTTTTGTTTTTATATCTTGCTCCTTTAGAACCTAAAGTTACAATTAATTTTTCATTTAAATGTGGTTGGATTGTATGTTTTGTTTTATTGTATTCCACATCATTAATTTTAATAAATGTAAAATCATCAGCAAATCCATTTAATTGTTTTTTAGTATCTAAAAAGGTAAGTGGGTGATTTCTAGAAATATATTTAATATCTTCTTCCAATAAAAATCCTTTACAATAATCACTTACAATTACTGCCTCATAATCATCCCATTTTATATTTTCTAAAACTGATTTTGAGATTCGTTGGATGTTAGTTGATTCTCCTTCGTCAATTCTAATAAACATGTGATTTGTTCTATCATCAACATAACGAATCTTTTTAATTAATTCTTCGTTAGTAATAAAATCAACATTTGCTTCTAATCCTTTCAAATTATCTACTACATTTCCTGCCATTCCTAAAGAACTAACTGTGCGAATAGGATTTAAAACAGGAACCGGAGCATCAGGACAAAAACGAGTTGATTTACAATAAACGTAAACATCAAAACAACTATCTCCTATAACTAAAAATTTCATATTAATTTAAATAAGGTTTATATAATTCTATAAATTTTAAAGTAGGTTCTACTTCTTTTGTAAACAATACAAGTCCGTATTTTATAAATCTATCGGGAATATGAGCATTTGGGATATAAACGTAAATAGGAATATCTTCACCACAACAAACAAAACATTTTTTATCAAAATCATAATATGAATTTTTGGTACAGATTCCATGGTTTGGAGTTATCTTCCAAGACATATCATAATTTAAGTAATATGCCCATTTATTAAAATATCCTAAAATTTTACCTTCAGTATCTAAAGAATGTTTTATATTAAAAGCCATACTCAAGTAATCCTCAAAAGGTGTTCCTGGATTTCCTTGCCATCCTAAATCTATAATTTGTTCATAATAATCTAAAGGATAATGATTATCAATAAAATACTTACTATAAATGTTTAATGTAGTAAGTGAATGATATTTAGGTAAATTTACATAGTTAGTATAAAGAAAATGACCTTTTGTAATCCAATCTACAATTAATAAATGTTTATCTTTTGTTTCCATTTCCTTAATTAAATTTAAGAATTTGGATTCATCGTAAAACATATTATCACCTTCTACATTTATTAAATAATCATATTGTTTAAAAGTATTAATATATTTTATACCTTCATTAACATTATACAAGGTTCCTTTATGGTAACCCCTATCTTCTTCAACAAAAAAGAAATCAAAAATATGTTTTGGAAAATTTAAATCACAATAACGTTTAATTTCATTGATATTTTCTTTATGGGCACTTGTAATAACAAATTCAGTATTTTTATTACAATCCCACTGAGTGATTGTGTCCAGATGAAATTTTAAATGTTCTAACTGGTTGTGAAAAGTAATATTAAAAACTAATTTTTTATCCATATTACCAACTAATTTCCCAATCTTTAAAATCAGCAGCTAAACAATCAATCTTATAATCTTTACGTCCTCCTACTACTTCTTGAATACGGTTTTTTGCTACGTTGCGGATACCATTTAAACCATGCGTTAATTCCAGGTTATTACCGTCTTTAATACCCTTACGATAATTAGATTCATTATGCCATATATGTAAATTCATTTGCGCTAATACAACTATAGCACGGATAGTTTCGGCTGTGATGATACCCTCTTGTTCATCCAATAGCAATTGAATATCGTGAACAATATCCGCTATTTCCTGAGAGTATTCTTCTTTATGTTCTGAAATGAATACTTCTTTGAGTTGAACAATAGACAATCTATCTACTAATTCGCTAAGGGTTGGTAGGTATTTTCTTTTCATTTTAAATTAAAGGTATTTGTGTGTATTCAGTATGTGGGAAACTTTCTCCCGAGGTATATTTTTCAAAAGCTAAGTTAGTATCATATTCTAATGAATGTGGAATTTTAGAATATAATTCAGGACTTTTAGGTGGTTTTGTATGAATCATTTTTATGGCATCTATAATAGCTACTTTATCTTTAGGATTACCTAACAAGTAAGGCCATACTCCATCCAAACCCCAAGATGAATAATTAACATCAAATGTTTCTTTTAATTTTAATAATGTATCTAAATTCATTAATGGAGCCATTACTTCAACAAAGTTGGTATAACGTAATAAAGAATTTTCTCGAGGCAAAGTTATATTATGAGAAGCATAACCTAAAAGAGCAGGTTGACACAACCAAAGAGAATATTTTTTAGCTATTTCAAATAATTCGTTAATACTTTTAGTATCTATACTTAAATCATCATCCGGGAGCCAGATATATTCAAATTGAGATACCCATTCTAAATTATCTTCAATAAAGGATTTAATTAACCACCATTTAAAACCTTTAGAGGCATAAACGTGAGGAGTATGTTTTGTAAAAGATTTAGCTACTTCAATATCATCTCCATAGTAAAGCAAAACCAACTCAAAGTTTGATTCTCCATTTAACCATTCAAGATAAAGAGATTTATCACCAGCAGGTGCAATAACTAAATTCATACTTTATATTTACTTCTTCCATTTTGTTCAATTTTATCATATAAGTCGTTTTGTTCAACTTGCCTATCTAATTGTTTAGGATGAATTATACAAAATAACTCTTCAGCAGGTAAGAAAACATATGTTTTATGTCCTTCAATTTTACTATGAAGCAAACCATCCCATTTTACCCAATCACAATTTCTATAAAGACGCATTTGCCAATCAGGAAAGTTAACCCATCCTTTTTCATTTACATTCCATCTCCATTTTTGAATATATTCAGGAGTTAATCCTTCTACTGTATTGATACGAGGCATAATAAACAAATCTGTTTCTTGATTTTCCTCCAATAATTCAGGAAGCATTTCTAAAAACTCAGGTTTAACTAATTCATCAGCATCAAGTTGAAGAATATAATCTCCACTACATAAACTATTTAAATAATTCTTTTGAGTATGGTCGCCATCAAAAGTTCTATATTCAAGTTTAATTAAATCTTTAAGATCGTTTAATATAAACTTGGTTTTTTCATCAGTAGAGTAATCGTCAACTACAACAATTTCGTCTATATCACGCTTATATGTGGTTAATAACGTAAGTAATTCGGCAATGTACTCACCTTCATTGTGAGTTAAAATAGCATAACTAATCTTCATATAAAAATTTATTTAATTTTGAAACATTCATATTTACATCTAGCGGGACTCTAATATCATTGTTAAGTATAGGTTTAACATTTGGATTTGTCTCTCTTGCTAAACGATACATACTTTTAAACTTAGTACCAACATTAAAGATACCTTTAGCATCTTTTTTTATCAATTTGATATAAAAATCAACAATTACATTAATATAATCAAAATTACCTAAGTGATTTGTCCAAGCACCCTCATAAGGGAATGGAGTAGGTTTATGAGTTCCTCGTAAAATTAAATAATTTTTACCTTTTAACTCAATATAACCATCAGCTAGTAATTTTGTATAAGCATAGTAAGTTGATTGATGTACCGGTACTCCTTCTTCATCTGGAGTTCCAATTGAATTAGCATAGACATAATCAGTTGAAACATGAACTAGTTTTTTATAATGATTATTACAATAATCCATTAATTCAACAACTGCTTTATAATTAGTATCCCAATGTTTAGTTTTATTATTATCGTAAGTATTAGTGTAAGCTATACAATTAATAATAGTATCATAAGGAAGTAATTTATGGGCCCAAGTAGTAATATCAGTTAAATCAATGCCATTAACAGAGCGGGATAAAATATCCCACCCTGTTTGTTTGGCTAATTCATTACCTAGTATTCCATTTCCTAAAATTACTGCTTTCATTAAGCAAAGAATTCCTTGATTTTATCACAAACGTAATCTACATCTTCAATAGTCATTCCATGGTGTGCACCTAATAAGAAGCCATTTTTCATAATAGTATCAGCATTTTTAAAATCTTGTAAGAATTCTCTATAAGCTGGGTGGCGAGTTACGTTACCCGCAAATGTAACACGGGTTTGAATGTTGTTATTTTCTAGGAAAGTAAGCAATTCAAAACGACGTTCTGTTTGAAGAGGAATAGCTAACCAATTTGGTTTAATTGAATCATCTGGTAGAATCAAATCGCCTACACCTTGAAGATTTTCAATGTAACGTTCAATATTTGCTCTACGAATTTGTTCAAATTTTTCAAAGCGATGAAGTTGAACCAAACCAAAAGCAGCATTCATTTCACTCGCTTTCATATGATATCCTAGAACTGAGTATAAGAATTTATGATCGTAAGGAATACCATCTACTATATGATTAAAACGATCATCCATGATTTCTGAATCATCACCTAAACGACCCCAATCACGATATTGTAATGCTAAAGCAACATGCTTTTTATCATTAAACATTACCATTCCTCCTACCCCACCAGCTGTAATTACATGTGAGGCATAAAAGCTAGTTGTAGCAACATCTGATTCTTGAGTCTCTGTAATTGTATCAGCTGAATCTTCAATCAAGATAATATCAGTTCTACCTAATAATTTAATTTCTTGTTTCAAACGTTTCCAATCTGGTTTATTACCAATTAAGTTAGGTAACATAATTGCTTTTACGTCTGGAGTTATAGCTGCTACTACTTGGTCAATATTAGCTACATAGTCATCTAATCCTACATCTACAAATACTGGTTTGTAACCAAGTTGAAGGATAGGAGCTAATGTTGTTGAAAATGTACAGGATGGAGTAATAATTTTACACCCTTTAGGTAAATTTAAAGCAGCAATAGCTAATAAACATGCAGATGAACCTGAGTTGACAAATATACCATATTTTTTACCAAATCGCTTAGCAATTTTTTCTTCAAATTCAACTGATTTAGGACCTTGTCCACCTAACCATCCTGAACGGAGTGATTCTTCTACAGCTTTGATTTCTTCTTCCCCATAAGATTCAAATTTATAAGGGGCGTACCATATTTTTTTCATATTATTATATTTTATTCCGGTAAAACTCCAATGTACGAAAGAGCATCTATAAAATCACGTTCAACAAAGTTTTTTATAGTAGTCATATCCATTCTCCATTCATAAAATTCTCCTTTTTTACCAGGAATAGGATATTTTTCTTTTTCTTCTTCACTAACAGGAACAGCTTTTACTGCTGACCATCCCCAATTTCTTGAATCAGACCCATTAGCAAAAATCATACCTTGTTGAGGTAAATTTATAGTTGAGGGCATCCAAATTTTACCATCTTGGTCTTCAACCATTAAGTCTTTATAGAGTTCAGGTAAAATATTTATTTGTTCTTCATAAAATGATTCTCCTACTTTCATTAATGAATTAGTTTGAAAACCGCATCCATAACAAAAATAAGTTTTAATATCCTGATTTACTTCATCTATATAACAAGCATCAGAACCACAACGAGTGCAATTAATTAGGTTATCCATTTATTTTTTCTAATTTAGGTAATTCAATTTTTTTCATTGAAGGCATTTTTAATTTTACTTCAGCAGGAAATTCAGGAACATTTTTTGTTAAAAAATCAGCTAATTTTTCCTTCATTTTATCCCAACTAAAGTTTGTTTTGCTATAAAATGCTTGACGTTTAGCTCCATCAGTATAGTTTTTATAGTTTTCAAAAACATCTTTTAAGAAATGTCCAATTTGTCCGTGGTCGGGAGATAACCATTGGCTTTCAGCTAACAACCATTGATTAACAGAACTTGGATGAACATTAGTTAATTGACCTCCAATCAAAGTAGTAAATTCAGGATTAAGAAAATCCATTTGTCCCGACCAACCTGTAGTAATTAATGGTTTTTTATTTAAAGTAAATTCAAGTAATGGGCGTCCAAAACCTTCACCTTTAGTTAAACTAATCATCGCTTTTACCTTAGAATGGTTATAAAGTGAATTCATTTCTTCATCTGTAAATTCACCATGAAGTAAATAAACATTAGGAAGATTTTTAGAATTTACTGTTTTACGGATTTGTCTAATTTTTTTAAGAATTTCTTCTCTGTCAACATATGAAGAACCAGCTTGAGATGTTTTTAAAATAAGTGCTGGTTTGTTAGTTTTGTTTTTAAATGTTTCATAAAACGCTTTAATTAACAAACCTACATTTTTTCGATCTTCACCTAAATCTCCATTAATCCAATGACCAACAAATAAATAAGCAAATTTTTCAGGAATATTAAAATCAATTAAACAAGGTCTATCATCTGGTTTGTAGATATTAATATTTGCTCCTTCAAATAATACTTCAATAGGTTTTTCTAATTTAACATTACCTTCTAAAGCATTAGTATGTTTATTTCTTTTTTCAAAAGTTGTTTCTTGGAATACTTTTTTCGAATGTTCTGAGGATACAAAGTTGATATCCATTCTATTCATTCCTTCAATCCAATCTCCAGCACACAACGTAGTTTCAATACCAGCAGTAAATCCAATATTGTATTTTCCAACAGGTTGGAATTCATTTGGGATGGTTACTTGAGCCCAAATTTCTGGTTGTTTGGGAAGTTGATTGTTTGGTAATGTTAAATCATAAAGGAACTTCCATTCAGGATTATCTTTACAAAATCCAAATGGTGTAATACCCCATCTCTGAGATAGTAGTCTTACATTATATTTGTCAGTTTCGACAATAGCTTTAATCAAATCTCTAGAACGAGCACCATAACCACTGTATGTGTCGAAAGGAGAACTTATTACAAATAACGGTTTCATATTAATATAACAATTCGTGTTTAACAATTCTATCTTCTACTTCATTTACATTAATGAACTCAAATTTTTCTCTTGGAGTCCAATTTTCAAATAAAGTATCAAATGCTTCAATAACTCTTTCAGCTTGTTTAGTCATGGTAAATCCGGCTTCGTTTAAAGCCCATTCACGACCAGCCAAACCAGCTTCTTTTCTGTCTTTGCTTCCTAAATTATAAACATTCATAATTTGTTCAGCTGCATCTTCGGATCGGCATCTATCATCCCAAATATAAGGTGTTTGAGGAGAACCCTGAATTGAACGATTAGTAGGGAATACTGGGAAAGCCCATTTACCATGTTTTTTATATCGTCCAGTATGGTTTGAAGGAATTTCAGGTGATGGAGTAAACCAATTACCTTCTTCATCTTCAAAACGCATTTGGTCTTGCATACCTCCTGTTACATTAGCAATTATTGGATTACCACATAAAATAGCTTCTGTAATGCTTAATCCCCAACCCTCATTAGATGTTAAAAGAATTTGACAATCAGTACTATTATAAAGTAAACTCATTTCGTATGTGTTAAATACTTTATTAGTAAAAATTACATTATACTGATCTCCATTTAAGAATAATTCTTGAATGGCTAACAAATCCGTTCCATGTTCTGTTACTAATTCGGTATGAAGAACTAAAGCACATTTTTTAGCTTTTTCAACAGGTAATTTATCAATAAAGTACTTGTAAGCTAACATTGTATCAGGAATTTGTTTACGGCGAATATTTCTAGAATTAAAAAATAAAACAAAATCATATTCTTTACCACCAAACAAATTTTTCTTAAATTCCTGTAAATGATTCCATTTTTCTGTATTTTCAGAAGTAATGGGAGACATAATATCACTATTCAAACCATGAGGAACATAACGTAAAATTTTATTTTTCGATTTATTCCCTAAAACAATTTGATTAATATTTACAGTTTGTTTAGAGATACCCATCAACAAATCACACGCTTCATAAAATGCTTTATTATACAAAGGTGCTGGATAATCATCCCAAATGTTAAGATAAGTAATAGGAATATTTTTACGGATTTCATTTTCCATCATGAATAACCAAACAAAATAACGTGGGTCTGTAACCAACATTATAGCATCTGGTTTTTCAATATCAATAAGTTGACGGATTAAATCTGGTCCTCCATATTCGTGAACAGGATATACAATTACTGAAGAATCAGTAATTCCAAGTTGTTCATTGGTTGATTGAGATAAATCAAATCGTTTACCAGCATCTGGATGTTTAATAGAACCTCCAACATTTACCCAATTAAAGTGATGGGCGGTGTGAATTACAATTTCCCTAGAAACAGTAGCTACGCCTGAGTGTGCTCTGATATCGTCTGTAATAAGTAAAATTTTTTTACGCTGCTCTGGTGGCAGATAAGCAAAACTATTGTTCATATAACTTTTTTAAATTTTTATTAAATGTCTAAATTGTTGTGGTTGTGTACTTTTTTTCTAAAATCTTCATCAGTAAGATACAAATGAATAGTGCGATCAGCAAGTTTTTGTAGAGAAAATTTATACTTAACACAAGCAATTTTAAAGTTGTCAAACAAGTCGCTTTTAACTTTTACGCTTGTTAACGTCATATCTTTTTTTTCCATAGCTTTTATTAATTAATTATCGTATATAAATATATTAGGATTCTTCTAAAACACTTCTTTATCACAAAGTTCTTTATTATCTTTAAAAGGACAAAATCTACAATTATAAGCTGAGGGTTGTGGTTGATGGTTTCTAGAATTGTGAGAACCGTCTGTATTAAATGCTTCTCCTATAAACTCATTAATAGCATTATATGCTTTGTTTAATTTTACTTTACCTGAAGCTGGTTTAAATTCTTGTATCCTACCAATATTAAATTCTGAGTTTTCCCAAATTTTTCTTCGTACAATAAAGAACTCTACATCAATATCTTCAATGGGAATGTTAAATTGTTGGCTAAAGAATTTTTTATAAAGAACAAGTTGAAATTGTTTTATTTCATCTTTTTTTTCTTTATCAGTCCATCCTCTAGTTGAGGTTTTAATATCTAGAATTTTTATTTTATTTAGAGTTTCATTGTATAAAACAACATCTAAATAACCTTTATATAAAATATTTGAATATTTAGGATTTGGAGTAACTACAAGTGGTAATTCACATCCTACTAAGTGCCAACCTCTTTTACCAAAATAACCGCTTCGTTTTTTCTTTACAAAATCTAAAATAGCTAATCCATCTTCAAAAAATTCATTCATTTCGACTGAATTGCTAAAGTGGGTATTTTTATTAGATTTGTAATCTTTTAGATAAGTTTCTCTAAATCGTTCTTCAAAATATTCTTTTAAATCAATTCTATCAGCAGCAGCACCACTAACTTCGTATATAGTTGTTATATAATGTTGTAAAGTTTCGTGTAATGCCGTACCGAAAGTCATGTGAATTGATGATTCAGACGTGTAAAAACCATCTCTATATTGTAAAGCCCATTTACGTGGACACGATTGAAATACAGAAAATTGGCTATATGAAATCGCCTTTTCAAAGGCATAATTCATTTCTCGTAAAGGTTGATTCTTAATCTGCTTTACAATTTGAGGGACTTTTTTCTTTTTAGCCAAAACTTTATTTTTTCCACTTACCTTTCATTACTAACATAGCAATAATACCATAATTAGCAATATCAAGAAAGCTATCAATCATTGGTTCATCTTCAACGTAATTTTTTCCTTTACGTTTTAGTAAATTTTTTAAACGATTGATTTTATCATTAACACGAAGCCAAATCCCTGTTAGAGATAACTCAATATCTTCTGGTTCTTCTAGATTTGTACCTAAAGCAATATTTGAAAGTCCATAATCCATCATTTTTCTAGCAAACAAAATATATTGTTCATCTTGGGTTTCTTTCCAAGCTTGTGCTAGTGTTGGGTATGTTTTTTCAAAATCAGCAACAGCTTTACTGCCTCCTGTGTGATCGTGATCTTTTTTAGTAGTCATAACTTAAATAATTTTTTTGTCTAATGGAAAATATAAATTTAAAATTTCAATCTGATCTTGATATTCAGCAATAGCTTTAAGTTCAATTTCTATTGCTTCAATAATATCTGAATGTTCTCCGATTCCAACTGGTTGGTGGAGATAAACTTCAATATTCGCTTTGTGTTTTGCGATGTGTCCTTCAGCATGTTTGTATACTGCTGATAGGATTGTATTTCTCATATTCATAACTTTGCTTGTTTAATTAATTTTTCAGTTTCTTTTTCGTTTATTCCCATTTCCCAAAGTATACCTCTTACACCAGCTTCACGAATAATATCAATATATTCTTCTGCTTCTCCTAGACTACATTGATAATAGTCAGCTACATATTTTAATAGGTTATCGTAAGTGTTTTTCTTTTGATTTTTTACATACTTAAGGAAGATTTTTTTCTTGGGAATCATGGAGCGATAAGTGTTATAAATTAATTTTTTTTCAGTAAGAGGGAATTTTTGGACGACATTTGTTATATCAATATATCCCTCATACATACTTAAAAATCTATGAACCATGTAAGAATTGAACGATTCTTGTTGATCTTCTGTGAAATCTTCCCAAGATTTTTTATCGTAGGTGATTTGATTTAACCAATCAAATATTGTCATTTTCAAATTCTTCTCTTAATTCCTTAGGAAGCAATTCTACTAATACTTTACCTGTAACTACATCAAAGAAACATGGTACTGGGATAATTCCATCTTCAGAAGTACCAGTTACAAAACGAGATACTTTACGAAGGATTACACCTTCTTGAAATACAGCATTGCCTTCAGGTGACAATACAGGGCGAGTGTTCTTAATATCAATATTAAGATTCATTTGTTGTTGTTTGCTCATTTTTATATTTTTTATAATCTAAGTAAAATCCTATTGCTACAATAATATTCATACCAAATGACATAAGGATTTCATGTATGTCTTGGTATACATTCATAGTTAAATGAACATGTCCTATCATCCAAAAAGGTACGGACAAGTTACTGGATATCCAAGTTAAAAGATATACTATAAAATGTTTCATAACTTTGATGTTGGAATTTTATATTTATTTTTTACTTGTTCTGAAATAGGAATTGGGGATCCATCTTCATCTATTCTAACAAATGTAATTCCTGTATGTAAAACTACTAATTCTTCAGATGTGTATACATTATATGATCTAGCTTCAAGATTTAAAGCAATTGAAGTGTTTCCTATTTTTGTTACTTCACCATAAATTTTAACTAACGATCCTTCTTTAGCTGGTTTTTTAAAGATGCATTGCTCAATTGAAATTGTAACCATTCTACGATTATGACAAACTTCCATTGCATAAGCAGCAGCTGCAGCATCAATCCAAGCCATTAATTTTCCTCCAAATAAATTTCCGTGAAAACCTAAGTCAGATTTTTTAACGGGATGTGTTGCTAGAAGAGTCATCATAGTAATTTAGGTTTAGCTAATTCAATCAAACGTGAAATCAAAGCCATACAATTGATTTCTTTATCAATACGAAATTGTGATTGATAAGAATATTCGTTTATATAAATAGCTACCATACCTTCATTACCTGGGGCGAATTCACTTGCTGAATCGTATAAAAACTTATATAACTCGTCAAAATCGCTAGAATTTGAATCAGCAATAATTTGTCGAATATTTCTCCAGTTAGGTGATTTTTGTTGTAATTCTTTCAATACCTGATTTATATAACTATTTGAAACAAGTATTGATTTATCAATTACAATCTTGTTATCCTTAACACTCATTTGAAGTGTGTTAAGCATTTTACGAAGATCAGGGTAAAACTGATTTACAACAATTTTTAAATTATCAATTTCGTATTCAACTTCTTCTTGTTCTAAAATACTAGCAACGTGTTTTGCAATATCAGATTTTGAAGGAGGTACAATTTTAAGTACTTGACAACGTGATTGAAGAGGATCAATAATACGTTCAACAAAATTACAAGTTAAAATAAAACGTGTTGTGCGTGAAAACGTTTCAATTATGTTTCGGAGCGATGCTTGCGCTTGGATTGTGAGAAAATCTGCTTCATCCAAGATAATAACTTTGAGTGATTTGAAGGAAGCCACTGATGCGAAACCTTGTACTTTATCTCTAATAGTTTCAATACCACGCTCGTCGGAAGCGTTAATATAGAGATAATCGCAATCAAGATTATTAACAATGAGCTTAGCAAGAGTAGTTTTACCAGTGCCAGCTGGGCCAAAGAAAATAAAATGCTGAATGTCATTTTGATCTAGGTATTGTTGAATAGTTTTTTTAATATTTTCATTCCCCACATAATCATTCAGTGTTGCTGAACGATGTTTCTCAACCCATAATGTATGTTGTTTTTTACTCGAGTTCACCATAAATGTTATATTTCTTTGGTTCTGGTTCTTTAATTTCTACTTCATTGTTGAAGATACCATAAAGTTTTCCATCAACCAAATCTAAACGAAATGCTTTAGGTTTTATAACTACGGCTTGATAATAAGCTTCTAATGCTTCTGTTAAACCATCTTGAACAGCCTTAACATGCATTACTTGCCAACGATCACCAGGAGGAACACGTTGAGCAAATTCAATTAATTTTTCTTGGATTTCTGTTTTCATAACTTAATTTGTTGATTTAAGTAAGGCAGTATCGACTCATAAGAATAATTTATAGTACCTTTACCTGGGTGTTTAAGACCAAAATATATGGAGTGTTTTGGAGAAATTGCTAGAGGAACAAAATATACATTTGTTATTTCTAATACTTCATCTCCAATTTTAATAAATTTTCCTATGAGAGATACTGCATCTTGCATTTTACTTAAATTTAAAACATTCCTCCCATCCCTGCCATAGGATCAGCTTCTTTGTTTTCCTCAGGTTTATCTACAACAACTGCTTCTGTTAGCAAAATAGTACCTGCTACTGAAGCTGCATTTTCAAGGGCTGTACGAGTTACTTTAGCTGGATCAATGATACCTTCTTCACTCATATTTACAAATTCATCAGTTCTCAAATTGTAACCAATCCAATAATCTGCTGTTCGAACTTCATTCATTGCATGGTAAATATATTCTTGATCAATACCAGCATTTGCAAGAATTTTCTTAAATGGAGCAGCACATGCTTTATAAACAATATCAGCACCTACAGTTATACGTTCGATACTTTCACGAGCGTGTAACAAAGCAGCACCACCACCAGGTACGATACCTTCTTCTAGAGCAGCTTTAGTAGCTTGAAGTGCATCATCTACACGATCTTTCTTCTCACGCATTTCAGATTCAGTAAATCCACCTACGTGTACAATTGCTACACCACCAATAAATTTAGCTAAACGTTCTTGTAATTTTTCTTTTTCGTATGGTGAAGTTGATTTTTCAATTTGTGTTTGAAGTTCTTCAATTCGATTTGTAATTTTATCTGAATCACCTTTACCATCAACGATAGTTGTAGTATCTTTACCTACAGTAACTACTCGAGCTTCACCAAACCAATCCCAAGAGAATTTATCAAGTTTCATACCTTTTTCAGTACTGAATACTTGACCACCTGTTAGGATAGCAATATCTTCAAGAATTAATTTACGACGATCTCCGAAATCTGGGGCTTTAACAGCAACTACCTTCAAAATACCACGAGCTTTGTTTACAATCAAAGTAGCAAGTGCTTCACCTTCAATATCTTCAGCAATAATCAACAATGATTTATTTTGATTAGATACTGCTTCTAGAATAGGCAATAATTCTTTTACTTGAGTAAATTTCTTATCAGCAATCAAAATCAAAGTATCCTGAACACTAGTGGTCATTGAGTTATTATCTGTTACAAAATAAGGTGATTTGTAACCACGATCAAACTGCATACCTTCTACTGTTTCAAGATATGTTTCACCATTTTTAGATTCTTCAATAAATACAACACCTTCACGACCTACTTTCTGCATTGCAGTAGCAATTAATTCACCTACTTCAGGATCATTATTTGCTGAAATAGTAGCAATTTGTTTAAGTTGGTCTTCGTTTGAAATATCTGTTTTGATTTCCGTACGAATAGCATCAAGAACCTGTTTTACAGCAGTATCAATTTCACGTTTTAATTGAACTGCGTTTCTATCATTACTCAATTCTTTAAGACCTTGAGTTACAATTTCTTGAGCCAACAAAGTAGAAGTTGTGGTACCATCACCAGCATTGTCTGCTGTTTTAATAGCTGCTTGTTTTACTAGTTGTACACCTAATTCTTCAATTGGATCTTCTAGTGTAATAGATTTTGCTACTGTTACACCATCTTTTGTACTTTGAGGAATACCCCCATTTGCAATAACCACATTACGTCCATTAGGACCAAGGGTTGATGTTACAGCATTTGCTAATTTATCGATACCCGAAGACAATTTCTTACGTGCATCTGGACCAAATTCAATAATTTTACTCATTTTTTATTTATTTACTTTTGCTAAAACTTGATTTTCAGGACCAATCCAGTATTCATCACCTTCATATTCCAGTTTACTAAATCCCATAGTAGGTAATACTACTACATCACCAACTTTAAGAACAGTTTCAATATAAGCTCCAGTTACTGACCAGTAACCAGCACCTACTGCTACTACTTCTCCAAGTTTGTTTTTTTCATTTCCCAAATCGGGAACGATAATACCTCCATGTGAGGTTTCTTCTGCTTCAATGGGTTTTACAATAACCGCATTATAAATTGCTTCTAGTGCCATAATTTAAATTCCAACGTTAGTTAATTTTTCAATTTCTTTTGTTACTTGATTAAACATTTCAATATATTCTTGAATAGAATTATAATTTTTCTTATCATCTACTTTATTCTTAGCAATTGATTTAAGACAACTTCCAAAACTACTGTAATGACCTAATGCTTTAGTATAATCCTTACCAGGTTTATTACCCTCAGTATATTTGGTGTCTGGGGTGATTGTTTGGTAAACAGTGTAGCAGTAGGAATCCTTGCCTATAAAATAAGGTTCAATTTTGGGATCTCGAATAACTGTGAGAGATGAAAATTCTTCTTTTTTGTCCATAACTTTTTTTATTTCCGTTAATATACGAACTTTTTTTAACAAAACCAAGCTTTAGGGAGCTTTTTATTATTTTATTTTAAGGGATTTTGGTTTTGCTTCTTCAGCAAATGGGATTCGAATTGCGAGTAATCCATTTTCCATCATTGCCTCTGATTTTAATAAATCAAATTTAGAAGCGATTTTATAACCTAAATTAAATGAACGCTTAGCTACACCTTTATGGATGTAATTACGTTCAACATATTCCCCAGTTTCTTTATTATAAGAAATTCTAAGGATGTCCCCTTCGATATTGATTTCAACATCGTCTTTAGAAAGACCAGTACAAGCAACTTCAAAATGAAGTCCATGTTGGGTTTCAAAAATATCTACGGGGTGGGTAATTTTAGCTTGTGCAGCTGGTTGGAAGTCTAATTCAGACTTGAAAAAATCTCTAAACAAGAGATCAAAAGGTGAAATGTAATTTTCTCTAAATAATGTACTCATATCATTTTAAATTTATGCTGTCCGAAGATCAGCGGGTTAAACATTAACAAAACTTGCTCCCTAAAGTTGTGGTTTTGTCTATTATACATATATCAAAATTCAATTTTGATCCATTTTTGTTCACTATTTAGTTTAAAAGAACCAATATATTCCATATTCCATTCATTTGGTGCTATTAAAGATAAAAAAGGATTTCCATCTCTACCAACATACAAGTGATATACTCCACCAATTATAGGTTCATATGCAAATTTAGCTTGATAAACTAATTCATTCCATTTATATTCTTCTACTAATTTTAAGTATTCTTCTTTTAATTCTAAAAATTTAGTTTCGAGTTGTTTGTTTACCTTATTTACTCCTCTAAGCTTCCAATCATCAATATTATCTGGGCGAATAGCAGGTGCTCCTATATTACTAGCATAAGGTAAAAGTCCTGGGTTATCTGATACATTGTCTGGTTTTTTCATTAGATTTCTTTTGACACAAGGTAATAAGTACTTTTTAAATTCTCGTTTTCAAATTCTAACTTCATAATGCCTTCTAAGTTAATACTAATATTACCTCCAGCCATATCTTTATTACAATACATGATTTCTTTAATCATATTTGAATTATAATGTTCTTTAAAGTCATCTGGTAAATCAGTTGTTTCAGCACCTGGAATGTAAAATGAAACTTTATTAGCATGTTCTACGTTACCACCAAACTGCATTTCAATTTGAAATTCACCATCTGCATTTTCAAATGGTTTAATAACTACGGTTTCGCTTTCAGCTAATGCTCCTTTAGCTTTTACAATAGCATTAATACTTTCATTATCAAGTGGAGCTTCAATATTCCAGGACATTTCACCTGTTATTTCTCCAGCTTTAGGAATAATCATAGCATCTGCTAGAGCATAATTAAGTGTAAACTGATTATCAGCAATGATTAATTTGGTAATATACTTATTAATTTTTTCATATTTTAAGTCTAAATAACCATTTGTAATACCAATTAATTTATTCAATTGAGTAGTATTGCTGATTGCAATAGTTGAATCTTCAAGAGGCATACCTTTAAATTCAACACGACCAATCATTTCTTTAGTTGGTGCATTAAATTTAATAACCATATTTTCATCTTGAATATCCCATTTAACAGCTTCAACCATACCATTTAGGTAATATTTTGAAATAACTGATGTAAGGTCTAATTTATTAATCATAACTTATTCGAATGTAAAGAATTTATTAACTTTTTTATTAAGTACAGGCATACCCCATTTAAGATCTTTATAAATGCCTTCTAATTTATTTTTCATAACTGAATCAAATAATCCATCTCTGTCAATATATTTTTCTATGAATTCCATAATTTCTGGAGGATCATTATATCCGTTAAAACCAATCACATCGATACGATACGGATTTTCTTTCAGGTATCCAATATACATTTTATCTCCTATTTGAAAAGTTGGATGTTTTTTATCTAATCCTTTAAAACGCAATAAATCATTGTAATAAATTGCTGCTTTAGTATTAATAGGACATTTTAAACCTAATTTACTAAATATTTCACCAGCTGTAGGACCTGAAGCGATATATTCACTCATTTTCTTTAATCCTGTAGGTTTTAAAATTTGTTCCCAACCTACTGTTCTAAGTGATTCTCTAAATTCAAGGACTTGCTTATCAATACTAGCTTTAGAAGTACCGAACATAATTTCATTTAAAATATGTTCACCAAACTTTCTAAATAGTGGAGGAAAATTTGATTTCATCAAATCTAAACCCTTCATATCTAGTTCATCTGTTGGTACACCTTCTTTATTTACAATATGCATTGCATATCTACGTTTACCCGCAAAATAACCTCTATCAAGTACAACCTCCTGTTTTAACTCAAAATAATGTGGTTCATCAGGATATTTAACATTAAATAACTCTTGTACTAAAACATGTAAATGATCATTTGCTAATTTTTGAATTTCGGTAGCAACTTTAAGTACTGCTTTTACAATTTCATCTTGTGTACCATCTGCTAATTCAGGATTACGTTGTAATATTAGTTCTTTAGTTTGAATAAACAGTGAATCGGTATCTGATGTAACAATGTAATCTTTATCTTTAGTACCTAATTCTTCATTCATCCATTTATTAACAAACTTAATAGACTCTTGAGTTAATCTTTGACCAGTAAGAGTAATAGCTTTACTAATAAATTTATGTCCATCAGTGTATCTCCAACCATTGATAGCAAATACCCCGTAAACATCATTTAATTTAATCTTATACGCGTGTTGACGTTTATTATAAAACTCTCCCATAACAGGGTCGTTGTCGATTTTATATGCTTTTTTCATCAACGCCTTATATTCTTGACGTTTAGCAAACCAGTCTGCTAGAATTTCACACACAACACTTGATTTATCTTTACGGAATATTACTCCAGGAGCTGAAATTAGTAAATTTCCTTCTTTAATAAGTTCTATAATGTCTTTTACTTTTACTTCAGAACGAACCAATGATCTATCTTTTTTAACTTTTTCAATTTCGATAATTTTATTAGGATCCATTGCCTTAAGTTCACGTAAAGACCATTGATTATCAAATTTATCTCGGTTTACAACGCGTCCTACTAGTGTTTCAATACCCATATTAAGTGAGCGAATGATTGAGGGATACAACGAAGTAAAATCGAGGTCAATAACCCATTCATACAAACCAGGTACTGGATCTTTTAAATAACCCCCAGCATATTCTTCCTTAATTTCTTTAAGTGCAGGATTATATGTGGTTGGTTTATTAGGAGATACAATACCTTTACGTTTTAGATAAGTTAAAATAGCTCCATCATTTAACACAGTTGAATAATAGATTGATTCATAAGTTGTATGACACAAATGAGCAATTGTAACTGTTAATTCAATGAATTTAAGTGATTTTTCTAATTCAACAATAATTTCAACGTCTCGAAGGTTATATTCAATAAATTTTTCTATATCTTCCTGGAATAGTCTATCGAGTGAACCTTTGTAATCAATTTTACCTAATTTAACATATTTTTCTCCGATATTACCTAAAGCATAACTTGATTCTTGTTTAGTAATAAACTTTTTAAACAAATTCATGTAATCTAAGTGATTAATACCACCTACAACTACAAAATCAGTCATTACCCCCGCATCAAACATTGCTGTAGATTTTACCTTACGAATAGGAGATAAATACTGAGCAATATCTTCACTTAATACTTTAGAAATACGATAATACAAATAAGGAATATCAAAGAATTCACTATTCCATCCTGAAATGATAGTAGGATCTAATTTAATCCATAAATCAAGAAATCCATTGAGCAAATCTTTTTCTGTAGGGTAAGGAATCACCTCTTTACCTTCAGATTTGGCTTCAGACATTTTACCTACTTCATCTAATAATAAACAGTAATATTTTTTACTATTATTATCGTACAAAGCAACAGATGTAATTTTACCTTTAGGGTCTTTAATATTTTCAGGTGTAAGTGCTCCAGCAATCTCACACTCAATATCGAGATAAACTAAATTATGGTATGAAGGTGTTTCATCAGACTCGTGATATAAATCTACTAACACACGAGTGTTCTTATCTACATCTTTTTCATAAAATCTAGAATCTTTCCAATCAATCTTTTTGATTGGTGATACACGAATACCATCAAGAGTTTCCAATTCACCATCTGGATCAGCAACATAGCAGGTTGGCTGGTAATTAAATACCTTCCAACCTCGCTTATCATCTCTTAAGTAGTACTGGTATTCCTCTCTATCGTAATAGATGGATTGATACATTATTTAAAAAACTGCTTAAGATTAGGTTTAAAGTAATTGATAGACTTCATTACTTTACGGTCTCTAGTACGATATACAACATACTTGTCAGCAACCTGTTCATAGTGACATCCTTCGCCTTGCTCTCGGGAACGTAAGTCAACAGTCGCTTGTGCCTCTTCTTGTGTAGAACAAGCTTTTGATAAATTTGATGCCTGTACTTCCATATAAGCGGGCCAAACTTTATCCTTAAGACCATGAAGCATAGCACCGTTCCCAAGGGATACATAAGTAATATCACACAACGCATCCAAAACTTCCACGATGTCCCCACGTTCGCAAGCTTGTTTATATTCTTCAAGTTCTTCGAGAATGAAGTTATAAACAAATTCCCATTCAGCTCTATTTTCTGGAATTGTTGGTTCATAGTTATTGGGTTTATTCATTAAAGCGTTAAATTCTTCAACTTCGCTTACAAACGGGACATAATTTTCCTTAGATTGAGACATGACCATTATTAATTTTAAGTGAATCAAAAAATTCTTTACGTGCTTGATTATTATTATCCATAAACACACCTGATGCTTTAGTAGTTACCATTGCAGCACCTTGGTGATTAATACCTCTGCAACTTACACAATTATGAGTAGCAACTACAGTTACAATTACACCACGATTAGCTTCACACACTTTATCTACTGCTTGGTGAATAGCGGATGTAAGTTGTTCTTGAATAGCACCTCTACGACCAAAATGTTCTACAATACGATTTAATTTAGACAAACCAATTACTTGACCTTCGTTTCCAGCTACATAACCAATATGTACTACACCACGAATTGTTTGGTGATGGTGAGAACACATTGACGTAAGTTGAATATTACGTTCAATAATAATTCCATCATAACCATCTGAAGGAAATGAAGTAATTTCAGTAAAATTATTATAACGACCTTTCCACAAATCATTTACATATGCTTTGGCTACGCGACGAGGAGTTTCCATTGAATTAGGATCCTTTCGCCAATCACATTTTAGTGCATCAAGAAACTGGCCAAATGCTTCGGCTGCTTCTTCAATCATTGATTCCTTTTCTTTATCAGTAAAAGGAAAACCTGCTGCTACTCCATTAGCATAACCTACAGGAACACACTCAATGTCTTCGTGTTTTTTACGACGTTTATTTTCGATATTTTCCATAACTTATTTATTTTATGTTTTTAATATATAAAGGATATTTAAAATATCCAAATTAAAATGAGGGGAGCGAGTCAGAATCAATAATTTTAGTCCTGTTCAAAGAGGTTTAAATTTATTGAAGTGCGCGAGGATTGATGTTTTGAGTTTTTAAATTTTGATGTTGGATAAACCTTATCATCATCACTTATCCGCTATGTGGCTCATAGTAGAATTGTAAGACATCAAAAATTAATTCATCATCACTCCCTACTCAAATTAAATTTGGGTTGTTGCGTTATGAACGTCCAACTCAGCTTGAATTTCTTCAATTCTTGCTTCTAGTGTTTGGACCATTTCATCAAGTTGGGTAATATTAATTTCCACTTCTTTTACAGATACTACTGAACTGTATCGTGATTCAGCTTTTCCTTCTTCCGTTGGAATTTTTCTTAATTCCTTGATACGGCCTTTTAACTCAGCCATACGAAAGATCTTATCGTATACAGGAGCGTTTGCCAAGTGGATCTTGGTTTTTAGGTCAGTTAACTCCATAGTTAACTCGGCAGCTTTATCCAATGCGTCCTGCACTGAATAACGTCTAATATTCCCTTCTTCTTGGGAATTAAATTTTTGTGCAATTTGGTACTGTTTTTTTAATTCAACAGTTAATTTGTTTTTTTGCTTTAATGCTTGAGATACATTCATGACTTTTATTTTTATATAATATACTAATCTTCTCTTGGGATTCCAAGGATATGTTTAAGATTTCGTTGGAGACCTTTTTCATTGTCTAAACCATAACCTACAAGCCAGGCCTCATCATACAATTCAAATCCATAAATTAAATCGGGATGTTTTGCACTCCAACGTTTAAATAAAGTAACTGGAGTGATTGATCGAGGATTATATAATTTAAGGTGGTTAGTAAGTTCTTTCATTGTTTCTCCTGTATCGTAAATATCATCTACAAGATAAACATCTTTTCTTGAAATATCAATTTCAATAGATTTAGTAATTTTGACTGTACTCTGTGTAATTCCCTCGTATGATTTCGCGCGTATAAAGTCTATTTCGCATTCATCCATTCGCTTCACTAAATCCGTAAAAAACATAAATGCGCCGTTTAAAACGCATATAAACACGGGAGGAAAATCATGTTTTTGTTTTTTAATGTTATAAGCAAGTTCGCCTACTTTGTTTTGTAATTCTAATTCAGTAAATAATACTTGTTTACTACCCATAAAAATAAATATTAAACTTCACGCTTTGTATCAAAGGCAATGATGTGTTCACGACCTGTAAAATTATAATAGTTGTCTGTACACCATTGAATTACCATAGGATAAACTCGAATCAATTCTTGTCGGTTATCTCCAGGAGGCATAATCCAAATTTTATTTTTAGGTACTTCCAATTCATCCAAGAATGTTTTGATTTCATTCCAAGTTTCAGGGTCTTCAACAGGATTAACTACAACTTTCATATGGTAATCAGCATGATATTCCATTGATTGTTTAATAGCTACTTTATTTAAACGTAAACTATTGTGTTTGTCAATCATCTTTTGATCAGTAACTGAACCTTGAGGTGTAAGTACTCCTAAAACAGGAACTGAATTGTTAAATTTAGGACTAAAACTAATAAGACCAATAGGATGATCAGTTTCTAGGAAATGAGATCCTTCAGTTTCAATAGTAATAATAATTCCTCTTTCGTGAGCAAAATGAGTCAATTCATTTACTAGTGCTGGATGCATAGTAGGAGAACCTCCAGTAAGCATCATTTCAGTAATTTCAGGATGAGCATCATAAATGTCTACAATATCCTGAAATGAATATTTACCTTTTTCTGGGTGGATACTAGTGTACCAAGAGTCACACCATCCTCCTTCACCGAAATAACAACGGTGAGTACATCCTGTTGTGCGTACAGCAACAGTAGGACGACCTGCTCTACTGCCTTCTGATTGTACGCAAGTATAAAGCTCTACAATTGGAAGCTTTTTACTATAATCTTCAATTCTTTTTAATGCCATATTAACCTTTATAAAATGCTGTATTTTTCTCGTGTTCACGGAATTCAACTTGAACTACTTTTACACGCTTATTTGTTTCTTTTTGAATAAATGTATTTAGTTTGTAATAAAAATATTGAGCAAAACATTCTGCTCCTGTATTGGGTATTACTCGTAATTGAATTATACCTTCGGAATCCATGTTACGAAAATAAGAAAGATATGGATCGTCTTCTGCTATAATTGTAGTATGATCAAGCATATAATCCATCCATTCTTTAGGATTCATACCATCAATGGTACCTTTAGTACGTTTCATACCCCCAAAGTCCCAAACCCAATTGCGGTGATCAAGATCGCCTTCAAACCATACTTTTAAACTTACTCCGTAACCATGTAAAAAACGACAATGGGTATCTGTAGCTTTCCATTGACGAAATACTGTTGAATAACCATCAAATATTTTTGTTGATCTAAAACTACCCATTATAAAAATTAATTACGTCTTGTTCTGATTTTACACCTGTAAAGCGTTTTATTTCTTGTCCGTTTTCTACTAAAATAACTGTAGGGACACTTTTAATTCCAAATTTAGTAGTAGCATCTGGTTCATAATCTACATTTACTTTATTAACGGGGATACCTTGGTTGGATACACGGTCCATAGTAGGACCAAATTGTTTACACGGTCCACACCAGGGAGCCGAAAAATACCATAGTTGTTTCATAATTCTGATTCTTTAATTAATTCTGTTCCTTTTTCTCTTAAAAGATGTTTTGTGTTCTCTATAAATAGTGGTTTGGCTTGAGACCAATCTGAAGAATATTCAGGGTAACCACCTTTTAAACCAATAAATACTTTTCCATCCTGATTTACTATAATGTACATTTCAGGTTGGGGAAGTGATTTTCGGTAGTGTCTTTTTATCATACTAATTCTTCTATAATTCCAATAACTTCGCTAAATATAAGTACAATTGTTGCAACTACCAAATTAAATGGGAGAAGAGCGTATCCTAAGATACGCACTCCTGATTTGATAAAGCTTATAATTTTATGCCATTTTTGGTTAGGCATATGTTTAAAATCTTTATCTATTTTTGATTTTTTACTATTTAATTGTTGATGTAATTCCCAATTAATTATACTTTTGTCGTATTTGTCGTTTTTCCAATAAGTACCTCTACGAGCTTCTGTAATTCCATCACTCATAGTCTAATCTATTTTAATATTGATTTTATCTTTATCACCATTTGGTTTTGAATACACAGCATACTGAGGTGCCAAATCAAATTCCACACCTTTAAGCATTTGAACATATCTTTTTCCACTACCTGATTTCAAATAAGCAATAGTCATGTGTGGGTGATAATCAGGGAAATTAGAAGTAAATGGATATTGTTGTAAATCAGCATTTGTCTCATTTAAATTATCCCCCTTAACATCAAATTTTAAAACATCAAACTCAGGATTCTCAAACAAAGAGGCGTTATGTGCTTTACAAGTATAATAAGTATACTTATCTAATACTTTTTCAATATCTTCTGTTGTTACTCCCTCGTGTAAACCATAAAGCAAAGTACAATGTGGTTCAGTCTCAAATCCAAATGAGCGATCACCCTCTTGAATATAAACATCATTAGGATTAATAGCATCATGGATTTTATTCATTTCTGGAAGATTAAAATACAACATAGCACAACCATAATCGTATGTTTGTTTTTCTTCGGTAATAATTCCTGCTAATTCTTGAAGACGTTTAAAAGGATTATTTTTCATAACTTTCTAGTACTTTAAATACTTCTGTTACTACATGTTCCCAAGTTACAGGACCGGTCTCGTCAGCATATTCTACTGGATCAGGGCGACCTAATTTAATAAACGCTTCTACACGTTCAACTGACGATGCTGATTTGTAATCAGAATACCATTCACCAAATTTAGTTCTAAGTGTTTCTTCTACTCTTGATTTACTTTCAGGATAAGGAATATAAATTGGTTTATATGAAGTGTTTGTACGAGAATATACTTCATCAAAATCAAGTCCTAATTCACTACACAATACTTCTCCATCTTGTAAAATGGTAAATTTATCACCTTCAAGATATGGTGTAAAGTAACCTACTTTCTCAGAACCCCAGTTACCAATTCTAAATGCTGCATCATCTGCATCACGGAATTCTTGGCGACAATCAGGATAAATTGCATGATCACCCGCGTGAATACCCATTGCAATGTCACATGGTTCACCTGTTTTATCAGCAATTGAAAGTGCAACTGCTTGAGTAATTGAAGCAAAGATTTTGTTACGATTAGGAACAACTGTTGCTTTCATATTTTCTTCAGCATAATGTCCTTCAGGTACTTCATCTCCACCTGTTACGAGTGCTGAATTAAGTAAATCAACTAAACCATCGAGCTTAATAACTCGGTAGTTTACTTTACAACCCCCATAACAATTATTTTCTTCACAATTAGAATTCAAATAATCTACTAACGATTGAGCACGTTCAAGTTCAACTCTATGTTTTTGTCCATAATCAAATGAAAGTGCTGTTACTGTATCGTACTCTTTTAAGCAACGAAGTAACAATGTTGAGGAGTCCATCCCTCCGCTAAGACTAACTACTACATGTTTTGCCATATTACGATTTTTTATTAGCGAATCTACGTAAAGTTTCTACATTACGCAAACTTAAATTAAAACGATTTTTCCAAAGTTCGTCTAAAACTTTCTTAATTTCAGCTTCCCAAGCTGGGTTTATTTGTTGTTGGTTCATATTATTTTTTATTTGAAAAGTAATAGTCTAACCAATCAATAGGATACATCAAAATTTCTCCTTTATATTTTGAATTTTGAACGTACTTGGCAGAAATTCTTACTTTTTCTGCTGATGCAGCTGCAGCTACTTGTTTTCCCAGATCACTACCAGCGGCGTGACCTAGATAATCAAACAATGATTTATATTCGGTTTGTGTGTCCATAACTTATAAATTATTAATTAAACGAAACATTTCAACATTATTATCAATAATATCCAAATCAATATCTTCTGAAGGTAATTCTTGAAAATTATTCATGTTGGCTTCTGGTTTTTCTGTTAAACCAAAGAAATTAATAGTATTACCATCTAGTGCGGCCATGATTGGGTTTGATGTATCAATTGATTCAATACATTCAATACCTTGATACCAACCAAATTCTTGAGGTACTTGGCAACCTAATAGATGTACTCGGTCATTTGGAGTTAAAACTCCTTGCTTATACAAAGTAGAAATTACATATACACGACCAAGTGCTTTACCTAAATGTTTATTAGGATGAACACAAACATCGTTATAATAAGAAGCACCATATGAATAAGCAATTTTCTGGTATCCCAAATCTTTATAAGTTTGAGTGCATTCAAATGCTTCATGAAGTGTTTGGGCTTGAACTACTGCTACTGGGATAGTATTTTCGGGATATTCATATTTAATCCACTGACGAGCGTTTACAACACTCTGTGTTTTATTTTCCCAAACATCAGGTACAATAAATTCATTTGGTTGTAATTCGTTTATCCAGTGCCATAAACGATTTGAATCATAAGCTTCACCCAACTCGTGAAGCGAATTATCCATTATAATATAACGACCTTCTGTCTTAGCTTGTTTAAAATAAGCCAAATATTCTTCATTTTGGTCTAACAAATGAGGAAGACAATAATCGTAATCATTAAATTCACGACTATAATTCAATAAACTAAAAGGAACTTCATGTGAAACCTTAATTCTTTTTGTCATAACGCTTAATATATTTGAAATAAATATAATTAAAAGCTGGGAGGACTCCAAGCCCACTAGCTAAAATTGTAAAAAGATTTGGATGGTAATGATCACCACAAAATCCTAAACTATGTCTAATAATTTCTATCATTTTTAAAACATTTCATTTTTACGAGGACGTCCTCTCCCACGTTTTAGTTTGTTTTGAACTTGTATAGGTTGTATTTTTTTAGGACGACCTCTCATATTTTTACGATTTTCAGCTGGGGTTGTATAAAGAAAGTTTTCAGCATGATTATAAAATGAAGCAATATCACCGGGCCAATTAAGAAATTTTTCTTCTAATTCTTCTCTAGTAATTTTGAAAGCAGATATAAAAGCATCATATAATGCTTCCATGCGTTGTGATTCTTCTTTTTCATAATCTTCCATCAAACGTTTATAACGAGCCAAATCAACAGCAAGATTTTCCATTTGCTTTTGATGATCATCAGTTTGAAGATTGATTTTGTCTAATGCTTGATACAAAGCATATTGCGCCTGCCATAAATAAGTTGATGGTTCAAATTCACGGTTTGCGATTCGATCTTTAAGAGTAGCACGTTTACCTAATGGCTTAACATTATCAGTAAATTGACGCCACCACATAAATTTATTATAGTTGAGAGGTTGGAGCTTTTTAATACGCTCCGTAACTACCTCTCGACTATGTTTTATGCAACTAGCTTTAATAAAACTATAGGTTCCCATATTGTGCAACGAATTCTGCTTCTTCTGCTTCTACTTGAGCAATTTTTGCTACCAAAATTTCATGGTACTGAACAGGATCAATGCGATTGGGATTCTTAGGATGAAATTTCCATACTTCTGCAGCTTCATGATTCAAATCAATCAAATAATTAATCATGTCTGTGTGTTTGTAGTCGAATTCTTCTTGTGTCATAACTTTTTTATTTAAATATAATAATAATTTTTTAATTTTCCAAACTTACTTGTTGTTTTAATCTAAATTGTTTGTAAACCACATCAGCATCAACACGTACATCGGTTTCAGGAAACATATGGACTAACCATTTTACGAACTCTAAACGTTCTTGAGCTTGTTCTTGAAGTTGTGGAATATTCATTTCAATTAACACATCACTTAAGTGACTTTGGATTAATAAACTTACTCTTGTCATAACCTTTATTTTTTATTATGGGATGAATATACGAAATATTTTTTAGGAAACCAAATTTTTAAAAACCTCTTTCCATTTCAAATTGGCGACACTCATGTTCAACCTCAGAATAAACATTTAAGTTGAGATAGGTATTATTCCAAGCATTATAGAATAAATTTTTAGCTTCTTCAGCATCCCATGCTTTACAAAATTCATACTCTTCTTGATTAAGAATCTCTTTGCTCATCAACTCATTAAAACGAGCTAATTCTTGTTCTGCTTGGTAAATTTCTTCTTGACTTATCATAACCTTTATTTCTATTATGGGGTAAATATACGAACGAAATTTCGGAAAGCCAAATTTTTAATATGACGTTTTTTATGAATTTGAAATGACGTTAAAATGACTAATATTTATACACGTAATATTAGTTTAACCCTAAAACCAAAAAACAAAATGAAAAAACTATTATTAATTGGGGTTGTGTTAGTTATGACTGCTTGTTCTTCAACTAATTTTGTAGCTCATAAAGTAAGTGAAACTCCTAAAATAACCAGACAAGCATTAATTTATGAGGACCACGTTATTATAGTTACTCGAACTAGATTAACATTAGATGAATATAATAAAATTATAGCCGTATCAATAACAAATAGAGAGGAGCGCAATTAAGCGCTCCTTTTTTAAAAATACGTTATTGTAGTATCATCATCTTTATTAAATTTCTTTAATAATTTTTCTTTTATTTTTTTAATTTCTTCGGTGATTTTATCTTTTTTCCACTGAAATTCATAATTAGTATTCTGATTAATATTTTCTAAAACATCTAAAGATTGTTTTAAATCATTAAGTTCTTGTGTTTGTTCTTCTGATAAATTAGATAAATTAGCTTCTTTTTCGTCTATAACACCATCATTATCAATATCAGCTTGTTCAAATACTTGTTGAATTTCTTCTTCTTCAATTATTCTATCACTATCTAAATCTAAAGGATCGGAATCTGGTTCTTCATAAAAGAGTTTTCCTGTTTTAGGGTCAACCATTACTGGGATACCAATTTGGGTTTTATATTTTTCAGCAGCTTGTTTTAAGACATCATTTGGTTCTTTATCTGTAATGGGAAGAGGATTACCATATTCATCCCATTCAAAATCTTCTAATCCATCTTCTAAAGTTACATCCCATTCTTTTATTTCATCTTCTAAATCATCATATGCTTCTACTACTTTTCTCATTCCATCAACATTTTCTTCTAATGAAGGTTCTTTTTTAGGACGGATTTGAGCAAAAGCAAAATTAGCAGCAATTACTAAAGAAATAGCTAATGGATCAAACACAAAAATAATAACAAGTAAGAACCAGTTGATAATTTTATCCATTGGTTGACCTGTTAACTTAGAAATATATTTAAGAGGTCCTAGCTCACTTGTTGCTTCACTATTTACTTTAATTTCTAATATTTGATTTTCTAAACTAAAAATAGAATCATTTACAATATCAATTTTACTTGATAATTTTTCATCTGATTTAGATGCAGATTCAATATTACGAATAGCAGCATTATTTGTTCTAACTACTAAATTACCATTTTTATCAGTATATTGAGTAGTTGAACCTTTAGATAAGGTTCCTCTTAAATCTGCAAGTGATTGTTTTTCTTGTAAAATATTATCTCTATTATCTTCGTATAATTTCTTTTTAGTTTCTAAGGCAGCAATTTGTTTATCAACGATTTCTGATTTAGTTGCTGTTTCTTGGTAAGCAGCAGATAAAAAACCATAAATACCAGCTGATGTAATTAATACTAATACACAAGCTGCTATGGTAAGATATATTCTTAAAATTTTATTTAAATTTTCCCAATATTGGTATAATAAAGAAGCAATCACCAATTTAGCTACTTCTAATGAAGAAGCCATTATTAATACAGCAAAACTAGCCCCAGCAAACAACATGCTGAGGCCAGTCACTGAATAAAATGCAGCTGAAGCTGACACTGACAGGGCGGAGAGTGCTATTACTAAGGGTAATAAGTACTTTTTCATAGTTATAAATATTTTATCCATCACAGGCAACACAGTCTACAGTTCGTGAACCTAAATCACCTTTGATAACTGAGTCTGTGCGTAAGTAATATAATGTTTTAATTCCTAATTTCCAACTTTCCATATGTACTTGATTAATCCATTTTGGTGAATCAGTTGGGTCAAATGAAAGGTTTAGTGATTGAGTTTGGTCAATATAACGTTGACGAACTGCTGCTTGTTGAACTAGTGCCAACTGGTTAATTTCTGGGAATGTTAAGAAAATTTCTTTTTCATTATCAGTTAAAATTTCATGAGATAAATTTTGTACTGAACCATTATCTGCTAGGATTTGATCCCAAACTCTATTATTATTTTTACCTTTAGATTCAAGTAATGCCTCTAATTCTGGGTTTTTAACAATAAATGTTCCTTTAGCACCATTAAAAACATAAACGTTTGCTGGTTGAGGTTCAATACCTGCTGAACAAGCATTAATACGTGAATTTGATACTGTAGGAGCAATAGCTAATAAATGAGTATTTCTCATACCTGTACCTTTACACCAAAGTGGTTCACCATATTCAACTGCTAATTTACGAGATGCGGCCTCAGCTTGTGTTTTAATTTGACTAAAGATAGTATGTGTCCAAGCTGTTGAAGCAATAGAATTAAATGGTAAATTCTTTTGTTGTAGAAATGTATGCCAACCCATTACACCTAAACCAAGTGCACGACCTTTTTTAGCGTGACGGTGTGAACGAATCATAGATTCTTTACCGTTTGTTTTAACAATAAATTCTTCCATTACACCATCAAGAAAATAGATTGCAGTTTCAACTACATCTGTATTTTTCCATTCATCATATTTAGCTAAATTAAGTGAACTTAAACAACAAATAAATGAATGTTCCTCGTCTGTGTGTAGAGTAATTTCAGTACAAATATTAGTCATAGAAACATCTAAGTTATTCATTCTATATGCTAAAGGATTATCTTTATTGACGTTATCCTTAAACATAATATATGGTTCACCCGTTTCTACACGTGATTTAAGTATTTCAAGCCATAATGACATAGCTTCGCTGTCGCGATCATTTAAGCGCTTCATAAACGCATCATCAACAACCACACACTGGTGTAAATTAAGACACTGTCTATTAGGATCGCCTTTAGGTCTACGAATTTGTAAAAATTCTTTAATATCAACGTGGTTAATATCAAGATTTACTGAAGCTGCTCCTCTACGTACTGAACCTTGATTAGTTGCAATAATAGTAGAATCATAAATTTTAGCCCAAGGAACTACTCCTTCAGATTTTCCGTTTCCGGTAATATTTGATCCTCTACCTCTAATTCTTGAGAGGGAGATTCCAACTCCACCTCCGTAAGAGGTAAGTCGCATGAGTTCAGCGTTTGTAAGGCCAATACCTCTGATTGAATCTGGAGTATCGATACCAAAGCAGCTAATCGGCAATCCGCGGTCTGTCCCTGTGTTTGAGAGTACAGGGCTAGCCAATCCAATCCAGCCATTCCAAATATATTTAAAAAATTTATTTTCTAAGTCAGGGCGATTTAAACGCATCGCTACAGCGTGTGCTACTCTTCTATATGCTTTTTTTGGATTTTCACCTGGAAGTAAATAACCTTTAGAAATAGTACTAAGAGCTACTTCATCAAAATATTCGGGATAGTCTTTTCCACGCTCCCACTGTGTATAGTCTACTGATAAATTATTGTCCATTATTTATTAAAAAATTGATTCGTCCCAAGTTAAATGACCTTTTGAATAATTAGTTACACGATTTGCAAAGAAATCAGTATGTTGTTTACCTGCGGATAAGTGGTCAAACCATTTCATTCTTTCTACTGCGGTCATATCTACATTCGAAATGATTGGTTTATATCCTAAATCACCTAATTTAGTATTTACTCTATTTTTAATAAAATGTTCTAAATCATATTGTGAACAACCTTCTAAATCTCCAAGTTCATAAACCTTATTGATAAAATCAAGCTCAAGTTTAAGAGAAAGTAATGCTGCTTCATTAATAGCGGCTTCAAGTTCTTGGGTTTTAAGTTTAGGATTTTCTTGAACTAATGTTCTAAATAACCAACATCCAGCTTCTGAATGCAATGATTCGTCTCTAATAGACCATTCAACGATTTGACCTACACCTTTAAGTTTATTACGCATTTTAAAACTTAACAACACTGCGAACGAAGAAAATAAATTAACGCCTTCAGTAAATGCTGAAAATATTGCTAGTGATTTTGCTACTTCATGCCAATCTGTTTCACCTTGGAAACTATCTCTCACATTCATTAAATTTTCAATTTTAGCCATTGTAGCTTCATCTTCTAAAAATTCATCAAAATTATCAAGACCTAAAGTTTCATTTAACAACGAATAAGCTTCAGCATGGATTGTTTCAAAAGCACCAAAAGTTGTAGCCATCATAATAATTTCTGGTTTGCGAAACCATTTTGTTACTAATCCTGACCAATAATCATTTACTACTGTTTCTGTTTGAGCAAAACCTTTTAAAATAGAACCAATAATATTTTTTTCAGTTGCGTTTAAATTTGAACTCCAATCTGTTAAATCCGACATCATAGGTACTTCTGTATGAAGCCAATGGGCTTGTTGTTGCTTGAGCCAATAATCGGCTGCTTCTTGGTATTCAAATGGTTTGTACACTAATCTGGGTTGTATAATATTTGTCATAATTTTTAATTAGGAGTTAAGTTCAAAAAATTTATTTCGCAACTCTTTTTTGTCTACAGCATCTATAGTAGAAAAAACGGATGATTTAGAAGTTGTTGTTGTTTCTTCTTCATCATCTTCAATACGTTCTGAGACTTCAAAATGGCCAGTAGATGTATCTGCCTTAACATTAAAAGTCATACCATCCATACCATATCTATTTTTCATAATGTGAAATCTTCCTGTGCCGTTAATTTTATCTTGACGTTTACGTGAAAGGGATATAGCTACATCAGTAATCATAATTTTATCATATGATCCTGCTGCTTTATCGCCTTCAATTACATCATCTTTTGCACCAGCTCGGTTTACTTGTGAAACAGACCATACAGGAATATTTAACTCGCGAGCCAAAGCTTTTGTGCTTACATAAATATCATCTATTTCGTCTTTACGCTCACGATTTGTCTTTTTAGAGCGAAGAAGATCTACATAGTCGATAATAACCAAATCTGGTTTGAAATCTTGGTCAATACATTTTTTAATATGGGATTCAATAGTTGACATTGATGCCTTTCCAGGAGAATATTCTTTAATAATCAATTGACCTTGCAAAGTTTCTACTGTTTCTTCTACTTTACCTCTATTCTTTTGTTCAGTAATTTTATTTACAGGAATATTAGTAAAAAAAGCATCATAACGACGTCCAACATAATCTTCACCTAATTCAAGTGTATAGTGAAGAACATTATAACCCATCTTAACAGCATAACCACCTAGTGCAATGAGTGTCCAAGATTTGCCACCACCAGGATTACCAAAAATTAAACCAAAATCACCATTTCCTAAACCACCTTGAAGTAGCATATTAAATGATTCCCAAGGACAAGGTACTACAACTCTGTGGTCTTCTCTATAGCGAGATTCAACATCTTTATTATATTCATGACCTACATTTTTGTCTTGACCTGATTTAAGTGCGTTATCAATTAATGAACGAATTGAATCATAGTCTCCCGCATTCAAAAAATCTACGCTTGTTAACAACGCTTTCTTAAGTTGTTGGTTTTTACAAAAATTAGAAAATTCTTCTTCAACATATTTAAGATCTTCATCTGATGCTTTATAAGCTTCGCGAAGTTGTTCTTTAATAGATACTTGAAGTACTTCGTTGTCAATTTTTTTCAATTCTACCTTCAAAACATCCATTGAAGGTGTAGTGTGGTATTTTTGATAATACTTTAAAATTTCTTTAATAACCCAACGGTGTGCCTGGTTGTCAAAATATTCTTCACTAATAACATCATGGATGTTAAGCAAAAACTCTTTATGTGTTAAAAGTGAAGATAAGACTTTAATTTGAAAGCCAATACCGTACTGCGAAAGATTACTTAATGTCATATAACTTATTTTCTAAAACTGTTTAATACTTTAAATGTGTCATTAACCCAAAACTCAACGTTCTTAATTAAATGACCTAAACCATCATCGTGGTAAAATCGTAAAAAAGCTTCAATATTCAAAACTAAAGTATCATCTTCAGCAAATTCCCTTAAAAACTCTTTATCGCCATCATCTAATAAAGGTTTTTTTAAGTTCATAATTTTATAATTCTGTTCTAATCTATCGCGTTCAAAAGCAATGCGAGAATAAATAACATGTTCTTTATACTTAGCTTCTGATAGGTTAAAAATGTCATCTAATGTTAATATATCAGTAGATAATTCAGGGAATTTCTTGAATAAACCTTTTTCACCTAATCCTTTTACACCTGCTACTTTATCCGAATTATCTCCAAGTAACATTTTATACAAAATAAAATTTTCGGCTAATACACCAAATTTTTCTTTAACTGTATCTTTAGTATAATATTCTTTTTCGATTGGACGATATACAATAACATCGTCATTTACCAGTTGTATAAAGTCTTTATCTGATGATACTATAAAAACCTTGGAACCGTGTGTTGAAGGAAGATAATCACTATAATACGCTATAATATCGTCTGCTTCTGCTTTATCAATTGCAACCGTTTTAACAGGCAAACATTTTAAATAGTGAGCAATACGAACTATTTGATTAATTTTAGCATCATCTTCATCTTCTAAATCTTCAAATACTTCCCAGTTTGTAATTCTGTGTTGATTACGACCTGATTTGTACTCGGGGAGTAGGTTCTTCCTATTTGTGGAAGAACCAATCCCGTCGAATACTACAAACACAGATGTAGGTTGAATTTGATTAATTAAAGATCCTAATGAGCGAATAAAACCACCTAAACCACCTACGTGTACTCCTTGAGAGTTTACTATATTCATCATGGCAAAATTTCTAAAAAACAAATTTAAACCATCAATTAAAAGCACACGATCGTAACGATTTGAGGAGACTGTTTCCTGCTCCTCAAGATTATCAAGGAGTTTAAGTAATTCTTTTCTTTTCATATTAATCTGGTTCTTGTGTAAAGATAGTTTCGGGTTCAAATAAATCTTGTTCCTCAAAAATATCAAAGTCCATACCTCCAAGTATTTTCATCCACTCAGATGCGTGTGCATCTTTATACGATTTAAGTTCCTTGTCAGTATCATTAATGAATCCGTGTGGAGTCATGATAATTTTTCCTCTTGATTGAACCCCATTAATGTGGTTTTTATCAATTTGGATGTTTGTACGTTTAGCAAATTCAACTTGCTTACCATCTTTAATTGCTTTGATTTTAGATGTACCTGCATTTGAAATATTACCAAATGTTACTACGAATGTAGCATCAAACCACATTGCAAATCCACCTTTGTTCATCAACTTTGGTTGACCCATTGGTACTTCTGCTTTTGCAGTCCATACTTTATTAACACATACTAGTGTATTAGTGTATGGTGATGATTCTTTACGTGATAGTGTAATTTTCTGGTTAACATTGTTACCAAATTGGGTTGACATTGCTCCCGCATTCCATTCGTTGTTGTTTTTGTTTGATTTAACAGACATTTCACAAGGAATTGAACCAATTGAATCCCAAAGGAATAATAAGTCATAAGGTAGATTACCTTTTTTCTGTTCGTCTAATAAATCTAAAACAAATGCTGCTACGTCTTCAATAGTGTGTAGAGTTTCACGGTCAACATAAATAAAATTGCCTTCGTAATTTGAAATTTCACCTGTTTCTTCATCTACAATTTCGTTTACATGAAGACCCATTTGGACAGCATGTTCCCAATTCCATTTCATCTCAGTTACAATAAACACAGGTAAAACGCCCATTTTTTGGGCTGAAACTGCTGCTTCAATCATAGCGGTTGTTTTACCTGTATCACTGTGTCCACGAAGAAGTACAATGTGACCCATTGGAATCCCTGGTACTGATGTTACATCTTGAAATGCTGTACTTAGTGGAATCCATTTTTGCTCTTTAAACTTTACATTTGAGTTAAGCATTTTTTTCTCCTTAAACTTAGTCAAATCAAATTTAGATCTAAGTTCAGAGGATAGAGCAGCCGTTAGCGATTCGCTTTTTTTACTTCTTGCCATGTATGTTTAAATTAAAAAGGTAAGTCGTTATCTTCTTCGTCAAACAAAGCATCAAACTTATCTGCCTTACTTACTTTTTCAGACGCAGGGGTCTTAAGTGAATAAGCTTTAGCAGGTTTTTCTACAACTTCTTCCTTTTCATCATCGATAATATCACCTTCGGAATATTCGTCTTCAGGAGACAACCATTCTTGGAGAGCTGTCTTCATTTCATCATATGGGTATTTTTTAAATACTTCCATAGGATTAGGTTGATTTGAAAGCAATGCTTCAATAGTTGCTTTATCATCGGCCAATAAAGTTTCTTTAACTTTAGGCATGATAGTAGTTTTGTTGTAGTTTGTGCCTGTTACCTCAGGACCTACAGTGGTCAATGTAATATCACGACCATTCATTACGTCGGTAAAATCACCAACATCTTCGTTGTCAGCAAGGTTCAAGAAATCCATATATAATTCTTTACCAAACTGCCACAATTTTACTCCTTCGCTTTCTTCACCGCGAACCACAACAGGAACAAAAATACGCATTTTAGGATCAAGCTTTTTAGCCATACGCCAATTTTCCTTGTCACTAGTACTACGCAATTGTTTTGCAAATTCTACGATTGGGTCTTTTTCACCCCAGTTAATTGGAGATACCATAGTATTTTTTCCAATACCATAATGGAAATACATTTCAGTGAATGGGTTTTTCTTGTTGTACTTAGAGGGTACAACTCGAACTACTTGCTTACCTACTGAGGGTTTCCAAAAGACAGATTTTTTTTCTCCGCTGCCTTTACCAGATTGCTTTGACTGCATTGAAGACAGTCGATTTCTCATTTCATTTAAATCCATAACTAATCAAATTTTGTTTGTAACATTAATATAATAACTATTTATTCAATTACCAAACTAAAGTTCAATAATTTGGTAAACTTTTGTATTTAATTGCTTTAGGTCTCCATTCTGGGTGAGAAGGATACAATTTTTATAGTGTTGCCAATTTACACGATATGAAGTATCAACTACTCCACCATTTAATTTTTTAATTAAATCATTTAGGGCATTAATTGTATATAGTGTATTTGTTTCTTTTTTACGATGTACTAAAATCGTATTTACAGGAATGTTGTTTACATTAACTTGTTCAACATTGTAAGTAATTACATATTCACCCGTACTTTTAACAAATAACACAAACATTTTATTGTACATAATAGAATATGTTTTCGATATGCTCGAAACCATACTGTCAAGTGACTCTTCGTCTACAAACGTACAAAATAACTTGTTGTTCAAATCTTTAATATTTAGTTGGGTTTTCTCCCAATAAATATCATAATAACTATTCAAAATCGTAACTGTTTCCATTTTTAACCTTTATTTGTAAACCTTTATTTTTAAATACATTTTCTATATCATTCATTAAATTTTCTTCTGCATCGTAATCGAATAAAAAACTATCATACGTATATAATACTAACTTAGTATTTTTACCTCTTAACAATTTATGTATTTCCATTAAGATACAAACGTTTGTTGATGTCTCCAAGTTTTGTAAAATATAATTAAATAGCTTTTGTGGATTCATATTATCCAGCTCGCTTTTTTTAAAGCAATAACTTGAGTTCGGCACGATAACTTGACCCGAGTTATTAAACTCTTTCCAGTTATTATCAATAAATTTCTTTATTTGTTGAAAAAATTCAAGGTGCTCATACTCTTTAAATACGCCTCCGTATAGTTGCTTAAACGTGAGTTCTTTGGCTTCTTTGTAGCTCGTACCGTAGAGATCTGCGAACGCTTGGTGGACATCGACACCGCCAAAATCATAGGCAACCAAGCGACTAGCGAGATGAGGATGATATGCACTAATATCAAGCTCCACAAACTCATGACTCGATATGAAGCTCCCCCTTGCGCCATTATCCTTATTTAGTGCGGCAAAATTAATGCCATTAAAAGAGTTACTTGGTCTACGTGTAGTTGTAGAAAGGTTGTAATTTGTATAAACCCGTCCGTTACTAATAGAGTAGAAATCTTTTGTAGGTTTAAAATGTTGTTCAAAAATTGTTTCATCTATATTTACTCCATTTTTTTCGATTCCAAAGAATGCGAGTGTGGTTTTGTTGTTGTAAAAATCAAAATACGAGGGTAAATCCGTTGTAAAATGAGGTTTTACTTTATTATAAATATTCTCACATACCTCATAATGTTTAACTACCGGAATAATTTTGTTAATTTCTTTGTTATCCGGGTATTTGTTATAAAAATATGTATGAGTTGGAGTTTGTTCTGGTATATACGGATTCGTAAGTATGTTTATATCGAGCAAGCTCTTAATTTGAAAATAGTATAATGCATTTTTCTTATCACGCACCCATAATTGTTCTATTTCTTGTAATAGTGTGTTTACTAGTGTCTTATTAATACTTAAAGTCTCGCTATGGTCAATACATAACATAAACCCTTTTGTTTCTATAGACGGTCTAAAATACACTAAGGATACATCATTTAAAGCAGGATGTACTTTATCATGATGAGGTACTATTTCTATAAATACCTCTTTGTATTGCCTATTTATTAAATACTCAATTTGAGATTGAGTCTCGATTAACCAAAACATTTATTATAACCATTTATTGATAGTATTTAATATAATCAAATTTTAGGTAATCTCCAAATTTAGGTAGTTTTTGTCTAAAAATAGCTAACTCAACTATATTTTTATTATTACGAGTAACTTGTTCTTTATCTCCAGTTAATATCCAAGTTATAGTAAATGGTTGATAAAGAGAAAATTCAATTTGAGGATCTTGAGCAACTAATTTGTCAAATTGTTCTTGATTAATCTCAATATATGAAATTTGATTTGTTTGTTTACAAAAATATCTTTGAAATTCTCCATTTTGATAATCTTGTTGGGTTGGTTGGGTTGGAGAATAATAAGGTAAAATTTTAATTGGAGGATTATATACGTTTATATTTTTTAATTGGGCATAATTTAAAGCCGAATTATAATCTAAAGAAGTAACTGCATCTATTGCTCCCGGATTATGAGATGAAAAAATAGTAGCTGTTGAGGGTCTTATTACTGTTGAAGAATCACCTTCATCTTTTGTTACCGGTTCAACTTTAATTAATTCTTGATTTGGTCTATCATCAGGTGTTCTTCCAGTAAATGCTCTTCCTGTACTTGTTAAGTAATAATATCCTGTATAGGGGGTTTGGGTTAATTCAATAACATACTCATCCCCATTAGTGTATAAATTAGTCTTTATTTGAGATTTAGGATAATACATTTTATACTATTGGATATGTTGTTAATTGACCTTTATCGGCTTGAGCTATAAATGTAGCAATTCTTTTACTTTCAATTTTACCACCTATTCTAATATGGAAATGACCGGCAGTTGCAGCTGATGATGGATAATCGTACTCATTAATAAAGCTAACAACTTTATTTTGGTTACCGGCTGCAAATCCACCTAATATTTTATCAACAGCATTTTTATTAGCTGTTGTTAGGGGAGAAATTACAAAATCTAATCCTTGGCCTAAGGTATGAGATGATTTATAAGATAATCTTTGGTGATAAGCATCATTACCTCCAGTTACTGTAATTATTAAACTTGGAAATTGTTTTTTAATTTCTCTAAATACTGAAGCAGCATAATTTACTAGATCATTTGAAATATCTCCACCGTTAGATAATTCTCTACCTTTTTCACGGTACCCTAAACTTGCTAAGATTGTTCTTAATCTATCAGCGTTTGGTGTAGATTCGGTTGGTGTAGGAGCAGCACCTCTACTTGTATCTCTTGCAGAACCGGCTGCTACAGTACCTTTAGCAATTGAAGAACCAAATGGATTTTTAGGTACAGCAATTGATTCTAAAGTAGTAGTCCATTCATTATTTTGAATATTATTAGTTATACCTTTAATTAAAAATTCTAATGATGTGGGATAGTTTGAAGGTAAAAAACTAGAATCTGCTACATATTTTTGGTAAACTTTCATTCCTGAAAGTCCATCCATTGTTAATTGTAAATCAAATGGTAAAAATCCAATGTTTGGAGAAGCAGGTTTTGTAGACAAAATTGAAAAATCATTTTTCTGAGCTGATACTGAAGCTTCTTCAGAAGTTAATCCAGCAGCTTCTAATGATTGTTTAGCTTGATCATATTCGTAAAATGTAACGGCAGTATTAGTAAAATTAGTAATTGCTTCTTGGTTCCATTTTGGTTTTACAGTACCTTTATAAGAACCTAAATCACGAGCAAATACTTGAAATGCTTCTAGGGCACCTTTATAATTTTCATTAATTGAACCACTTCCAGTTGTATTAGTATCTTGGTGTGTTTTAATAGTTTTTTTAAATCTATCATCTAAACCAGCATTCATACGAGATAAAGCTGTTGAATCTTGTCCTACTACATATCCATTTGAGGTAGCACCTATAGTAATCATAGTTGCTAAATTAGGTGGAATTGTAGTATTAAAACTTAAATCTCTAATAAAACCAGCATGGGATTGGCCTTTAAGATATCCATCATCACCTTTCCCATAATAATATCCATAAACATCAAATGAAGCTAATTCTGTTGATTTTCCTTGTTTTCCTAACCATGAATCTCTATCTGGGAGGACAACTTCATCTGTAAATCTAATAATACTTTCGTCTGCATCAACAGTAGGTTCTAATTTATTAAAATTACCAGTTGCATTATTCCATCCTTGACATAAACAATTTAATAAATCATACAATGGAACTTTACCATCTTCATTTTTTAATGAATCCATTTGAGTAAGAATATATTGCATATTAAAATATGCATTCATTATCTTACCATATTGATTTTTACCGTTGGGTGCTGAAACTATAAAATTATTTGTTCCTGCTGCAAACTCTATAAATCCATTAGGAGTATCAAAAACTTTATTAAAAATACAAATTCCAGGATTAGTACTAATTTGGCGAGCCATTAAATAAATAATATTAGACTCTACATTAGTATCTATTTTTTGAATAGGAACATCAGGAGTATCAATATATGGAAGGATAGTATTTTGAATATATTCTAAGAAATATCCTAATCTAACATAATATTGAGCTGGGCTTCCTTCATATTGTTGTCTAAAAGCAATAGTATCCGAAGAATTAGTTCCTGTTAATCTAGAAATACCAGCTTCAGTTGCTCCTAAAGGTTGAAGTTTTTGTTGTAAGTTGTAAAGTTTTTTTCCTATTTGATGTACATTTGCAAAAGATTTAATTACATCTTCTGGGGTTGGTTCAGGTGGAGGACCGGCAACCCCCGCAGTACCTGATGTACCTGCTGTACCTGAGGTGCCTGATGTATTTTCTGAGGTGCCACCAGGTAAAAGAGCATTTGTTTTTAATGATTCTATAACATCACCTAAACTTCTTAAAGTTACAGTAATATCATAAGTTCCTTCTTTTGTAAATGTCCAAGTAAAATTAACTACTTTTCCTATAATAGCATCGTAGTTTCCACAAGATGCTTCTATTTTAGAAGATATTTTAGAATAATAATTATTGTATTTTACTTTACCAGTTAAAAAATCATCTGCTAAACTATGAGGATTATCAGTTATATAAACATTATTATTATCATAATATGAACTATTACCCCATTCTAATAACATTGAATATCCTAAACGCAAATATAAAACATCAATAATATCAAATTGATTTCTATTATTTGCTCTAATATTAATAGTAGCTGTTTTTAATGAACCTCTAGTTTCGGTTTTGATAGTAGCTTGAGTAATACCAGGCATTGGATTTAAACCAAATGCTGTACCTCCCATACCATAAGCATAATTATTAAAATCTCCTACACCAGGCCATATACCACCTCTTTGATAAGTTTCTTGGGCTCCTCTAGTAGGTGATTCATTTGTAGTTCCATTAAATAAAACAAATCTTGAAGCTAATTCAGTTCCACTATAAGGTATTCCTCTAACTGGAGATGTTACATCAACAGATGAAACCATCTTACACCAACCTGTTCGAGCTTGTAAAAAAGATAATATTTGATTATCTCTATCACTAGCACCATAGATTTTTTGTCGTTGTTTTATTTGACTTATAATTATTGGATTAAAACCTTCCCCTACTATGTTAGCCATATTAAGCGTTTATTATATTAAAATCTTGAACAATGATAGAATAATTTGCTGGGATTCGTATTTGTAATCCTTCAGGAATTATTAAAGTACTTTGGTTTACTTTATCAGTATTAGCAATTGAAATAACCCACCACAAAGAACTATTACCATAATATTGTTGAGATAAAGTATCAAACCTATCACCTATAGTAGTATAAACATAGATATCATTTGATGATAAAGGTACCTCAGGATATCTTGATGTTTGATATACTAAATTTCCTTCAATTTTTGTTTTCGGTATGTTTTGATATCTGTTCATTAATTACTATCATAATTATTATTTACAGTATTTGCACCATTAGCTAGAGCAATATATCTTTCAGGACCATAGGTACTTACAAATCCAAAATCATCTTCAACACTTCCTGTTGTGTTATTATTAAATGCGTAAGTATTATTTTGAAGTCTTGGGATAAATCTTTGGATTGGGGTAAAGCTAAATCCTGTTACTTTAATCATGTGTGGTAATTCCTTAACTGAGGAATCCTCATTTCCAGCTTCACTAGAACCTAAACCAATTTCCCAAGGTGATTCACTTGGTACATCATATGTTAAAGCAGTTATAAAACCAGGTTGTTCATAAACATAACCACCTATTGTTAATTGTACTAAATTACCTCTCATATACCCATTTGGACTATAATCTGGGGTAAGTGATGAGGCAAGATAATTTAATTTTTTATACATTGGAATAAGTTCTTGCTTTGACTGAGCAACAACTGTCCAAGATAATGACATTTGTCGAGTAAACCCACCATAAGTGTAAAATTGTTCACCTCTTCCTAAATAATTAAATCCATTCCATGTAGATGAGTAAGAATCTGACATTGAATCTAAAAATGCTCTAAAATGTATGAATGTTTTAAAATTAGGAGAATCATTATCTATAATAGCAATTCTAAATTTAACTAAATCATTTACATATTTTTCAGAAGCTACATTTTCACTTCTATATACAGGAATAGATGTAATTTTATCTAATCCTGGTTGGTATGATCCTATTCCAGCAATGTCTATTGAAGAATAAATAGAAGATCCATTTATTGTTTGAACTCCTTTTTCATAATTAACATAGCTTTTTCCTGAGCGTTGACCTGGGTCTCCTAATAATACTCTATTTTCTATGTTTTTTGTATTGTAATTAGGAGCATCGGGTGTAGCGCCTGTTTGTTCTGCTTTAGTCTTTTGAGTACCTTGTAATTTAGTTCTTAAAATAGCTCTAAAATCTTGAGTTCTTGGACTACCGTCTAATTTACCTACATTATTTTCAGTAGATATAATATCTTCTTGATTATAAGTAAAGGTATTATTAGCGTAAATTAAAGGAGTATTTACAGGCCATGTATTACCTTCAGTAGCAGGTTCATATACATTATGAAAATAGTCATCTACAGGTTTACCTTCACTATTAAAAGCATTAATTAAACGATCTCCTGTTAATCTTAAATATTTTCCAGAAACACCTTTATCACTTATAGCATCTCCTATAGTTTTTAAATAATCTCCAGGAGTTACAATTTTTGGAGCTTTACCTTCAAAATAAGGTTTTAATGTAGGGGATTTAGCTTGATAATTATTTAAACCTGTTCTGTTAATATTATCAACATATCTTATACCAGTATTTCCTATTCCTAAAATAGAACCAGGGCCTCCTGTATAAACTATAACATTTTGACCATCATTTAGTTTTATACCATTGTCATTACCTATTGTAGAACCAGATACAGCATTATATAATTTAACTAATCTGTTTTCAATATTAGGTTGAGTAGATTTAACTCTAGTACCGTATAAAGAATTGTTGTTAGCATATGCTCCCGTTTGGGCAAACGGATTTATACCTTGTTTATTTAAATGTGTACCAAACGCTATAACACCGGCTTGAGCTAATGTATTTAATGGGGAATAAATACCTTCATTTAAAATACCACTTGTTTGAGTACGAACTGCTGTACGAGATAATAGCTGTTGCTTTGCTATAAACAATAAACCATTTGGTGATTTAGTGTCTATAAACATTTTAGTTAAGCGTTTAACGTCAGTAAGAGAATCTTCTATTGCGTTTACACCTCCCCTTAAAATAAAATCTTCACGTGGTCCTAAATCATTAAAGCCATCAGGAATTGGAGTTTGAATATAGGGTTGTCCACTATACCCTCCTCCAAGAGTATCCTTCCCATATCGCAGGGACTTTAAGTCAGTCTTTAAATCGATTAAAGGCATTACCCAGGTAAGTTATCCAAATATTTTTCAGGAGTTGTACCGTCTAAATCTAATTGAGATGCAGCTAAACTTTTCTGGTATTGAGTGAGTCTGTCGTATGCAAGAGGTGTTTTACCATCTAAATCTAATTGAGATGTTGCTAAACCTTTTTCATATTGAGTTACACCATCATATGATTTTGGGGTTTTACCATCTAAATCAGTTAATACAGATCCTTTTTTAAGTAAATCTAATAGTCCCATAGTTGTATTTTTTATTATAAATATTAAAATTATTGAGTTTTATAAGCACTAATACCCATTGCGGTACCAACCTTATTACCATCAAGATAAACATTACCACCTGTTTTAACAGCAGTTATAAGTTCTTGTAGCAACGCTACCATTTCATCTGTTCTACCTAATTTAGTACCACCGGCACCTACTACTGTATCTTTAGGTAAAGTTTTAATTACATAATCTTCAGCTTGTATCGCACCCCCTTTAATTCCAGATTCAATGTCTTTATCATATCCAAAAGTTGAAGCAATTGTTTTACCAAATCCTTCAGCACCTAATGCTTCTGTTAAGCTACCACCTACCCATCTTCCTAAAGCATCTCCTAAAATACCACCTATAAGAGTACCAGGACCTGGGATTAGTGATCCTACTACGGCTCCTAAAGCTGCCCCACCAATACCACCAATAGCTTCACCACCTCTTACACCTATACCTTTGTATATTTCGTTAAGTGAACCACCCCCAGAAATTAGGTTAGCAATATCTTGACCAGCAAATATACCTTCTAATACAGTACTTATTAAAGGAATTTTTAATAATTTTGGTGCTATTTTTCCTATTTTACCTTTAACGGCTTTTAAAGGATTCATATTGCTAAAAAATCCTCCAATCTTACCAAATAATCCACCACCACCACCTTTCATAGCAGCTTGTGCGGCTTCCATTCCTCCTGTTTTAAGAGCTTCTTTAGCAGCTTTACCCCCAAAACCAGCAGCAATTTGTTTTTCACTTAAAGATTTAGCAGCACCTCCCGCGGCACCACCTCCACCAAACATACTACTCATACCTCCTAATGATTTTCCTAAACTAAGGAAGTTCGCAAATTTAATACCAGCTAATATAAGAGCACCTTTTACAATAGCATCCATTAATGGTTTTGAAGATGCTAATGCTCCAGCAACATTTGCAATTGGAGTTACAATAGATTCGATAATTGGAGATAACTTTTCAAAAGCAGCAAGCATTTTTTCTTGAGCAACGGCCATCCTTTCTTGTACAGACTGATTTTTTAGTTGGGATGCTAATTCATCATTACCTAATTTAGCTAAAAATTCTGCTTCTTTACCTTGTTTACGTGCTAATTCATACTCTTCTTTTACTTGGTCCATATTTTGTTTACCAAGTGTTTGAAGGGCTTGTTGTTCCATAAGCATGTCAGCCATTTCTTCACGGCTCATACCCATAGCTTTAGCAATAGACTCTTGTTGAAGTCTATTCATTTTACCGAATTTAACAGCATCAACTCCCTGAGCTTTTAATTCACGACCTAATCCTACTAAATCATTATTTAAAGCAGCTCTTCTAGCTCCTTCTAAATTTAAATCTCTACCAGTTAATAATTCAGCTTCTAATTCTGCTGAGATTGATTCTTCAAAATTAAGTAAAGAACCGGCTAAATTATCTAATTTATCTAAACTTGTACCTAATGCTTTTGCTTGTGCTACACCTTTTACTAATGCTTCTGTGCTACCTCCTAATGCTATTTTAGTAACATTTGAAGTTTTAGCAACTTCAGACATTATTTCTTTATTACTAAAGTTAATACCTAATTGTGCTTTAGTAACTTTTAATTGACCTAATAAAGAAGTTGTAGCTTGTTTTAAAGATACATTACGGAGTTTACTTAATTTAAGAGATTCATTTAAAAGTTCTGGTTCAACTCCAGCAACATCTCTTAATTGAGTATATGTTTTTAAATCTTCTTCTGATACCTTAGCATTAGCTCCTAATGCTTTATTAATTTCTAATTGAGATTGAAGTAATTTAGATGCTGTTATATTAACATCACCTGAGCTAGCTGCTATATCTTCAAATTCTTTTCTGGTAGCTCTTGCTTCATTATAGGATATACCCATTTCTTTAGCAAAGTTACCAGTTTCGGTATCAACTTTTTTAAATATGTTATATAACTGTTTAACACCAGCTAATACTAATGTTATACCAGTTAAAGGGTCCATTAAACTAGTTTTTAAACTACTTCCTAATGAACTGAATGCTTTTTTCATTACAGTTGCTGATGTAGAACCTTTTTTAGCTGCTTCTAATTGAGCCGCTCCTAAAGCTTCTTCAGCATCTATTAAATTTCCTAAGACAGGAATTTTAGAAATACCACCTATTAATTTACCAGTAACACCTAATTTTTGGTTAATAGTGTCATATTCTTTTGCTTGATTGTTAAGAATTTTAGCTTCGTTATTTAAAGCTTCTGATAATTCTTGTTCTTGTTTTGCTCTTTCCTTAGCTGTAATTAAACCTAAATTTTCTAGGTTTTGAAGATTTTGTTTTAAAGTTAATCTTCTAGATTCTAAACCTTGTTGTGCTTTAGTTATATCAGATAACTTAAGAGCACCTTGATTTATTTTTAATTGATTTTGAAGGGCACTATCTAAACCTTTAGTTAAATCAGTAACAGATTTTACAGCTGCTTTTGCAGTTGTTTTATTAATAGTTGATGATACTCTATCAACAATATTTCCTGTTTCTTCTAATCTTTCATTAATAGCTTCACCAATCTGAGCACCAATTGATGTAATTTGGTCTCTCAGAAATCCTAATTCTTCATTAAGTCTTTGAGTAGAATTTTGTTTAGCCATTTAGTTTTTGTTATAAATATTAAAAGGCATCATTTTTTAGATGCCTTTGTAACATAGGTTGGAACTTGTATTTTTGTACTAGCTGTAGCTCCAGCTGATTTCATATTTTTGATTGATTCTTGAACTGTGTCTTTTGGTGTGTTTTTCTTTTCGTGAAATTCTTTTATTTTATTGTATGTAAAATTTCGCAACCAAATAGGCATGTCATAAATTATATCCCAGCTGTATCCTCCTTGTCCATGAAATACAATTTCATGTATTTGGATAAAGAGTGAAGCTCTATACTCAGGCGTCAGGCCAAAAAAAGTTAAGCCCTACTGGTATAACGATGTCCTCCTCTACACCGTTTTCAGTTATGTGAGTATAAGACATATCTACACCTGGGTTTATATTACCAATGTATTCTCTAAGTGCTTTAGCGTCGCGAGCTAATAACCCATAATCTACAAATTCTCTAATGGTTTTCTTTTCATAATCACCATTAACAGAAATAATCATATTTTTTAATCGAGTTGAAATTTCAAATGAACCTTTAGGATCAATTTTTTTCAAACCAAGAATTTCTTTTTCTATAGCTTTTTCATCACCAACTGTTAACAATTTAAATGTAATTACATTACCTGTAGTTGGAAATTCAAAAGTAAATTCATTTTTTCTAGATTCTTTTATTAAAGAAGTATCAAATTCTTTTTCTTTCAAAGAACTTAAATCTACAGTAACAGTTTCTTCTACATCTGATAATGGGAAAGTATATCTAAAACTATAATCTTTACCATAACCTAAAATACGAGCTGCTAATATAATAGCATCTTTATCACCAAGTAACAAATCATCATAATTAATTTTACTTATAATCATTGATTGGAGTAATTTGTCTAACCAAATACCTTGCTTAAGATAGTTTGTATTGCTTAAAATATCTTCTTCTCTAGCAGTCATGTATTTCATTTCGATTTTACCTTCTGCTAGAGGTGAACCTTCAGGATATAATAAACCTTTTGAAGGTAAATCGATTGTTTCGGTTGGGAACTTAAATTCGGTCATAAATTGTTTTTATTAATAACTTTGTTGTCGTATATAAATATATGAGAAAAAAAGAAGCTCGCGAAAAATCGCGAGCTCTTTTAAATTTATTTTTATTAATTAGAAGTTCAAGATACAGTAATCTGGTTGAACTGTCATTGTGATGTTTACGGCAGTACCATCATCATCCCAGTTATAATCACCAAAATTTGATTCAGTAATTAATGCACCTTTAATAATCCATTCTGATACGATATCACCTACAGGTCCTAATACGTTGAAAGTTAAATCTTTCTTATAGAAATCACTGTAACCATCTCTACCAGTTACAGATTCGTGATGTAAACGAACCCATTCCATTACAGCTTGAGCACCTGAAGGAGTAATTGGATCAAATAGTGTAAACTGGATAGTACCCCAAGTTGTTTTACCTTTAACGAAACGTTGTACGTTAATGTGATTAAGAGGTACTGTGCTTTGAGTTAAGTTTACAGCACCCACACCTTTGATTTCGTAAGCAGGAATACCATCGATATACATAATAAATCGATTGGTTTGCTTTGGTTCAAAAGCTGTGAAAAATATTTCGTTTGGATCTAATACTGCCATTTTATTTTATTTTATTATAAATATTCAACTTTTAAAAAATTACGCTGGGAAAGTAGCACCTGTAGGTAAGATGTTGAAATCCAAGTAAATAAATTCTGCTGTTTTAGTAGGTTGAATATAAATTTGACCTACCATCTGGTTTCTATCAATTACATCAGCTGTATTATTGCTATCGTCCATGATCACCTTAAACGCGTACAAACCTTGACGTTGTTGTACTGATTCTAAGTATGGGTTAACTTGGCTTAAGAATTGGTTTCTTGTAGCGATTGTGTTTTGTTCGAACACTAAGTTTTGAGCTACTTGAGAAATATAAGACTTAAGTTGGATTAACAATCTACGAACGTTTACACGGTCAAGTGCAGATGCTTTAGTTTGTAATGTTTTCTGTCCGTATACTACAACTCCTGTTCCAGGGAATGTTGCAATTGGGTTAACTTTATTTGTATATAAAGTATCGCGGTTAGCTTGAGACAATTTCTTTTCAGCTCTTACTACGTTACCTAATCCACCTCTGTTAATACCTGCTGGTGCAAACCATGGCTCACTTACGTTATCGTTGTAAGCATAAACACCACCAATCATTGTTGAAGCTGGTACCCATACTAATTGAGCTGAATCTGGATCGATGGTTTGTAACCAAGGCCAGTAAGCAGCAGCATATGAAGTATTTTTAGCATTTGCTTGAGTAGTTACTTCTGAGATACTTGAACTAAATGGTACTAAATCGGTTACGTAAATTGCATCTCCTCTATTTTGAGTATTATTGATTGCTGTAGTTACTTGAGAAGCACCTAAATTAGCTGTTGAAGAGAATAAACCAGGGGTTAATAATACATTATATCTATAATCATCAGCATTACCTAATAAATTAACCATATTAGTGTAAGCACTTGCTGAAATACCTTGTGGAGTTGTTGTAGCTAAATCAATAGCATTGTAATAATCAGCAACTCCTACAAATAAAGCACCGGTAGCTGCTCCAAATGAACCACTACCATTTATAGGAATTGAACCGGTAAATGCTGCTTTAGCTAAACCATTGTTATCAAAATATAATGGTGTAGGAGTATTAACACTAGATACATAGACATATCTTGAGTTGTTAGGATAAGTTCCAATTACTTCAATTTGGTTATCTGTTGAATTATATTGTCTGTATTGGTCACCAATTATTCTAGATACATAGTTAGGAGCTGTTGGGTCCATTGATAAATTAGTCCAAGTTTCTAGTACAATTGGAGTATTTGCATTATCATCACCTTGTCTAACTAATAAACTAAATGTACCAGATGATGTATCTCTGTTAGTAACTTGCCATCTAATATTATCGACTGAACCAGAAACTAAAGAACCACTGATATCCATAGATCCAGTGTTATTCATAATTTCACCTTGAGAAATAGTTTTTAATACTAAAGCTTCAATATTAGTTGATTCTATTATGGGAGTACCTGAACCAGTAGCTGTAGTTGCGCTAGTAAATGAACCAGTTACTACTCTTGAAACTAATAAGGTTTGACCACCATTGTTGAAATAGTTGTAAGCAGCAATTGAAGTAAAGTAGCTGTAAACTTGGCTTGCACTTAAAAAAGTAGTACCAAATTTATTTTGGTAATCGCTATAAGATGTAACAATTGTTGGTACGTTTACAGGACCTTTTACAGTAGGACCGATAATAGCTGCTCCTACGGTTACAGGTTGAGACGATACAAATGAATTGTCGTTTTCTAACGCTAATACACCAGGAGATATTAATGTTTCTGCCATTGTTAGATTATGTTAATGTTTTGTTATAAATATGTTAAGTCTTTTCAAAATATTATCTTGGAGTTATTTCTCCGGTGGATAAATTTATGTTTGAATCACCATATTTTTGTTGTAACAAAGCTCCAATTTCTAACTCGGCTTTTTTAATTTGTGATAACTCTTCGATTAATTGTTCTTTTTGAAGTTCTAAATCTTGAATATTGATTTCGATAACTCCAAAACGTTCAACTAAATCTCCTCTTTTATTATTTAGTTCTTGTAATTTAGATAACTCTTCTGGTGTTAAAACTTTATTTTCCATGTTAATAAATATTAAGAAGTTTATTAAGAGATTCTATTATTTGAGAAGGTTCAATAACTTTTGTACATTCAAATTGACGAGGAGTATTTTTATGATCAGGACACCATTCCCAATCTCCTGGGTTTAACCAATGGCGGTTAAAACATCCTCTACATGTTTTAGGATCTTTAGGGTAAATTCTTTCACAATCCTGAAATTCAGTATATGGATAACTAAATCCGGAAATTAAAACTGTAGGAGTATTTAATGCCCAAGATAACCAACTTAATCCACTTCCTAAACCAATAAAAGCAGAAGCATCACGAATGTCTATCATTCTATCTTCTAAATCAATGTGAAATCCTGTTTTATCGATTACTCCAGTTAATGTACCTCCAAGTTTTGAATCGTGCCAATCATCATTTAAAGGTTCACCAGTAATCATTGCTACTTTATATCCTTTTTCGTTTAAATAATCAATAACTGTTTGCCATCCTCCTGGATACATCCAATACTTAGCATGTGCTGAAGCATGGGGAGCAATTACAACATATTTTCCTTCAATATCTGTTTTTCGTTCAGGAGTTACTAATTGAGGTTTAACTTCTTTATATTTTAATCCTAAAATTTCTGTAGCGGTTTGTTGTAAAGGATATTTTTTAAAATCAATTGGTGTTCTATCAAATACAACTTTTTTATTATCATAAAACCACCCAATAGTAAACATAGCATATAAATCACGTACTTCAGTACCTGGTTTTATAAATTCTAATTTAGGGTAGTTTTTTTCAAACCATTCATTATGAAAAGTTGAACAAGCTACTTCACAATTATTTTCTTTTCTAAATTCTTCAATAAGAGGAAACCATGCTAATGTATCACCTACAGCAGATGAATCTAAATGAATATAAACTCGTTTTCCTTGAGGATTAAATGTATGTTCAATAATTTTTTCACCTGTTTTTTTATCATAAATTTCAATACGCCATTTAACTAAGTATTTTATATTAGAACGAGTCCACATATTATTAGTAATAGTATTCTCGAATAAAACACGATTAGTTTTAGTATTAACAAATTTAATAAGATATTCTTTTTGTAAAGGACCTAAAACTTCTACAAAAGGTCCATCTAAAAAATTAATATTAAAAGTATTTTCAGGTTCTCTATGAGATATCCTTAAAATTTCAGTATTGTTATATTCGTTTATTAAAACTTCTTTCATGATTTCCAAAAATAAATAAAACTTTGATAGTATCCTAAATCGACATGATGATTATTAAAACCTTTATCTGAATAGAATTGGCAGAATTTTATTCTTTCTTCATTTCGTTGTTCAGTGCTTAATGTATCTACATCTTCATGAAATTCAAAAAATATTTTATTAATTTTATCCCATGTAATTTGACTAACATTATTAAAAACATATTTTTCATGTCCTTCAATATCAACTTTCATGTAATCTACTTTTGTAAGATTATGTTTTGCAAAAAATTCATCTAAAGTAATACATTGGATAGGTTGAGTATCCCACCAGTTAGGCCATTTTGGAATGTCAATGTATCCTCTTTCGGAACCAATAGCTATATTATCAACAATCCAATTATAGTTTTTATTTTTATTTAAAGCTTCAAATACTCCTGGGTCTGGTTCTACACAGTATATTTTTGAGCAACCTTTTGATTCTGCTCTAAGAGCAGACATACCAATATTTGCTCCTAAATCAAGATAAATATCTCCATATTGCATACCAGGACCCCATTGATTTAATTCATCGTGAATTAAATTTCCAAAAGCCATAGATCCTTCCCAACCATATTTATCTCCCATTTCATTTTGGCTTAAGGATGTATCCCAAGTTGAAATATCAATTATTTGGTCGTTTTTTGTATAAAATTTAGTGCGCATGTTTTTTAAATAATTCTATTAATTCTTTTGAGCGATTTAACCATGATAATTCTTTTGCTGTATTAAGTGAACGTTGTCTATAGTCTCCATATTCATTAATAATAACATCTAATCCTTTAAGAAGCAAGTTTAAATCACGAGGTGCTCTCCATAATCCATGAAATGTAGTTTCCATCTCAATCCATCCTAAAATAGGTAAACCACAAGCTGCTGCCTCTAGTAAGGTTAAATTAGGATGTCCAGCTTCTAATTCACTTGGATGTAAAAATATTGTATGTGATGTATAAAGTTGTCTTAATTCCTCATTTGGAATATCCCAAGCCATTGTTAATTTAGGATAACCTAATACCCAAGGATTATCTTTAAGCCATTTTTCATTATTTTTAGGACCAGCAATTGTAATAGGTAAATTACGAGACATTGCTATTTGGACTCCTAATCCAAATCCTTTTCTATCATATGCTCCATAACCACCTAAACCATTATTTGCAACCATTAATAAATTATGCATTAATGGAGGTGTTTGATTTGGATAAAAACTTTTTGTATCCGCCCCGTGTGAAAAATAATACACATTAGGTAAATCAAAATATTCAACTAAATAACGAGCAGGAACTAAAGAAAAAACAGAGCGTTCCATTGCTTCTCTATTTTCTTTATAAATAAATGAATCTTTTCCGTAATGATATGCATGGTGGTCGTGATGTTGAAATACATAGGGAATACCTCTGTTAGCTAATTCAATTGCTAAATTAGCAACGTGAACCATCACAACATCATATTCACCTGGTTGTACTTCATTGGCCCATTTTAAATCTACTTCGTGTCCTAATTTTTTTAGATTGCACATAAATTCCCATACAATTTTTTCAATTGCTCCCCATGCTGGAGGAGGAATAGGAATACCACAACCTGGATTTACTTGGCATATTTTCATAATACTTTTTCTAAAAGTCCGTTTGTTTGTAATTTATTATCAATGTAATCTTTATTTACAACAATAGTTTTTTTACTTAAAAACTTATTATTATGAGCATCATAAAACTCAAAATTAATTATAAGTTCTTTATCATTGATTTGATGAAGTCTATACCAAGCAAATTTACTAGTAATGTTAATAGTTTCATTAAAAATTTCTTGTCCTTCTTCTATAGCGCTTACAACTAAATTTCTACTATCTACTTCATTTGAATTTTGATAGTAAATAGCAAAATGATTTTCAACATTAGTTGGTAAAACAGTAGTATATTCTATACGAGAAAAATTATTGTGTTTAAAATTTTCACTAATTAATTTATCCCAATTTTCAGCTGATTCTATATGAATTTGATTTCTAAAAGGTTGTAAAGCAAAATAGAATATATTTTCATAACCATTAGATAAACTACCTACTTTATGTTTTAAATTATCATATCCAGCAGCTGTAGAAATAAATTCGTGAGTTTTAAAGAATAAATCTGTTTGAATACCTATAAAGAAAGTACTACTTACTTCACCCTCTGAATATTTTCTTTCATCAACAAATGCTTTTTTCTTATTTAATTTAAAAGAAATTTCATTTATAAATTCTGGGTTAGTAAGGATATAGTCGTAATTAATAAAAAATAATTTTTTAGTTCCTATATTTTTTGCTAATGAAGCTGCGTTATAATAATTTGTATAAACAGCAGGACCATGATAAACATCATTGTCTTCACCTTGTAAAATTGTATTTACTTTAAAATGTCCATAATCAACCCAGCAATGATAATAAAAATCGTGTTTAGTTAATAAATTATTTTTATCATAAACACAATAATCAACTAATTCTTGTAATTCTTCAGGAATAGGAACGTGAGAAGTTAATATAATTTTTCTTCCTGTTTGTTTAAAAGATTCAATGCATTCTTTTGTAGAATCTATTACACTTTGTTGAATAGGATATGTAGAAATAATAATTGCTTCTTGTTCAATATCGATTGTTTCTTTTGTTTCTACAACTTCTTTAATTAATTCACAATTTTTTTCAAAATTATCAAATTCAAGATATTTTACTCCTTTAAATTTATCAAAATAATTTTGATAAACACCTAAATTATAAATCAAAACTGGAGTTTGGTATGAAATTGCTTCACGAATAACTAAAGGCATTGTTTCTTTATCATTTGCTGAACCACGAGATGTAAATAAAAATAAATCCATTGCTTGATAAAAAGCATCTACATCTGTGCGTTCATTCCACCAGGTTAAATTTGGAGGAGTATCATTAGATAATGGTTCCCAATACCATTTAAAATTATCAGCTCTATTACCTAAACTATGAAATTCATATTCAGGCATTGAACGAGCATATTCAAAAAATTCAGCTTGATTTTTGCGAGAGGTATATAACCCAACGTGTAAAATGTGTTTTTTAGCGGGGTCTAATTGTAATTTACGCAGTGCCTCTTCGCGGTTAGGGCGTTCAATATATTCGATAGGATATTCGACTAATACGCGTGGAATATCAATATCTTTATATTGTTCAATTTGCCAATTTGATACAAACATAAATTTATCTGGGTAAAATTTTTTCTGGGTTGTATCAAATGATGAATCGTGTGAGGTTTCTACAATAATATATTTGCGGTCTGTTTTATATAATTTAGATGCTACATCAAAATCCATATAAAACTCAGGAATTTCTTCAGTATGAACAATATCGGGTTGAACACGATTAATTATATCAATTAATTCTATTTTATTTTCACCTAATGTAAAAAAATTATCAGGTTTAACTAATTTAAGAATTTTATTTCGTGTTACTACTAAAACACCACCCGTAACATCTGCCCATTCTACAAGGTAGATGTCGAATTCATCTTTAAGTAATTCAATTTTTTTAGTTAAATATTGAGGTAGTCCACCTGTAGATAAATGTGGAGCAATATATAACAATTTTTTCATAACAGAATATTTCCAATAAATATAAATAAAAATATTTAAATATCCAAGTTTAATTACGGAGCTGCATATCCCGGAAATACATAATCAATTCCATTTACGTTTACTATCAACCAAACATCTGGTTCACCTAATACAAAATTTGGGTTTATATTTGTATAAACTTGATCTACTCCGTTAGGACCACCTGGGGGTTGAAAATTAAAAAACCCACCTGCATTATCTACTTGTAAAAAACTAGTAGCAACAGTACCTGTTACATTTAAAGTAGCACCTGAAACTGATAAAAATGATACACTTTGTATTGTAGTTGTTCCTGTAGTTTTAACTAAATAATCTGGTTGGTTAGTAAATACACCACCACTAATACCACTAGTACCATTAAATGATAAACCTGAGGTACCTGATACGCCACTTGTTCCTGAAGTTCCAGAAGCTGAACTTGTACCTGAAGTTCTTGCAGCACCTGAAGTACCTGATGTACCATTGGTTCCTGAAGTCCGGCTTGCTGAACTTTGTCCAGCTGTTCTAGCAGCACCTGATGTTCCTGAAGTACCTGTTGTACCTGAAGTTCGGCTGTTTGAACTTGAACCTGCGACTGTGGCCGCACCTGATGTTCCACTTGAACCTGAAGTACCTGAGGTTTGTGATGCTGTACTTTGTCCTGCAGTACGTGCAGCACCTGTTGAACCACTTGTACCTGATGTGCCTGAGGTAAAACTTGCTGTACTTGTACCTGCACTCCGTCCTTGTCCAGAAGTACCGCTAGTACCACTTGTGCCTGAAGTCCGTGATGCTGAACTAGCACCTGCGTTTGTAGTTGCACCTCCTGTACCACTTGTACCACTTGTACCACTAGTTTGAGAGGCGGTACTTGTACCAGCTGTTCTACCAGCACCACTTGAACCATTTGTACCACTTGTACCTGAGGTTTGTGATAATGAACTTGAACCTGATGTCCGTGTAGCTCCTGACGTTCCTGAAGTGCCACTTGTTCCTGAAGTCCGTGATGCAGAACTTGAACCTGCAGATTGGGTTGCTCCTGAGGTACCACTTGTACCTGTTGTACCTGAGGTTTGGCTTGCTCCACTTACACCAGCAGCACCTGAAATACCTGAAGTACCCGAACTACCATTTGTACCTGAAGTACCTGATGTACCTGAAGTCCGTGATGCTGAGCTTGAACCAGCATTTTGGTTTGCACCTGATGTTCCTGAAGTACCTGTTGTACCTGAAGTCCGACTGTTTGAGCTTGAACCTGCTGTTTGTACAGCACCTGAAGTACCGCTTGTGCCGCTTGTACCTGAAGTTTGTGATGCTGAACTTGTACCAGCTGTTCTACCAGCACCACTTGAACCATTTGTACCACTTGTACCTGAGGTTTGAGATGAGGTACTTTGTCCTGCTGTTCGTGCTAAACCTGAAGTACCTGAAGAACCTGAAGTACCACTTGTGCCTGAAGTTGAAGCAACTCCTGAAGCTCCAGCATTACCACTTGTACCTGAAGAGCCATTAGTACCACTAGTTCCGGAAGTTCTTGATACTCCAGAGGCACCATTTGCTCCTGAAGTACCACTTGAACCATTTGTACCTGAAGTACCTGAAGTCCGGCTTACGCCTGAAGCACCGGCGTTGCCATTAGTACCAGCTGAACCATTTGTACCTGAGGTACCGGAAGTACCTGAAGTCCGTGATGCAGAACTTGAACCTGCAGATTGGGTTGCTCCTGAGGTACCACTTGTACCTGTTGTACCTGAGGTTTGAGATGATGAACTTGAACCTGCTGTCCGTGCAGCACCTGAAGTACCTGCGCTACCTGCTGTACCTGAAGTACCACTAGTGCCTGAAGTTCGTGAAGCTCCTGAAGCTCCGTTTGTACCTGCTGAACCGTTTGTTCCTGAAGTACCAGAAGTTCGTGATTGTCCTGATGCTCCAGCTGCACCTCCTGTACCTGCACTACCATTTGTTCCTGAGGTACCACTTGTACCTGAAGTAAAGCTTGCAGAACTTGAACCTGCATTCCGTGCAGCTCCTGATGTACCTGAGGTACCACTTGTACCTGAAGTCCGGCTGTTTGAGCTTGAACCTGCGGTCTGTGCTAAACCACTTGTTCCTGAAGAACCACTAGTTCCACTTGTACCTGAGGTTGGAGAAACTCCTGAAACACCTGCGTTACCATTTGTACCTGATGAACCATTAGTACCGCTTGTACCACTAGTTCCTGAGGTTCTACTATTTCCTGAAGCCCCATTAGCACCTGAAGTACCATTTGAGCCATTTGTTCCTGACGTTCCTGAAGTTCGGCTTACACCTGATGCTCCTGCTATTCCGTTTGTACCAGCACTACCATTAGTACCGCTTGTGCCGCTTGTACCTGAAGTTTGTGATGCTGAGCTTGAACCTGCAGATTGGGTTGCTCCTGAGGTACCACTTGTACCACTAGTTCCTGAGGTTTGTGAAGATGAGCTTGAACCGGCAGTACGTGAAGCACCTGAAGTACCTGCGCTACCTGCTGTACCTGAAGTTCCGCTTGTACCAGAAGTCCGTGATTGTCCTGATGCTCCAGCTGCACCTCCTGTACCTATACTACCATTTGTACCGCTTGTACCTGAGGTTCCTGAGGTTTGAGATGCAGAGCTTGTACCAGCATTCCGTGCAGCACCTGAAGTACCGCTTGTACCACTTGTACCTGAAGTCCGGCTGTTTGAGCTTGAACCTGCGGTCTGTGCTAAACCTGAAGTGCCTGAGGAACCACTAGTCCCTGAAGTACCTGAGGTTGAACTAGCCCCTGAGACACCGGCATTACCATTTGTACCAGCACTACCATTTGTACCACTAGTACCTGAGGTTCTAGAAGTACCTGAAGCACCTGCGGCTCCATTTGTACCTGTAGAACCATTTGTTCCACTAGTACCGGATGTACCTGAAGTCCGTGATGCAGAACTAGAACCAGCGTTTTGAGTAGCTCCTGAAGTACCGCTTGTACCACTTGTACCTGAAGTTTGTGATGCTGAGCTTGAACCTGCTGTCCGTGCAGCACCACTAGTACCCGCACTACCTGCTGTACCACTTGTTCCTGATGTACCTGAAGTACGGCTTGCTCCTGATGCTCCATTTGTACCAGCAGAACCGTTTGTTCCTGATGTGCCTGATGTGCCTGATGTTCTACTTGGTCCACTAGTGCCTGTAGTACCTGCTGTACCAGATGAACCATTTGCTATTGATCTATAACCTATAGACCCATTATTTACGTTGTATACAAGGTAATTTGGTAAATTATTGTCTTCTGGTACCTCATTAAATTTAGGAGGTTTATTTGTATCCAAACCATTAGTGGGATTTATTTCCATAATAGGAACACTACCACTTACAAACATTAAAGTGTCATTTAATGATCCGGTAAGAACCATTTTAATTGACTTGCCATTAGAATCTGTAAATTCTAACGAACCCGAACCTGGTATTATGGTTACATTTTTAGCCATTTAATGTTTTTATATAAATATTTTATCCTTTTGTATCTCTTTTATATTCGAGAAGTACTTTTTCAACATCTTTTCTTTCTGCTTGAATCAAGTAATAACATGTTACTTCTCCACAAGCTGAATCAATGTGTACTTTATTATCTTTAATTTCTACTACGTAGTGCATACAATTCCCTACAGGAGTTAATTGTACTGTGTAGCTATTATCGTGTACTAATCCAGTCCAGTAATCAGGTAATTCGATTACTTTTTCAGTTGTATAACCTCTAAAGTAAACACCATGTTCAGGACCTTCTAAAACACCATATCTTAATCTCCAAGGTTCGCCTTTTGTTGGGTGAACAATATCAAACGATTTACTATTAGCTGAGAAGTTATTGAAATTATTTAAATCGATTAGTCCGTTACCATCTAAGAAATTAGGACCAGCACTTAAAGGACCACTTGTAAATTCTATAAATTGAGAACCATCCCAATATAATAATTCTGGGGGGCTATTTGATACTAATGCTAAAGCAACATCATTTGCATTAACTGTTATACCAATACCTGCTCCTACATCTAATGTTCTATCTGTAGTTAATTGACCACCTCCAGTTAAACCATTTCCTGCGATTATAGACACGTAAGTACCAGCTGTACCAACATTACCTGAAATACCGCTTGTACCACTAGTACCTGAAGTACCAGATGTTCTACTTGCACCTGATGCACCACCAGTACCACTTGAACCTGAGGTACCACTTGTACCTGAAGTATTACTTACACCACTACCTCCAGCGTTACCTGAAGTACCTAATGAACCACTTGTACCTGAAGTACCACTTGTGCCTGATGTTCTACTATTTCCTGAGGCACCATTTGTACCTGAAGAACCTGCTGTACCACTAGTACCACTTGTTCCTGAAGTACGTGCTAAACCTGAGGTACCACTTGAACCACTTGTTCCTGAAGTGCCTGAAGTTGAACTTAAACCTGAAACACCTGCGTTACCGTTTGTACCTGCTGAACCATTAGTACCTGAAGTACCGCTTGTACCTGAAGTTCTACTATTACCTGAAGCTCCATTTGTACCAGAAGAACCATTTGTTCCACTAGTACCACTTGTTTGAGATGCACCTGCATTACCTCCTGTACCTGTACTACCACTTGTACCGCTAGTACCTGAAGTTCTACTATTTCCTGAAGCACCATTAGTACCTGAAGAACCGTTAGTTCCGCTTGTACCGCTTGTACCTGAGGTCCGTGAAGCACCTGCTTGTCCTGCAGTTCCTGTTGAACCTGAAGTTCCGCTAGTACCACTTGTTCCGCTAGTTTGTGACGCAGAACTAGAACCGGCTGTTTGTGTTGCACCTGAAGTACCGCTTGTACCTGATGTACCACTTGTTTGAGAAGCTGAACTTGAACCTGCTGTACGAGCTAAACCTGAAGTTCCTGATGAACCACTTGTTCCTGAAGTGCCTGAAGTTGAACTTAAACCTGAAACACCTGCGTTACCGTTTGTACCTGCTGAACCATTAGTACCTGAAGTACCACTAGTTCCTGATGTACTTGATTGACCTGAGTTACCAGCTGTACCTGCTGAACCATTAGTTCCGCTAGTACCACTTGTTCCTGAAGTTTGTGATATACCTGCAACACCTGCTGTACCTGAAGAACCATTTGTTCCACTAGTACCTGATGTTCCTGATGTTCTACTATTACCTGAAGCTCCTGCTGTACCGGCAGTACCTGAACTACCATTAGTACCACTAGTACCACTTGTACCTGATGTCCGGCTTAATCCAGAAGCACCTGCTGTACCATTTGTACCTGCAGAACCTGCTGTACCGCTAGTACCACTTGTTCCTGAAGTTCTGCTGTTTCCAGCAGCACCATTTGTACCAGATGAACCATTTGTTCCGCTTGTACCTGAAGTACCTGAAGTGCCTGAATTTTGGGCTAAACCTGAAGTACCTGATGAACCTGAAGTGCCTGAAGTGCCACTTGTAGAGCTTAATCCTGAAACACCTGCGTTTCCATTAGTACCTGATGAACCGTTTGTACCTGAAGTACCACTTGTGCCTGATGTTCTACTTAATCCAGAAGCACCTGCTGTACCAGCACTACCGTTTGTACCACTTGTACCGCTTGTACCACTTGTTTGAGAAGCACCTGCTACACCGGCTGTACCATTTGAACCAGCTGTACCGCTTGTACCTGAAGTGCCAGAAGTTTGTGAAGAACCTGCTGTACCAGCTGAACCGTTTGTTCCGCTAGTTCCTGATGTTCCTGATGTTCTACTATTACCGGATGCACCTGCCGTACCTGATGAACCATTAGTTCCTGAAGTACCGCTTGTACCACTAGTTTGTGATGATGAACTTGAACCTGCTGTTTGAGTAGCTCCTGATGTACCACTAGTACCTGAGGTGCCGCTTGTTTGAGAAGCTGAACTTGAACCAGCTGTTTGAGCTAAACCTGAAGTACCACTTGAACCACTTGTTCCTGAAGTGCCACTTGTAGAGCTTAATCCTGAAACACCTGCATTACCTGAAGTTCCGTTTGAACCGTTAGTACCACTTGTACCGCTTGTACCGGATGTACCCGCTGTTCTACTATTACCTGAAACTCCCGCTGTACCTGTTGAGCCATTAGTTCCGCTAGTACCACTAGTACCTGATGTCTGACTTAATCCAGCAGCTCCTGCTGTACCTGCTGAACCATTAGTTCCTGATGTACCGCTAGTACCTGATGTTTTACTATCACCTGAAGCACCTGCTGTACCTGCAGTACCAGCAGAACCTGCTGTGCCACTTGTACCACTAGTACCTGATGTTTGACTATTTCCTGAAGCTCCTGCTGTACCTGAGGTACCAGCTGTACCACTAGTACCACTAGTACCAGAAGTTCTACTATTTCCTGAGGCACCGTTTGTACCTGCAGAGCCATTTGTTCCGCTAGTACCACTTGTGCCTGATGTTCCTGAATTTTGGGCTAAACCTGAGGTACCTGATGAACCTGAAGTGCCACTAGTGCCTGAAGTTGAACTTAATCCTGAAACACCTGCGTTACCGTTAGTACCTGATGAACCATTAGTACCGCTTGTACCACTTGTACCTGAAGTCGCACTTGCACCTGCTGTACCTGCATTTCCTGAAGTGCCATTTGAACCATTAGTTCCGCTAGTACCACTTGTACCGGATGTTCTACTTAATCCAGCAGCACCTGCTGTACCAGAAGAACCATTTGTTCCACTTGTACCGCTTGTACCTGAGGTGCCACTTGTTTGAGAATTACCTGATTGGCCTGCTGTACCTGCACTGCCTGTTGTACCGCTAGTACCTGAAGTTCCAGATGTTTGACTATTTCCTGAAGCACCTGCTGTACCAGAAGAACCATTTGTTCCACTTGTACCACTAGTTCCACTTGTTGAACTAGTACCTGATGTACGTGCTAAACCTGAGGTACCTGATGAACCTGAAGTTCCGCTAGTGCCTGAAGTTGAACTTAAACCTGAAACACCTGCGTTACCGTTAGTACCTGATGAACCATTAGTACCGCTTGTACCACTTGTACCTGATGTTTTACTATCACCTGAAATGCCTGCTGTTCCAACGCTACCATTTGTGCCTGAAGTACCAGAAGTACCAGAAGTACCACTTGTACCTGATGTTTGAGAAGCGCCTGCTAAACCTGAAGTACCTGTACTACCTGAGGTACCACTAGTACCACTTGTAGCACTTGCACCTGATTGTCCTGCAGCTCCGGCTGTACCCGTGCTACCATTTGTTCCTGAGGTACCGCTTGTACCTGAAGTTTGACTATTTCCTGAGTTACCGGCAGTACCTGCTGAACCGTTAGTTCCGCTTGTACCTGAGGTACCTGATGTTCTGCTTAATCCAGCAGCACCTGCTGTACCTGCGCTACCGTTTGTACCGCTTGTACCAGAAGTTCCACTTGTTTGTGAAGCGCCTGCTGTACCTGCACTACCATTTGTACCTGAAGTACCGCTAGTACCTGATGTTTTGCTTTCACCTGCTAATCCTGAAGTACCTGTAGAACCTGAAGTGCCTGAAGTGCCACTTGTTGCACTAGCTCCTGATTGTCCAGCAGCACCTGCTGTACCATTTGAACCATTTGTTCCTGAAGTACCTGAAGTGCCTGAAGTACCACTTGTACCTGATATATCACTTATACCAGAAGTACCTGCGCTACCATTTGTACCGCTTGTACCACTAGTTCCTGAAGTTCTTGAATTGCCCGAAGCACCTGCTGTACCAGAAGAACCATTTGTTCCGCTCGTTCCGGAAGTACCACTAGTACCACTTGTACCTGCAGAACCTGAGTCGCTACTTAATCCTGAAGTACCTGTAGAACCACTTGTTCCGCTTGTACCACTTGTTGCACTAGCTCCTGATTGTCCAGCGGCTCCAGCAGTACCTGCTGAACCGTTAGTACCACTAGTACCTGAAGTTCCGCTTGTTTGAGAAGTACCGGTTGTTCCAGCACTACCATTAGTACCGCTTGTACCAGAAGTACCACTTGTTTCAGAAATACCTGCAACTCCAGCTGTACCTACACTACCATTAGTACCTGATGTACCGCTAGTACCACTTGTTTGAGAAGCACCGGCTGTTCCAGCGCTACCATTAGTACCGCTAGTTCCACTTGTACCTGAAGTTTTACTTTCACCTGCTAAACCTGATGTACCTGTAGAACCACTTGTTCCACTTGTACCTGAGGTTGCACTAGCACCTGACTGACCAGCAGCACCTGCTGTACCCGTACTACCATTAGTACCTGAAGTACCTGAAGTGCCACTTGTTCCTGATGTTTCACTATTACCAGAAGCACCTGCCGTTCCTGAAGAACCGTTTGTACCACTAGTACCACTAGTACCACTAGTACCACTTGTACCAGAAGTTTCACTATTTCCTGATTCGCCTGCTGTTCCTGATGAACCGTTTGTACCTGAAGTACCTGAAGTACCTGATGTACCTGATGTTTTGCTTTCGCCTGCTAAACCTGAAGTACCAGTACTACCTGAAGTACCTGAGGTACCACTAGTTGCACTTGCACCTGATTGACCTGCAGCTCCGGCAGTTCCTGATGAACCATTAGTTCCGCTTGTACCTGATGTACCTGAAGTTGCACTAGTACCTGATTCGCCTGATGTTCCTGATGAACCGTTTGTACCTGAAGTGCCTGAAGTGCCTGAAGTGCCTGAAGTACCTGAAGTACCTGAAGTGCCACTTGTACCTGATTCACCAACTGTTCCAGATGAACCTGTTGTTCCTGATGTACCTGAAGTTCCACTTGTACCCGAAGTGCCTGAAGTTTCACTAACTCCTGCTAAACCTGATGTACCTGTAGAACCACTTGTTCCACTTGTACCTGAAGTAGCGCTTGCACCTGATTGACCTGCAACTCCAGCTGTACCTGCTGAACCGTTGGTTCCACTTGTACCTGAAGTACCAGATGTACCTGAAGTTTCACTATTACCAGAAATACCAGCTGTACCAGAAGAACCATTTGTTCCGCTAGTACCACTAGTACCGCTAGTACCTGAGGTTTCACTAGTACCTGACTCACCAGCGGTTCCTGATGAACCTGTTGTACCACTCGTACCAGAAGTACCTGATGTACCACTTGTACCAGAGGTTTCACTATTTCCACTTAAACCAGAAGTACCTGTAGAACCGCTAGTTCCTGATGTACCACTTGTTGCACTTGCACCTGACTGTCCAGTAGCACCTGCTGTACCTGCAGAACCATTTGTTCCTGAAGTACCACTAGTTCCTGAAGTACCTGAGGTTTCACTATTACCTGATGTACCAGCTGAACCGTTAGTTCCGCTTGTACCTGAAGTACCTGATGTACCTGCTGTTTCACTATTTCCTGCTGTACCTGCAGTACCAGCAGAACCTGCAGTACCAGATGTACCAGAAGTACCTGATGTACCACTAGTACCTGAAGAATCTGAATTTCCACTTAACCCTGAAGTACCTGTACTACCTGAAGTTCCACTAGTACCTGAAGTAGCGCTTGCTCCTGATTGTCCAGCAGCTCCTGCTGTACCGTTTGAACCGTTGGTACCTGAAGTTCCACTTGTAGCTGAAATACCAGATGTACCACTTGTACCATCTTCTCCAGAAGTACCTGAAGAACCTGATGTTCCGCTTGTACCTGAAGTTTGACTATTTCCTGATGTACCGGCTGTACCATTGGTACCAGATGTACCTGAAGTACCAGATGTACCTGCTGTTTGTGATACTCCTGAAGTACCTGCTGTACCTACAGAACCTGAAGTTCCACTAGTACCTGAAGAACCTGAAGAACCACTAGCACCACTTACACCATCAAATCCATCTAAACCAGCAGTACCTGTTGTACCACTTGTACCACTAGTACCTGAAGTTCCACTAGTACCTGAAGTACTAGATATGCCAGAAGTACCATCATTACCTGAAGTACCAGAAGTACCAGTACTACCTGAGGTTCCAGATGTTCCTGAAGTACCACTTACATTACTTTCTCCTGAAGTACCTGAACTACCATTTGTACCTGAGGTACCTGAAGTACCACTTGTACCACTTGTTTGTGAAGCACCTGCTGTACCTGCACTACCATTAGTACCTGAAGTACCACTTGTACCTGAGGTTTCACTTATACCTGATTCACCAGCGGTTCCAGATGAACCTGCTGTTCCTGAGGTACCTGAAGTGCCTGAAGTGCCTGAAGTTTCACTTATGCTTGATTCACCCGCAGTTCCTGAAGAACCATTTGTACCGCTTGTTCCTGAGGTACCACTTGTACCTGAGGTTTCACTTATACCAGCTGTACCTGCGCTACCGTTTGTACCACTTGTACCACTAGTACCGCTAGTACCGCTAGTACCGCTAGTACCGCTAGTTCCTGATGTTTTACTATTTCCTGATTCACCCGCAGTTCCTGAAGAACCTGCTGTCCCAGAAGTACCTGAAGTACCTGATGTTTGGCTTTCTCCTGATGTACCTAATGAACCATTAGTTCCACTTGTACCGGAAGTACCTGAAGTACCACTATTTTCACTTATACCAGAAGTACCAGCAGAACCATTAGTACCACTTGTACCACTCGTTCCACTAGTTCCTGAATTTTCACTATTTCCTGAAGTACCTGTTGAACCACTAGTACCACTAGTGCCAGAAGTTGCACTTATTCCTGAGATACCTTCTGTACCACTTGAACCATTTGTACCTGAGGTACCGCTTGTACCTGAAGTTTGAGAATTACCTGAGTTACCCGCAGTTCCTGTAGTACCTGCTGTACCACTTGTTCCTGAAGTGCCTGATTGTCCTGAAGCTCCTGATGTTCCTGAAATACCGCTTGTTCCAGAAGTAGCATTTACATATCCTAAAGTACCTGTTATTGGGTTGTACGTTACTACGTACTCAATATCTTGAACCGGAAGGGTTTGAATTATAATAGGATAAGTCTCAGAACCTGAGATTACTAAAGATCCTGTAATTTCGGCTGAACCTGAAAATGGAAATCCTACTCCAGAAACGTATATTGTAACACCATTATTTGTACCGAATGGTGCAAATCCTAAAACCTCAGCTGAACCGCTGATATTAATATATGGAACACTAGCGCTTACTAGTGTACCATTTTGGTATATATCAATGGTACCAGCACCGGTACCCGTAGGATCTACATTATATACGCCAACTGGAACTTGGTCTAGGAATCTTACTTGAGCCATTCTTTAGGATTTATCTCATATAAATATGGTAAGATTATATTGCGTTCACTTTTTTCTTAATTTCTAGTGCTTTAATTGTTTCTGGGGTTGTAATTGTTCCATTAGCATTTTCTTGGCCAGTATATAGAGCATCTATTGAAGAAGCTTCAATTGAAAATATAATTTTAGTTTTATCAGAGAATTTTTTAATTGAGTTCAAATCTTTTTGTAATATTTCAGGTACTATGTATCCATTTAATCTTATAGTAAATGTACTTCTTACAATACGTTCATCATTTTGAGTTAATTCTGTTTGAAAACCAAACGAATCAATCATTGTTTTAAATTTATATCTTTGAGGATCACCCCAATAAGCATCAGAAGCATATTCAATAGATTCAACTATTTTATTTAGTTGTTCTACATAATACGTAAATATCGCACAACTATAAGTTATAGTTACATAATCAGGAATTACTGTAGCATAAAATTGCTTTTCAGGAATTCTATTAGTTAATACTTTAAAGTTATCATATGAATTTCTAGCATCATATTTTTTCTGAGAAACTCCATAGTTATGAGGATTATTAGCATCTAATTTATTACCAATAGTCCTATTTTTTTCCATTGACTCTCTTTTAAACATAATCAAAGGAGCCATAATTTTACCTTTTTGGTCTCTGTAATACCCGTCTTTTTGGTATGATTTCCATTTTTCAGGAGAACCATATATAATAGGAACAGGTAAACGAGATCCATTTTGTATTACTGAGGGTTGGATTACATTTTCAAAGTAGTAATATACAGCTTCATCAATATCTTTAATACCAACACTAAAAGGTTTTACATTATCCCCCTTAAATGATGTTTGTAATGCACGATTAATACCAGGAACATCAGGATCCGCATAATTAGGATTACCCGAGGGTGAATACGTTGATTTGTGTTGTTCTACACTTATCTCACGTTGTGTTTTTGGCGTTGGTTTATTTAGTCTATTTTGAGCCATTATAGTCGTGATAATTCAATATTAATTCTATCTGAAGGAACATAGTGACAAGTGCAAATTACGGATACACTATATCCAAATTGTCCTAAATCCTCTTCATATGGGTTATCTCCTGCTGCATCTAAATACGGGTATTCTGGATCTTTACCAACAAAGAATTGAGTTGTATTTACATTATCTATTTCCCAGTAGCCATTTTGGAACATAACTACATCTCCTATTTCTGGGTAAACATTAGCATCAACTAAATCATCTCGTAAAAATTTGTAAGTTACCTGCCAATTAAAATCAGCACCAAAATCACTTACAGGATATTCAAAATTTGTTGTTTCAATTAAAGCAAATAATATTACCGGATCTGCAAAATTTCTACCTTCAACAGATTCACCATACATGTTTACTTTAGTTGTAGTAACATTGTATTTGTAAAATACTACTTGTTGAGAAATAATATTTTGCATCAATTCACGATTAATGAATCGAAACATACTAATATCTCTCATTTGTCCATATAGTGCCATATTATCCTATAAAAATTGTCATTGGTACTTGACTAATTTCAGCTACTCGAGCTACTGATTCTGCTTGTCTTCTTTCAAGTAAAGCTTGGCGAGAAGTTTGATCAAAATATTCTCTTAATCTTGTAATTAATTTTTCTTGTTCATCAATACCTTGCGTAGCTAACGAATCACCATTTAAAGTTACTTCAGCTCCAGGGATTGGTATTTGAGAATATTTGTTACGAGTTAAACCTAACATTTCTTTAGCTTTAGCTAAAGTATATTCGAAAATCCAACTTCTACCTATTGAATTAATTTTAGCATAAGTAGGATTTAAATAAGGAGCATCTGAGGTATTGGTAATTTTATTAGTACCGTCAGCAAAAGAAGCATCAATTCTATCTTGGATTTTAATAAAGTCAAATACTAAATAATGTCCATATCCTAATCCACCATCATCATCTATACCCCATTCAAAATCACCAGTTCCGGGAATTGGAAATACAGATAATATATTGTTTATAACATTAAAGGTATAATTTGAAAGCATTACCTGGTTTTGCATTTCAATAGCTTGAATATTTTGCATAGCAAAACTTGTAGGCATCATTAAATACCCCGCATATCCACCCATACCAAGTCCAAACATACCTGCTGCTGGTACCCCTCCTAGTCCTCCTTGTCCTATTAAATAAGAAGAATACATTTGAGAAACAGCAGGGGGTGGTTGATACCAAACGTTTTTAATTTCAATACCACCTGTAATTCCTAAATCTTCAGCCCATTTAGTTAAATCGTATCTTTGTTGACCGGGGACTAAAGTTAATTGGCCTTTATACCAAGTTACATTACCACCAACTCCTGCTTCTTCACCATACTGTTGAGACAATCTAACAATAGTATCCATTGAAGGAGTGAAAATTGAATTATTAACATCAATTCTATCAGAAGCTCCTTCTAAAGATAAGTAGTTATCTCTTAATTGAAAAGCATATAATTCGTTTCCATATACAGTTACTGCTTCTTCAAAAGCAGCAAAGAAGTTAATTTCTTGTAATTCTACATTTTCAATAGGATAACCTAAGTGTAAAGCACAAAAATTAGATACTTTATTGGCATCGGTTTTAAATTCAGGATCGCTATCATAAAACCCAAATGGAGTAGGAGGTGGCCACGTACCTGTTCCATAATAAGAAGCAGATACTTGAGCAAAAGATGCTGAACCGGGCCAAATTGGAATTACTGTAGATGCCATAATTTATTAAGTTGTTGCTATATAATATTCTAAAGTTGCTGCACTACCAGAAGGTTCAACTTTAACTGATTTAATATCGTCAAATAATAATCCTCCTACACTACCTGTCATTTTACTTGTTGATAACATATATGAACTACCTGTTGTTACAAAATAGCTCATTGCTTCAGTTGAAGAGGATACAACAAGTTGAATTGGGGCATTAACTGTACTAATATTAGATACTCTAATGTATTTAATACTGCTGGTTACAAAAGTACCAGCACCTGGAGTAGCATCCATTGAAAATATAGTAGTTACCGACCCTGTAGGTACGCTTAAAACTCTATTATCTACATAGTTTATGCCGTTAATAGTTTGGATTTGGGATGATCCAACATCGTTTCCATCAAGCGTTAAAATTTCGTAAATTTGTGTAGTAAGAGTTGCCATTCGCTTTTTGGATATAAATATTAAAAAGCTAGGGTTCCTTACTATTTACGAGAATTTCCTGAGCTACCTGATGTTCCTATGTTTTGTCTGTATTCGTATTCTTCGTTATAAAGATCAATTAAGGATTCTACAATATCGTCTCTGTGATTTTGTTTTAAAGTAATACCTGCTAATCCTTTAATTTTTTTAGCTGCCGTATATAAGAATTTAAATCCAGAATCACGTTTTTGTTTTAAATCTACTTGATGGTCATCACCACAAATAATCATTTTAGATCCTTTACCAATACGAGTTACAATCATTTCCATTTGTTCGTGTGTAACGTTTTGTGCCTCGTCAACAATTACAATAGAATTTACAAATGTTCTTCCTCGCATAAATGATACAGGTACAATTTCTATATCACCAGCTTGAATATGTTTTTCTATTTTATCTTTATCATAAAGAAGATACATGTTTTGATAAATTGGTTGTACCCAAGGATCCATTTTTTCTCTTAAATCACCTGGTAGAAATCCAATTTCTTCTTTTGAAACAGTTGGGCGAGTAATAATTACTTTGTCAACTTCTCTCATAAATAATCTTTCAAGACCTATTTGACATGCTAACAATGTTTTACCAGAACCCGCTGCTCCAGCTAACAATGTAACTGTATTATCTAAAATTTTTGCTTTTGCTTCTTTTTGCTCTTCGTTTAGTTGTATTTTAAATCTAATTGGATTTTTTGGTTTTCTTTTTTCTTTGAAGATCTCATCTTCGTGATTTTGTTGGTTCATGGTCTTTAAAATTAATTTTAACTAGTTTGTCTAATCCAGCATTTACATGCATGTGGTTATCTAAAACAAGGTCAAAATCGAATCGTTCATCTAACGGGAGTACTAGATCGACTTGCGACCCCCATCTTATTAAAGAAAATCTTTCATTTTGAGCAAATGTATCGTTTTGTGAATTTGTGAAGTGAGCAATTACATTTACATCCTCATCTGCAATTTGAACAAGGTAATAAGTGTAATCTAAAGAGGGTGAGTAAATTTGATTCCACATTCTCTCGTTATGTTTAAGATATTCCATATTGTTAGGATTAACAATTTTATTTAGAATATCTTTTTCAACCGCTAACATTGGTTTGTTGGTTGATTCTATAACGTCTAGTGGTTTGTATTTTAATATTCCACCATAGGGTATGCGGTTGATGTGAACGTCGTAAAATGACATAAATATACCGATAACTAACGATGGTTTATTGTATTCATCATCACCTAATACATCTTGTAATGTATAATCTATACCTTTAATTTCAATTATAGGTGAAGTAGGATCTTGAACGTATTTTTGATACAAAATTGTACCATCAGCGGGTGAATAAAAATGCTCATGGTCAATATACATTGGGCGAATTGGGTCTCTAAAGAAAAATGTATTAGATAACTCGCCTACGGGAAGTTTTTGTAATTGTTTTACCTCACCGTTTAGCCAATCTTGAAGTGTTTGTGCCATTACAGTAAGGTTCTATTGTGATCGATTCTGTTTAAATGCATTACCATACAGCTTAACATAGCACCTGATTTCATAAATTCTGAAAGATTAAATATTACAGGTTCCATACCAGCGTCTGAACAAATTTTTTCTAATGAAGCTATTTTATGTTTTTCACCTTCATAATACTCGTGAGTTTTTTTCATCTCAGAAATATTAGAAGCACATAAAACCATATTACCCATACGAACTGAATTTGTCATTCCACCTAAAGCATCTTCAATATCTACATCAATAATTTCAGTGTGTTTTTCAATTTCAGCTATTTCTTCAGGATCAAATAATTCAGTACATATTAAAGTTTGTTCTGGGTTTAGTGCAAAAATAGAACAATCCAAATGATACAAATATTCATCGGTCATAGCAACCTTAATAATATTCATATCATAATTTTTTTCCATCCACTCATATGTTTTAATATTTGAACGAATACCATAACCTCCAATGTAAACATTATCATAAAGATATTTCAAGTCAGCTTCACCTTCCCATTTATAAGGAGAAATAGCCGTTTTATAACCCATTTGGGTGAAAAACTTTTCGCCTACTAGTTCTTCTCCTTTACGAGGATCTGATGTGAAGTTAGATAAAATAATGTGATTTTCATCGGTTATATGTGGTAAATAAATACCTAAATTAGCAACATACACCTGATCCTGATAGTTTCCTTCTGATGGAAGCAAATACGTTAGAGAATTACTGGCCATAAAGCTATAAAGATCCATAAATTGTTTATATGCTTTAGGTTTATTAACAGCTAGTTCCTCATCTGATAATTCCTGCATCCAAATATTATTTGGATCTGAGGTTGATAAGGTAAAGGGAAAATTCATCACATAACTTTGTAGATGTAACTGACTTGGGGTCTCTTTCATTTTTTAAAACGTTAGTTAAACTTTATATTCTACTATACATATAGTAGAAATACCTATAAGTAAAAAAACTACTAAAAAATTAGTAAACTTTTAATAAAGTAAAGTTTTGAGTATAAATAGAACTAGCAGCTGATGGAGAATTACCCCATTCAGCAATAATTTCTAATGTATTTGTTGTTGTAGTATCAAAAGTTGTATTATTAATTGTACTAAAAATTTCAGTTAATACTTCTCCAGATGCATCTTTTCTAAAAGTAATAGTTCCTGCTGTAGATACTTCTGCTGTTCCGGCTCCTCCTATTTCATTAATAGAAAAATCTATATCCATTCTCCAATTTTTAGTACTAATTCCAGGCATAGAAATAATTCCAGTGTCTGTTAAAATTGCACTACCTGCTTTAATAGTAATTTCAAGAGTTTTATTATTTTCAGCACTTATTATTCCAGATAAAGTAGCTTGAAAAGCATCTCCTTTAATAAATCCATTAGCTGGGATAGATAATGTTCCAATACCCCCATCAATTAAACTACCTGAGAAAGGAGCAACTCCTGTTACTGGTGGGCTTGAGCTTGTTTGATTAAATAGTCCGTAGTTATTTGTAGGAGCATACAAAATAAAACTATAAGGAGATTGTTTTGTTGTACCATTTTGAACAACAGCAAATACATTATCTGGTGATAGTGCGGATGCTGAGGGTAATTGGGATATAGGTAAATTTGGCATGATTAAAATTCTAACTTAATATTTGATGTATCTTCTTGTAATAAATAGTTTCCGTCTTCTTGTAATAAATCTGCTGGGTAATCGTAAATACTACAAGTATATAAAGTAATATATTTGTCGCTACCACTAATCCAATTTAAAGCGGTATTAATATATGTAAATGGAGTTTGAGTGATTCTATCGTGTAATCTATTTATAGTATCTAAAACATCAACCGATTTTGTAGTAGCCGTGACATAAAATATAGGGGTAGCAGATGATGTAGGTGAATAATTTTGTGTATATGAATCGCTTATAAACGTATAACCACTAATAGCACAAACTTCATATCCCCATGTTAATCCAAATGAGCCAGATTCAATATACGACGCAGTAGCATATGATACGTTACCATCTTCTACAGCTCCAGAAGTTGAAGTGTTTAGATTATAATTAAATGCTGTTAAATTATTCATTTGTTATAAATATGAAAAAAGAACCCCGCTTGCGCGGGGTTCTCATTTCGAAAAGTTATCCTAGTCTACTTTAGATTAAATGGTATTTAAACCATTGATGTAAATCTTACCATAGAATTCAGGACGTAACATCTTCTTAGCGTAACGAGTCAATAAACCTTTACGTGGAGTGAAGGTATCAGGATCGTACACTAGAGGAGTCATGATCAACGGAATGTAAGGAGCGAATACAGCACCAGTTTCCAAGAACTGAGAACCTCTGTAACCCATAAGGATCAAGTTTTCAGTCATGTAAGGGTTTTTGTAAACTTTGTAACGACCATTTACTGAACCAACTTTCTGTACACCGAAAGCGTATTCCATTTGATCAGCTTCACCGTTGTTAGTAGAAGCAAATCCTGGGATTGACTCAAGGATAGTAGCGATTGTAGGAGAAGTTACTAAGAAGTTAGCACCACCTCTCAAAGTTAACTGGTGGATCTTGTTAGATACTTTTTGGATTTTAGTACCTAAAGTTTGGAACCACTGACCTTGAGTGTTAAAGAAAGCTGAAGAGTTAGCAGCAAAAGCACCGTTGCTATAAACTTGGTTGTTAATAGCTGACCAGTACTCAGTAGCAGCAGCAGCATCTTCGATCAACATGTCTAAGATTTCCAAATCAATTTCCATTGAAATGTACTCACTCATAATGTTAGTCAATTCAGCTTCAGCGTCGATGTTCTGGTAAGCAGCCAAGTCTTGAGCAAATTCAGGAGTCCATACTGCCTTCAATTTCTTGGTTTTAGCAGTGATGGCTTGAGATTGCATTCTAACGTTGATCTCTGGGATAACGATTTGAGTAGCAGACGCAGCGTTAGGTACTGAGAAAGAACCTGAAGCTTCGAAATCACCACGACCAGATCCGCTGAAGTTATTACCACCTGAGAAGGAAGGAATACCATCTTGTGAACCAGCTTTTTCGTAGAAGAACGTTATTGAACCTGACAATTGAGCGGCAGTTGCAGCTGCAGAAGCAGTGTAATAGAAAGCAATTGTGTTGTTAGTGTAGTTGTAGTTTGTAAATGCTGGTAACAAACCTGCTGGAGCAAAGATACCACTAGCAAGTGAACCTGAACCAACGAAACCACGAACTGCATCTTGGTCAAATGATGGTAATAAAGTAGAAGCTGTAGGAACTAAGATTTCGTAAATTTCACCAGCAACAACAGAAGCTGAGTAAGCAGAATCAAAGTTTAAGTCAGCCCATGAAGCTGAAGTAACTACAGCAACACCAGCAGCAGCTGTTGGAGCAGCACCACCACCGATTGAACCGGTTAATGTAGTTGAACCTGAGAATTGGTTAGTAGCGTAAGTGAAACGACCTTCTGGACCACCATATAAACCACCTTCAGCAGCTGGAGTAGAGAATGGGAATTGAGAAGCAGTGTTTCTGTTACCATACAAAGAAGAACCAGCAGTAAATGGTGTCTTATTGTTTCCGTATTGGAAATCTAAGAAGAACACAAGACCTGATGGCATGTTCATTGGTTGAACTGAAACGAATTCTTTTGCTACGATAGTACCGAATACTTTACGTACCAAAGGAAGAGCAATACCAGCCCAGTTCTCACCTTGTCCGTTAGAAACGAATGATGAGTTAGAAGAGATAGTATTATTTTCAGTTACTAATTGTTTAGCTTGGTTTTCTAACAAGATAGACATGTTATTTTTTTCAACCTCGCCAAGACCTTCAAGAAGACCTGTTTTGGTCCACTTTCCAGATAATCTTGCAGCGTCGCTCTGAAGTGACTTCCATGAGCCAGCTGCGCTTTCGAGTAATTGTTGTACTTGTGACATTTTTTTTGTTTTTGTTTTTTAAATTTGGTTTAAATTATTTTTTAATACCGGCTAACGTTTGCCATCTAGCAAATTGATCGTTAACTTCTAGAATTGGTTTCTTTGTTAGAGCAACACCTGCAGCTTTAGAAGCACCACCAATCATAGATTCAGTTACCGGAGATTTAGTTGTTTTAACTTCACCTGATAATGTTTCGTAGACTAATTTAGTTTCTTTTACTGTGGTTGCTTTATCAAAAGCTTCCAATACTTTTACTTTCTGTGATTCAGTTAAGTTTTTAGCTCTAAAGATTTTGTTAGTGTAAAGTAATTTAGCATTTAACAAATTAACTTCATTAAGGTCAGATTTTACAGTTTCAAGAGCGGCATAAGCTTCTTCAAGTTCATGTTTCATTTCTTTAACTTTTTTCTTGTAGTCTTCAACGCCTTCTTCTTCAGCAGTGTCTTTTTTGTCACCACGTTTAGCAGCAGGAACGTCTCCTTTATTACCACCGTACTTTTTTCTTTCCTCTAACTCGGCTACCAATTCGTCAATGTTTACTTCTTCTTCTTCAGAAGCTTCAACTTCTTCTTCTTCACCTTCTTCGCCTTTAACTTCGCCTTCTAGTTCCCCAGCGGCTACCATATCAGCGATTACTGATTCGATGAATGATTTTAGGTCATCTTCAGACATATTTTCAAGATCGATTTCTTCATCTTCTTCACCCATTTCCATTTCTTCCTCTTCAGCAACATTACCATGTGCTGTAGGTCCTTTGGGATCGTTGATGAGGTCATCTTCACCTTCCATTACGTCTTCTTTTTTTCCTTCTTCCATATCATCAAGTTCTCTAAGAAGTTCATCAAGGTCCATTTCGTCAAGGTCTTTACCTTCTTCCATTTCATTAGCTTCTGACATTTCTTTGGTACCTAATTTTTTCTTGCCCATTTGGCCTTCGTACCCTTTTTTGTCATTGGCTTCTTCCATTTCATAAGATTCGTCCATGTCGTAACCTTCCTTCATGTCTTTCTCTTCTTTTTTAGCTTCTTCGATTTCGGCTTCTTCCATATCATCCATTTCAGCTAACTTTGCAGCTAACTTTTCTTTCAAATAGGGAGTAAACGCTTCTTCCAAAGCAGCTTTTGCATTTGCAATAGCAGTTTCTTTAACAGCTTTTGCATCAGCGATTGCTTCTTTTAGCAGATCTCTGTTCATACTTTTTGTCCTCAAATTAAATGTTGGAAATACGCTTATTAGTGACGATTGTCGAAGCGTAATAAAATTTATTAGCGTGATGCGATATAAGAAAATCGCATATTACGAATATACATATATGAAAATTTTTTAAAGTCGCCTATTGTGGAAAAAAAAGACCCGCAAGCAGTTCTTATGGTATGCTTACGGGTACGGTTTAAAATGCCTAAGGTAGCAGGCGTCTTAGAAAACGGGACAAGTCCCATTAGCGCAAAGTATTTCTGTTAATATAGAATTTACTTTTGCAAAATCGTCTTTTTCAATATATTCTTTACCTTCTTTTACCAAATGCATATATGAACCTGGATTAGAAGGAGTTGAAACAAAATCCCAGCAAAGTAATTCAAAATCATCTTGTACTTCTAAGGTTTCACCAATTTGTTTTAATGAACCCATACCACGAGATGATACACCTACTGTTACATTGTTTTCGATTAATGCTTTTAAAATATTACCAGAAACGGTAGGTAAAATTTCTAACTTACCCATTACCTTATCTCCGTCCCACCAAATATCTCTAATAATATGTGATACGTTTTTAAGGTTAATAATTGAAGAATCAGGGTGATCTAATTCACCTGTTGCTCTATTTTCTTTAACAATTTCAGTATACTTACTAATTTCTCTATCCCATAATTCTCTAGGATAATATCTTCCGTTTCCGTTTTTAACTTCAGCTGTAGCAAGTATTCCTTCAACTAAAGGATTACCAGAAGGTGCTTTTAAACCTTCAGTTAGTTGTATGGGAGCAACTGAAAACGGAATTGTTTCAATTAATACTTGTTTCATGAATTATTTTTTATCTAAATCGCCGTAGCCACTTGATTTATATTTTCCTTTTAGTGCTTTAGGTTCACCCATTCCAACTGAATCTTTAGTGTATCCAATTCCTTTAACACCGAATGAAGCATTTGTATGGTAGTAATTGATATCTTTAGCCATGTTTTTAGCTACAATATCTTTTAATTCATCAACTGTTTTTTTAGCATTTTTAGGATCACCCATTTCTGTTAAATAACCTAATAAAAATGATTGACCATAAAGGTTATCAATATTTTTAGGGTTATTATTATCAAATTGATTTGCTAAATCTTTAGCTACATCTTTATCAATTTTTTCAAATGTATTTTGATCACCATACTCTTTTTTATCTTTAACACCTACTGCTTCAGCAATATTATCATTAAAGATTTTAAACCAGTTAGGTTGAGTTGATAAAGTTACTACACCACCTACTGCTTCACTTAAAAGACTTTTACTTTTTAAAATAGATACAGCAGCATTAAAATCATTTCCATGAGCAATATATTCAGGAAACATATTTCTAGCCATTTTAAGGAAATGGTCTTTATTACCTTTTCCCTCTTTTATAAGTTGATATTCTTGTTGTAGTGTTTTCATTTGTTATAAATATTAAGGGTAAAGCATTATTGCTCCTGATGAAAGAGAAGCGCTAGTTACATAGATAGGGATAGTAAATCCTGCTGGTATAACCCAATCTGTAGCTGCTAATTCTACATTATTAGCATCTTTTAAACCTGTAATAGTAGCTGAACCTGATACTACTGTAAAACCGGCAAAACTGCCTGTTACAGATGTTGTGGTTACTACTCCAAGTGCGTTTGCTGGTATATTTGCCATATTATTATTATTTTTTAAATAAATCTATTAAATCGTTTAAATAATCATTTGCTAAATCTGTTCCGTATACTACAGCAAATGAATTTGGATTTGCTCTGTAATAATCCATAGTTTCATGTTTTGCTGATTGTAGTAAAGGGATTAAAGCATTTAATTTTTCTTCTAATGTATCAAATCCTTCTAATCTATCTATGATAAATTTTCTTTTATCAGGGTCTGTAATGTTTATATCATTAAGGAAATTTTCAATATCTGTTACTTCCATTACTCGTTTAACTTCAATACCTTTAGCTTTTTTATTTAGTTCTTTTTGATTAACTAATTTGTATTTAAAGTCTTTAACATAAACATTATCTGTTACACCTTCAGGACCTGCTTTAGGACCAGGACCTAATGTTGCGCCCGGACCTTCATTTACTTTTTTATATCCAGCTTGTGTATAAGCTCCATATGTTGATTTACGAGGGGAAGGACCTGTATGATTTTCACCTTCTCCACCTGAAATAAATCCTGAATTAGAAGCAATAGTATTATCTTCTGCTATCATTTTAATCCTAGTATATTCATCAGGATAATTTTTTCTTACATGAGTGCGTAATTCATTAAATATTTTAGTTAAATCTTGTTGGATTTTTAACATTGTTGAATCACCACGAACATCTTTACTGCGAGCTAAAGTATCCATAAATTCTTTAGCTTTCTTTAAATTTTTAAATACAGAACTAAAATCAGGAGCATCTTCAATATTCCATGTAATTCTACCTGTTTCAGGATCAATATCAGTAACTGTAGATTTGGTACCTTTACCATATTCTACATCACCAACTTCTAGTTCTTTTAATTTGTATTTAAAATTAGCCATTTGATTTAACAAGTTCTTCTAATAATGCATAATATTGTAACAAATTTACTAATTCATCATCCCCAACATTTACTGTTTTACCTAATGGAGAAAGTAAATTAGCTACTTCATTCAATTTTATTTGAATTGCTTTATTAGTAACTGTTTTGGCTAACTTATTTATTTCCTCTTTAATTTCTCCAATTTTAGTATTGTAAAATTCTTTTAATTTTGGAGTTGAGTCAACTGAATTAATAAATTCTTTTAAAACTGATTTTTGATTATCGTTTAGCGATTCGTATTTACCATTAAATTTTTCTAATAAAACTTTATAGGTTAAAATACGTAAATCCTTATCATATGATTGAAATTCTGTTAATAAATCATTTTCAACTTTTTGCTTATTAACTTGTTTAGTTGTTAAACTTTCTAAAATAGCAATTTTGTTTGAAATAATTTGATCAGGATTAGATAAATTTTCACTGTTATAAATTTCAACTAAAGTATATAAAGCAGCGTGTATTTTATAATTAGGTAATTTAGTTTTAAAAAACTCTTCTAAATTATAATAATTTGAAATTTCTTTAATTAAGTTATATTTTTGTCTTTTTAATGTACCTCTATTTAGGTTTTTAGACGATTCGATAACTGAATTGATTACAACTTCTGCTTTACCCTCGGTTAAATTTTTATGTTTGGATAGAGTTTCATATAATTTATATTCTCTTCCTAATTCTGTTTTAACAAAGTATTTTTTTAGAATACTCGTTGCCTTTGAATCCTTGCCAGACAATGTATCAGCAGTGATTTGTCTAACAAGCAATTCAAATAGAATTCCAGTATTCTTATACTTAGAATGTTTAATATTCATTCCTATAGGTTTTATTATAAATATATAGAGATTCTTACTCCCTTATTTGACTTTCATCTAACAATGAATCTTTCGGTTTATCTTCATTAAATGAAATTTTCTTTACGACATTTTCAATTAATGTTTTATTTTTAAGATAAACTTGCTTTGCTTCAAGTGCTAAAGGTGAATCACCTTTATATTGAGGGCGGATTGAATCTGATTCATTATCATCTTTTTTCATTCCTCTTGCACCTAATCTGTCTTTGCCAAAATTATCATTTTGAGTATTACGGTTAGTAGATTTTTCTTCAGGACGACCCATTTTCAAATCATCCCCATATCCTACAGGAACGTTTTCTGGTTCAGAATACATTCTTCCTTTACCATATAAAGATGCTAAATCATGTGGTGTACCATATGAACGACCTGTTACTTTAGGATCATTACCTTCTTCTTCTAATTGTTTGTATCTAAAAGCACGTTTTTGGTCTTCAGCTAATAAATCTCTGTATTCATCAAATTCATCTTGGCTGAAATTGAAAATATTATCGTAAATCCAGTCTGTTGGTAACAATTTAGTTTCCATAATCTTTTGAGCTAAATCTACTTTTTGAGTTAACAATGCAATTTTTTCCTGATCATAGATGATTGAAGGACCTGTTAAATCTAATTCAAAATTAGTTAATTCTTCTCCAGTGTAACCTTGCGAATATAAGTGAACTAATGCGATCTTATATAATTCTGATAGGACAATGCGTTGTATACGGTCAATTGTGCGAGCAAAACGAATATCTTCGGCCGCTAATGTTGCTTTACCAGTTAAATCTTTTTCATAACCCATAAATGCTTTAGGCACCTTAAGGGCAGCAAATAATTTATCTCTTAAATAAGTAACATCTTGAATACCATCATATTGTAAACCTGGAGTAGTTTCGATTTTAGTTGATGTGTCATTTCCACGAATAGGAATGTAAAAATCTTCTAATAAGTTTTGTTGATTATATTTTAGATTATATTCACCAGTTTGACTATCCATTAATGGAGTACGTTTCATTGTAGAAATTGTCTTCTGCATGAAATTTTCTACCTCGTTTGGGGGAATAGAACCAACATTAATATAAAAAATACGACGGTCTGGACTACGAGAAATTCTATGAATTAACATAGCATCTTCCATTAAAGCATATTGTTTAAAAATACGACGAGCGGGTTCCAGATATGAACGACCATAAGGGAGATAATTAACATCAGTTAATAATCTAAAATGAGCCATTTCATAATTATCAAAATAAATGCCATTTTCTTTATCTCTATCAAAAGTATTAGGAACACCATAATAACCAGAACCACCAGCATAAATACCTTCTGGGGAGTATCTAAATCTTACAGCATTTGGGTGTTCTCTATCGTAGTTTTCTTGTCTTTCAATATGGAAAGCAGTATAAGGAATTACATTATAAACACCAAATTTTTCAGCAATTTCCATTTTTAAGAAAAAGTCTCCGTACTTACACATTTGGCGAATCCAAGACCATAAATTAAACTCGATGTTTAGTACATCATAAAATAAATTGTATAAAACTTGTTGAATATCTTCATTATTAGATTTAATATGAAGTACCTCTCCCATATCATTCTTTAAGGTACTTTCATCAGAAATAATATCAAGAGCAGAGGCAATAATAGCATCATAATCCATGTTATCATAATCTGAATATACCATTGTTCTCATATACTGCCAGTTAATATTTAACTGGGCTCCCAACAATGAAGTTGATGCTGGAGAGTATAAGCGATTATATCTATCCATTAATGAATTAGTGGCTATATCACCTGAACGTTGAATTGAATCAACATCCATTACTTTTAATTCGTTGCCACCCACATTTCTAATAATAACGTCTGTTGAAAACAGTCGTTGTAATCGGGTGAATAAACTAGTATCTGCCATCTTTTATTTAATTATATATGTATAAATATTATAACAACCATTTTATATCCTCAAATCCACCATCTGTTTTTATTTGATATGGATTTTTAGGAGCATTGGGGTTGTAAGCACCAACATACGTACTTTTACTCATATTACCAAGTGTAGCTCGAGTCATATCATGAGATTGTTGTTGGAATTTCAGTGAAGTATCTCTTAAAAACATTGCTATACCAAAAGACATTACTAAATCATCATTATAACCTGATTGTGCTTCTGGTCGTCCGTTTTTCCAAATAAACACTTTCATTTCTTCTAACAATCTTTTTGAACGAATTGTTACAGAACGATCACCAACATACTCTCTAAATTTATTTATAACTAATGGTCTTGTTCTCAAAGACATTGTAAAACCAGGAGTCATATCTGAATTTCCTTCAAATACCCTTAAATAGGAATCTGCGGTTAATTGATCAGATTTTGGTGAATGGTAAAGGTTACGATAATTTCTTTCAATAATAGCATCTAGTGTTGCCCAACCAATTGAGGCATTTTCTACTACTAGCATTGCATTATTATATTCGGAAGCTAAACCTACTAAAAAATAACCATATTCTTTAGGTGAAAGCTGTCCTTTATACTCAGCAACTTGTGTATTAGTTGCTATATCAATTACATGACAAGCGGAAGAGTCTTTACCATCACCTCTGGCTACGTCAGCTACTACTATATATTCACGTGTATAGTCTGCTGGTTCCCATACCCATAAATTTTGATCAGTACCTCTTCGCTCTAATGGATCTTTAATTGTTGTTTGTTTTAAAAATTCAACCCATTCAGGGTAAAATACTACATCACCAGATGTACTAAAATCACAATCACATTCTTGTGCTGCTAATCTAGGGTCACCAAGTAATTCATCTTGTCTTTTTCTCCAAGATTCATCTCTTTCAGGGTGTACATACCAAGGTAACTTGATAGGTAAAAAATCATTTTCTGCTGATTCTGCTGATACCCATGTCTTATGAAACCAGTTTCCAGTTCCATATGGAGTTGAAAGTACTATTGCTCCACCACCAGTTGCTAGTGTTTGTTGAGCTGAAGCCCAAATCTCACCAATTTGTTCAATAAACGCTGCCTCATCGACAATTAGTAAAGATACTGCTTCTGATCGACCAGCATCACTACTTGCTGAGGTAGCTTTGATTTGTGATCCGTTACTTAGTCTTAATGTTAATTTATTATGTTCGTCTGCTGAGATTTTAAGCCAAGAAGGTAAGTTATCAAACATAAACTTAACCTTTGTAACCATGTTTTTAGCAGTTTCTTGCTTAGTTGCAATACAAAGTACGTTTTTATCTTTATGAAACAACATTAACCATAAAGAATAACCTGCAGCTAATGTTGATATACCTAATTGACGAGATTTTAATACAATTGAATATGGATTATCTCTAAATAAACGTAATGTTTTTTCTTGGAATGGATATAGATTAAATAATACTCGGCCACGTTGAGGATGTTGAATGTGACAGTATTTTTTCATAAAGTGAGCCGGATCTTGGGCACACTTTAAATATTCTTCACGAATTATGTTTCTTAAATCGGGTTGGCTCATTTTTTACCTAATTTCCAGTACATACGACCCATTACAACTGGTTGGAGTTTATTATTAAGTCCAATACTTAGGCCGTATCCCTGTGATTTTTTAGTTCTGTAAAATAGTTCTCCTCCAAAATAATTAAGAGTAGAAATATCTAAACCTACACCATAATATAATTCTCGTTGGTTAATATATTCTTTAACTGTAATTGTTTTGATAGGATATTTTAAAGTATATTTAATTTGTCTTCCTGTAATTGAATTTTGAGTTACTGTATCTAAAATTACTAAATATAAACTATCTAATTCTTGTTCATCATCATAATACTTTTCAGCATAATAATCAGCTAAAATAGCTGTTGTATCAATAGGTGTTAAGAAACTATCAATACGAGTTTTAACTATAGTTTTAATTTTAGGAACGTATACTTTTGTTTCCTTAGTTACAGTAACATATTCAATTACTGTATCTCGTTCAATACGAGGAGTAGTAGAGGATTTTCCTCCACTACATTCACGCATTAAAAATATGATTATTACTAATACTACTATTAGTATTGTTTGAAAATTGTTAAAAACCTTTTTTAAATCCATAAATTAATCTTGATCTTCGTCATCAAGAGAAGGATTAATCATAGCTTCTAATTCTTTTTTAAGCTTAGTTAAACCTTTTAATTGATCAACATATTTTTGTCTTTCAGTACCTTCAGCTGATTTGTACTTATTTACTACTGATTTCATTTGTTTAACTACTTCACTATACTTAGATTGTAGTTTAGCAATTGAAGCATTAGCTGCAATATCTTTTGCAGTTGGTTCAATATCTTCTTCTTCTTCTTTTAATTCTACATCAACACCTTGATCAGTCATTTTTTTAATATCTTGTGGGTTAGCTGCTTTAGGCATTACTACAGTACCACGAGTTTTATCGGTATCAACTTCTGTTAATTCAGAAATAATAAGTTCTTTAATATATTCTTTAGCTTCTGATTTTTTCATTGCAGTATTTTGGATATAAATATTATAAAGAAAGGACAGATTTCACCTGTGTAATACGTTCTTCAGTAGAACCTTTAATATTTACTAAATTTTTAATCTTCCACTTATGTGTCTTTAATTGATGTTTTATAATAAAGTCGATCAGTTCGCGGTACTCTTGATCAGTTTCACGAACCCCATTGTCTTCTATGTCTACTCCTTCAGGTGAAACATAAAATAAATAATCATATTCGGGGAGTAAACGTGTGGCTAAAGCAATAAAATCTTCAGCTTCATGGTAATCAATTGATTTAGCTGCTTTAGTAAATGCAATAATATCAATTACAGTTCTATCTGTAATAATATTTTCACACATTAATTCACTAGCTCGTTCAGCTAGAAATATACATTGACCTTTTAATGTTGAATCAGTATTCAAAGGAATGCCTAATTCCATTAAATACTTTGAACGTTCTGTTCTAAATGTATAATCTTTAAATTCAGGTAATTCTTTCAACGCATTAACAAGCGTTGTTTTACCTACTGACATTGTTCCGCAAAAACCTATTTTCATAATTGTGATGATCCTGGTAGTACTCTATAACTATCTTCTTCGTAATGTTTGGTTGATACTTCAAAAATTGTAGCTCCTTCTGTAAGTGCTCTTAATTGATGAGGTTGTCCACGTTCTAAATCTACAACATCTCCTTGACAAATCACAGTTGATTCGTGGGAAGCTGTTTCTGTGTTTAACCAACTATATTCAAATTCCCCTTCAGCAACATACCATGATTCTTTTTTAATCAAATGATAATGCATAGAAAATTTTTTATCTTTATTAAACACTAGAAGTTTACCACAATATTCATCATCGTTAACAATCCAAAGCTCATGTCCCCAAGCTTTTTTGTATGTATCTCCCTTACGGGGTATTGGTTCATATTTGTGTCCCATTTTAAAATCTGTTTGTGCCTCCTTTTGATGAAGCTTGTTTATACCAAGGCAATCCTTCTCTATTTTTACGAGCTTCTTTCCAACCATCTTCTGTAAGTTGAATACCATTAAGATAGTATTCACGTTTACGCATATCACCTTCTGGAATTAATGCTGGACCTTCCCAATTGTGAAGTTTATTGTCAAATACATAAGCGATAGTACCATCAGCTTTAATAAGTTTTTTTGCGGGGGTGTATTTATGATTTTCCATAATTTTTAAAATAAATCTCCTGTTCCTTGATCTAAAAGATACACATGTTTTTTCCATTCTCCAAGCATAGATTCAACAACATAAATCGCTTGTGCTCCTGATACTGTAATACCTCGAGCACTCAAAGCATCACCCACAAAATGTACATTTGAATAATCAGCTAATGCTAAATTATTATAATCTACTTTAACCTCAGGTGACAAATATTTTACTTCAGGAATATACATACCCCAATCATCTTGAAGTGTTGGGAATACTTTTTTCATATCCATAATAAAATCCATTACATATTTAAAATAACCACCCATTGCAGGTTCTACAACATGAACAAGTGTATCTAAACTAATTTGAGTTGAAGTTACATTATTACCTTCAGAGGTAGTAGATGGTTTACGAGATGGACTATAATACAAACCAGTTCCGTTTGCTTGTACTTTATTTACTACTTCACGTGACCAAGTAAATGGATCTTCAATACCATTAATTTCCATCAAGATACCAAAGTTAGTCATATTATTTCTATATGCTTCGTCTTTTTTAGCGTGACCATTGTAACTGTGATCTCCATAGGTTTCCTCTACAGCAACATAAGCAGCATTGTTATTTGTACAGAATGAGCGAAGCGAAACACCTTTATCTTCAAACTTACGATACAACTTAAAGTCATAGCTGATGTCAATCAACTTTTGGAAGTGTTTTTGTGGGGCTTCAAAACGTACACCAATCTGAACTGATTTAGGTTCGTCGGGAAGTTTATATTCTTGGGCTAATTCTTGAGCAAAATCGATACCTGATTTACCTACTGCAAAAATTAATTCATCGTATCTGCGTTCGTATTCTAATTTTTCTATTAATGAATTAGCTAATACTCTACAATTCTCAAAATCAATAGCATATACTTTAGTTTCCCAAATAAATTGTACACCTTTAGATACTAAATAATCGTACCAATTTTTAGCAATTTCAGATAGATAATCTGTTCCAACGTGCCATACTGGAAATAAACGTAAACCAAAATATGGTTTAATAAATTCAGGTTCTTCGACAGGATTTGAACATTGTACTTCTTCAGGTTTAGGATGAAAACGTTTGAAATTGGTAATTACTTGATCCATCAATTCCATTGCTTTTTCTTCACCACAATACTTTGATAATTGTCCTCCAATTGCTGTGTGATAAGTTAGTTTACCATCAGACCAACCACCTGCACCTAGGAAACCAGTCATTACTTCTTCTGGTTTGCGTTGGTATGGATCTTTTCCCATATCAATGATTGTGATTAGTTCTCCAGGATAACCATTATCTACAAGTTTAGTTGCTGCATTTACTCCTGCAACTCCAGCTCCTACAATTACAATTCTCTTCATTTATTACAAGTTTAACATTTAAATATACAAACAAAAAATGTGGCCTCCAAATTGGAGGCCACAGCTCTCTAAAAATTTTTATTAAAGCGACGGGCTATGAATCCGTCTGTAAGTTATTCAATTATTAAGGTCCTACATAAGGAATACCTGTTGGTATAATTAACATTCCCCCTATATTTGATAAATAAATCGCTACATCATCTACTGTACCAAATGTGCCTCCTCCTATAGCTCCACCACCTAAATCTGGGGTAAATTGAGCATTGTTTAGAAGATCTGATAATGTTGGGAATGAACAATATAAACATACTCCTTCATTATTATATGGCATTACAGTCCAGTATACTGTAGCAGCAAGTGGGAATACTTGTTGAGTTTTAGCCTTACTAACTCCAAAATTATTAAAATCAGTATCATCATAAGCAACACATTTATTATTATTATTTGGATTATTTTGAATTGCTACTATTTTTCCGCTTGGGGGCATAGCATCTACTACTGCTTGGTCAAATGATCCTATATGATATGATGGCATAATTTATTAACTTAAAATTGAGTTTTGTGAAAAGTTGGTGTCGTAAAAATATAATAAACCTCCATTTGCCGAAATAGTAGAAACTCCTTGTGGAATATCTACAAAAGGTGCTTTTGAAGGTTGAATTGGATTACCATCTATTGCTGGTATTTTCCAACCATTGGTTAAAAAATCATTTTGGTCTTCAAATTGGTACAATCTACAAGATGTTAATTTGGCACCTGAGCTACTAAATATGGGCATAATAGCAACAAACGGTGCTTGAACGTATCCTGAAAGATCAAATAATTTTTGGATGGCTGATAAAGGTGTAGCAACACCATAAGTTATAACATTTGCTATTTGCCACTCTGGAAAGGAAGCATCTTCTATAGCTACTGCTTTAAAACCAGAAGTATTTCCTAAAGACGCCGAAATAAATCCGCGACCTAATGAATCTGCTTGGGTTTCGTTTAAACATGCTATATGGTAAAATTGTTGAGCCATCTGTTATAGTGTTTATTTATAAATATTATAAAATTAAACTCTAATTAGTCCTGAGATAAATTGTTTTAATTCTCCCCCTTTAATAGCACTTAAAGCGCCTTCTAAAGTTGCTAAAGATAAGTTTTTAGATTGTAAAGCTTTTACGGCTGTTGCTCCTGATGCTATTAAAAATGTTGCTACAATTACGTGAAAAATACCACTTGATACGTTTTTAGCTTTTACAGGATCTTTAACAAATTTTTTAACAATTGATTCAATTGGAGCCATATACAAATGATGTAATTCATCAGCAATATGACCTAATTTAGTCATCCATTGTTGATAAGCATCTTGGTCTGTTGGTTTTTTACCTAAAACTTTATTAACCATATTACCCGCTGCTTTACCAAATTTAGCAATTAGTCCCATAATAGCAGGTAATGCAATAGCAATACTAGCTACAGTTAATAAACCTTCATTGGTAGATTCAGATGCTTTAGCTAATTCAGTATCCATAGTTTTTAATATATCAGACATTTCGTCTTTTACATCATCAACTACGGATTGTTCTTTATCATCTAAGTTAATATCAACTTCTTGTAAGTTTTTTTCTAACTGTCCTTCAGTTATAAATTTTCTTAAATCAAATGTATCTATTGATTTCATGATTTGTGTATCTTTAATGTAAGTGTACCTGTTCCTTTAATAACGCGATGCCACTCGTGTCGAGGTATAAATATAGGTTGATTTATAGAAGTTGGTAATTGATTATCTAATTGAAGTTGCCAATCAGTTTTACCAATTATTTCAACTGTTCTATCTTCATCATCGCGATGCCACATTAACTCTATTGGGTCAATGTTTTCGCTAAATTCTCTAATAACATACTTGTTATTAACTTCTATGTCTTTATAGGGTTTCATTCTCCTTTACGTTCTTGCCACTCGTAAGAAATAGTATCTTTTACAATAGGACCACCTTTAGCCCATGTTCTACAAGTACGGGCTGAATGGCATTTAAAACTATGCATCCAGCAATATCCTAATCTTCCATCTTCATCAGATAAAGGACCGGGCATACAATCATCCATTCTAGGAGAAATATCAAAAGCAGCGCAATTTGCACAAAGTGATTGTTTAGCTGCTTCAACTGTTGTATCCCAGTGTTCAGCTAATTCGTCCCAAAAATCTCCAGGTTCATCAACATTTAAAGGACCATATTTAATATAATCTGCTTTGATAGCTGAGTCTCTATTTTTGGTGTTTAGTTCTAAATCTTGAGTAGGTAAAGGACAAGCCATTGCTGCTTCATATAATTTACCTTCAACTAAATATCTTCTTAAATCAAATGTATTCATAATTTATTTTTTATCTCTAATTAATAATTCACCTAGTACCTCTAAACGACCAACCTCTCTTTGAAATTCAATTGGAGTCATGTTTAATGAAATACTTTTTAATGTATTCTCAAATTCTTTTTTGGCAGCTTCTTTATCAAATTTACCTTCAGTTGCTTTTTTATAATAGGGAGCTTTAACTTTAAAATGATGCCAAGTTAAAAGTGCTAAACCACCTTTTTCCTCTGCGGTTTTAGCTATTTTAGCAGCACCCTCGCCTCTTTTTTCAGCAAAATTTTCAAAAGTTTCTTTTACTTTTTTTGCTTCATTTAATATATTTAATAATTTTATCATTACCAAAATCCTGAAAAAGATGATTTTAATCCTAACAATTTAGCGTAACGAGGCAAGCGACAAGACCAGTAAGAAGCTTTTGTTTTATCATTACGTGTTGAACACTTATGGCGTTTAGCAAATGCTTGACGTGCTTTAGGATTATTGATTTTAGCTTTTAAACCACCTGAACCAAAACGTACTGTTTTAATTTTCTTGGTTTTAGGATCGCGAACGTATACTTTATAAGCTTTACCACCTGATGAATCACGCATTGGTTTTCCAATTGGTGGATCTTTCTTTTGTGATTTTTTAGCTTCATCTAAATTTTCATTTAAATCAAGATAAACATCTTCCATAATAAAATCTAAAGGAACACGAGTACCATCTTCTAATGTACCATATTCACCTAAATTGGTTTCGGTTAAGATAGCTAAATCATCCTCGTTTGTAACTTCAATAATTTCACGAGAATAAAATGAGCGAGCTTCAGCCCACAAGTTAAAATAGTTTGATGAACCAGCACGATAAGTCTGTTCAGTAAGCGGTCTATTATTGTCTATATGGTATTTAAGACCTTCAGACAATATCCCACGCGGTGCTATACTTTCATTAAGCATAAGCACAGATTTTTTAGTATCACAAGTATTACATCCGCAGCCACACATATTTATAAATATTTTATTTTATTGCTTCATTATAAGTTAACTCTGTTCTCCCCCCAGCTAATTTACCGTCTTTATAAGCATGAGAAGCATTATAAACAATAGGACGTAAACCATTAGTTGCAGTACGAGTTACATCGTGTCTAATTACTAATATAGGTTCGTATTTTGTTCCTTCAATATCTTTTAAATCAGTAAAAATAGTACCTGAATCTATTGTTAGTATAGATTTATTAAAGCTAAAATCTGAAGGTTGGAAAGTATGTTTGATAACTATTGTTTTTGGATTATCAGTACCAAATACAATAGATTCATTTTCATTGTCTGGTAAATCTGTAATTACAAGACCTCCTAAATCTGTTCCGGTTGCTGGGTTATATAAACGATATATATCTTTTTTATCTGTTGTTCTTAAAGCAACATTTGGAAATGGGCTATCTAAAAGTTTTTCAGATAATTTAAGCATTAAATTTTTATAACGTCTATCAGCACTTTCCCACATTTCAGCGTTTGCTTTTTTAAGAGAAATATTTGCTATAACACTACCACTTTTATCTAATAATTGAACATCTGCTTTTTTACCACCTGCTGTATCTGCACCTACAGATTTAGCTGAAGCAACATCATTGTAAGATACAGATTTATTTATTCCTTTAAATCTGATGTTGATTGGGTCATCTTGGGTATATTGGTTTATGCTATCTACAAGCATTTGTTCATTATCTAAACCAGCAGATAAACCACCTTGTCTTTCTTTTGGTTTAACAATAATTGCTGTCCCATCATCTGCTATGATAGCACCTAAGGATGAACCTTTAAAATTTATATCGTAACGTGAACCTTCTAAATCTTTTAACAATTTATCCATTGTAGATTTACGTTCATTTCCTTTAGTTAATAAACGAATTTGTTTACTACTTTTTACAATAATGTCTTCAGGAGTATAACCCGCATCAATAAGTTCATTTTTGATATCTTCGGCAGCTTCGTTAATTAAAATAGAATTATAAAGTTCAATACCTATTGACTCTAATATTGATTGGAAAAAAAGAACATCTTGAGCATCATCGATGTCAAGATATCCTTTTGGAAATTTATAAGAAATTTCTTTGATAAGTTTATCAAATATATTCATAATTAAGTTGTAGTTTCTTCTTCAGAGGAAGCTGTTACTTCTTCTTGCCCTGTTTCTTCGGAACCGGCTTCTGAGCTGGTTTCGGTGCTGGTTTCTGTTTTTTGGCCATATGCTAATAATCTTGAAATAGATTCGGCTGCTTGCTCTTCTTCGCCGAGGTTTAACAAATAATACTTTTTACCTTCAACCTGAGCAATCCAGCTTCTATCGGTATAAATCAACAAAAAGTTTTCATCGTTACCAAGTATAATTCGGAAAGTTGTTGGTCGTGGTGCTACCCACTCAATATTGGTCATAAAAACTTCGTATTGATCTGTTAATAGATCTACGATTACTTTTTTTAGTTTAGGAAATTTTGTTAAAACAGGAAATTTTTCAGCGTCAAGAGTAACTTCACCACCTTTATCTAAATCAATGGTCTTAGCTTTGTACGTTTTTTGTACAAGCATTTTAATTTTATCTCTTAATTCGCTTTTTTTCATTATTTAGATTTTAATTGCTTAGCTAATTTTTCAGCTATATAAGGTTTTGCAATTTTTTTAGCAGCTTCAATATTACCTTTATTTAAAGCTGTTCTAGCTTGTTTAAGGTTACTTTGATCAGAAGCATCTTTATTAGCTATATCCTTAAGTGCTTTAGCAATTTTACCTGCTAATTTTTCTTCAGCACTAATTTCTGCTTCCATCATTGGTTCACCCATATGAGGTTCTTCACCTGTTAAAGCATCAACGGCTGCATCAATTGCTGGTTCTTTTAATTCGAAATCAAGATAATGTTTAGCACTTGACATCATATTTTTAGCAGTAGTAATTTTTGACTGCCACCAAGCTGGAAGGTCATATTCACCACCTGCTTCTTCTAATTCTTCCATAATAGCATATAACTTCATAGCGTATTTACCTATATGGTATAATTCGCCTTTAATCATATGTGGTTCATTATCTTGGTGACCTAAATCGATATCTTCATTTAAACTTTCACCAAACATTTTCATAAATCCTTCAAATTTTTCAGGAAAATAAGCTCTGTAGTAAAGTTTTTTAGCATGATTTATAAGACCATCTCTATCTGTTCTATATTCAGGCCATTCATCCCAATAAAAATCTACAGCTGATTCAACTGCTGATTCAAATTTAGGATCAAATGGAGAAGGAAATTCTGTAGGATTACCTAAATCTTTATGAATTCCTTGGTTCATAATAGATTGATCTGAACTACCCCAATCTTCTTTTATTTCGCCTTTTGCCTTTTTAATAGCAGCATCGCGGGCAGCTAAGTAATCGTCTGAATCGATATCGCCATCTTTATCCATATCTTTACCTTTAGCTTCTTTTAATTTAGAATCACGACCAAAAGCTTTTGAATATGGTTCTTTTTCATTGTACATATCTTTTGCTTCTTTTCCATAACCCATAGATTCTAGTTTAGAAATTAAATCACGAATTTCTCTTTCTTTAGCTGAACCAGAAGTGTAAGCTCTATTGTCATCAGCCATCATATAAAACCAATCATGGTTGTTTAATTTGGTTTCTAAATCATCCAACATAGCAGATGCTTGACTTAGTTCTTGTTCACCTTCATATCTATCGGCATCTACTTCGATGTCGGCTTCCTGCATAAGAGATTTTTTAACAAGCTCTTTAATGCGATTTTTATTTTCTGATTCTGCCATTTTTTTAGCTATATTTGTTGCACGTCCATACATAACTGCTTCAGCATCTTTGCCGTAGCGTTTAACAAGAGCAGACTTATTTTTTTTTAAGTCTTTAATTACTTTTTCTCTTGCCTCTAATTCAGCTTTAGTAAGCTTCTTTTCAGTTAAATTACTTTTTATCTTCATCGATTGACGCTTTTCTGTATTCGGCTACCAATTTTTTGATTTCACCTAATGCTTTGCGAGCGCGACCATGAGCGGCTTTTGATTTTCCAGCATGTTCTGCTTTGAATAATTCATATAAAGCTTCAATTTTTTCGAAAATTTCTTGTGTGTTCATATACTTTTATTTTAAAATTCTTTTTAACATTGGAAACATAACTTCATTCATTGATGATTTTTTATCATCTTTCATGTCTTTTTCTAATGCGTTAATATGTGCCGCATCATCTGATTCAGCATCTTTGTAATATTCTTTTTTATCTTCTTCCATATTGGTTGGAATAGGAAGATCTTCTAGAGCAGATTCAATATCAGTTTTTAGATTTTCATTTAATCCACGATCCATTCGAGATTTTTCGGATGAAGCATATCTATCTAATTCGCGGTATTCTCTAGCTTTGTCTTCAAGTTTAGAAGCACCAATACGATTAACTAATGTTTTTAAGTATCTCTTTTTACCTGGGGATAATTTAGCTTCAATTTCTTTAGCTAAAGCTAAAACTTTTTCTTGCTTATCAGGTCCCTTGTATGATCTTAATGATTTTGCTTCAGCTCTTTGATCAGGTAAGTCATTAAATAGATAGTCAATTAATCCCATTAATAATGCTCCAGTTATTGGTAAAGCTGGGATGGCTATTATAGAAATTATAAGCGCTGTAAGAGCTGATGCTAAATCTTCATTTACCATTTCTTTACCTTCCTCTACTGATTTATAGATTTTAAATCCATTTGCTTGGATTACTTTTTTAGCTTTACGCAATTCAACTTCATTTTTTGCTTTAACTATCATTTCGCCTGATTCAAGACCAGGTTGCGCAATCGCATTAACTCTAGCATCTTTTAATAAACCTTGGATGTAGTCCACATCATCTTCATCTGTATTGTAATCAAACGAAAATAAGAGTGATTTTACTTCATTTAATTCTTCAGCTACAGCACCTTTATCTACAACGTGTGCACGAGTAAAGAATGTAATTGTATTACCGATTTGATCTGTTAATTTAGGATCACCTAATTTTTGAGCAGCTGCTTGAGCTTGTGTTAATGAATCTTGAACTGCTTTTACATTAGGATCAACTTCTATTGTTGTATCAACATTAATATTTTCTTCACCATCAACTGCTACTTCAGTATCATCTACTGCTACTTCTTCGTCTGCTTCGTTAATTTCTGCAGTATTCATTAATAATTCTTCTGCAGCTGAAATGGCAGCATCTAACCCATTGTATACATCATCACTACCTACAATACCGTGGTATTCTTCTTTGATATTTTCAATGGCCTTAATAAATTCAGGGATACGAGCGGGTACTACTGACCATACACCTTCTTTTACTTTATCAGCTTCAGCTAAAATAGCATCAACTTCTGCTAAGAAATCAACTTCTGATTCAGGAGCATCTTCCATGTTGTCAATATCAAGATACACTTCGTTCATGATAGATGACTTAATAAGTTCTTTTAATTCTGATTTTTTCATTTTTGTTTTTGGTTTTTCTTCTTCAAGAAAGTTTAATTGATCTATAGTTCCTTCGAAACCAGGAATTTCAAATACTACCTCACCTTGAGGAGTAACGTGTCCAATATAAGCATTCTGTGCTGCGGCGTTATAAATCTTATGTTTACCGCCTTCAGGTTTAATATAATAAGAACCACCAGCGTATTTACCTAAATAATTGTCAATAGTAAATCCATTTTCATCTTTCCAATCGTCACCGGGGGTGTTTGGTCCTGCAATTGTATCAAGATCAAATCCTGCTCCTTTAGGGTCAGCTTCAACTGAACCTGGGGTGGTTAAAAATTTAATATCTAAATCATCTGTTGCAGAAAATTTATCTGCTACTTGTTGAGCAATCATTTTAACTTGATCAGCAGTTAAAACAGGCAATTCTGCTTCATCTAATTCTTCTTCGTCATAATCCTCATCATATCCATATTCCTCTTCATCATTTTGATCATAAAAATCATCCTCTTCAGGAGTATACCAAGATTGGTTTGGGTCATTTTTTGGTTCTTCATTAAAACTATGGTATGAAGGTAATGTTGCACTAACAGTTAGTGCTGGAAATAATATTTTACCAGTAGCAACAGCTTCTTTATCAAAAGCTAAATCAATACCTCTACTTCTATCACCATCACCACCATTCATTTGGTCTAGTAATTCATAGTAATCTTTACCACCAAATTCACCATATCCATCATAATTTTTTTCTAACCATTTATTGCCTTTATTATCGTGCATGTAAACAAAAGGAAGAGTATTTTCTGGTTCTGATCCAATTTGTTGATCTGTATCTTGAGTAAACCAAGAAAATTGACCTTCGTTTAATGAACCAAAAAAGGTAGCTTTATTTTCTAGGATTGCTTTTTTAAAGTCAAATTTTGCCATTTTATTAAGTATATGTTATAAATATGTTATTTTTTCTGGTATGTACCTTTTTTGTATTCTGCTTTTTTTGTGTTTTTTACAAATTGTTTTCCTTTACGAGAACCAGCGGCTTTTTTACGAGCAGTTTTAGCTCTTTCAGCTTTAGATAATGATTGAGCTTTTTTACGAGGCAAACAACGAGTTGTAGCATCACCTTTTTTCATAGTACCACAAGGACCAGTAATATTACCTTGAGTATCAATGCGCACCCAGTCTTCTTTTTTAAACCAGTCACGTAAAGATTCGGAAATTATTTCTTGTAGTCTATTAATGTCCATTATTTTTTCTTTTTAGAGGTACCAGACATTTGTCCTTTACATACTTTAACGGCACGGCCTGAAAGATAAGCAGATGATTTTTCACCAGCAGCTAATCTTCTTTTAATGTATGCTTTACCAGCGGGACATAATTCTTCGTTAATTTGGTCTAATGCTTTAGCAATTTTTTCTTCTAAAGGTTTGTATCCAGAACCATAAGGTGCTGCTTTTCCATCGTGATTAGGAGCAACATTTTCTTCTATATTATCATCTTGCCCATCAATATATACACGTTGAAAATCATTAAAACTTCTAACAGGTTCACCATACAACTCAATTGTATCATTATCTGTATTAATACGAATTTCTGAACCTTGGTATTCCATATCTAAAATAAGAGTGGAATAATTATATCCAATGGCAGTTCCACCAGTAATTCTTTTACCTACTTTTTCAGCCCAACCAGCTACTTTATTAACTAAAGAAGATACACCTTTTCTTTTAGCAAAGTCTTTAATGTTTGAAGGAACATAAGCTTCGGTTAATTCTGCTTCATCAATTTCTTCAGCAGCACCTACAATTTCTTCATAATCTTCCATAGATAAGATACCTCTTTCTTTACCTAATTTATTTGCTTTTTCGGTAACATCATGTAAATCTAGGTCTTTTTGAGCATCTTCTCTAGCATATTCTAACATACGAAGGAATAAAGGAATATCCATTGTAATTGTATCAACGGCATCTTCTTCTTGTTCGTTTACTGATTCTTTAATGTCAAAAGCACTACCATATTTCTTTTTTAAGATAGCTTCAATAGCATCTCTATCTGCTCTGGTAGAGTATGTGTTATTTAGTTTTTTAGAATAGTAGCGATATGCTTTTTCTCCATCCCCATCTTTTTTAGCTTGGAGGTATTCTTTGTAAGCTTTCACCACCATTGGAGATACATGATCAGCTTGTTCGTTTACTGATTCTTTAAATGAAGAATAATCATATCCTGCTTCTGATTTTACAACACCTTTTAAGTTAAATAAATCAACAATATCTTCAAATTTATCATAAAATTCATCTGATTTATTAACTGGTTTGTGAATTACTTTGAATGGTCTAACTTTATCAGTTTTTGACATTTCATATTTAACACCTAAAGCATCTAATTGCTTTTTAGCCATATCAACACCTGTCCCAGCTTCATTAACATCTGTTCTAGTTAAAGCTTTAATTTTTTCAGCACGTTTATTTAATTCTCCCTTTGCTTTAGGATCTTTAGTATTTTTATAGTATGCTAAAAGCTCATTATTTGAATAGTCTGTGAATGATTTTTCTTCTTCTAAAGGATTAGAGAAAAATTCTTGTATTTTCTTTAAGTCTTTCATTTTTTAGATTTTATATTTTTAGGAGCAGGAGTTTCTTCTGCTAAGATTTCTAATGTTGGTTCACCACTCATTACAACCTCAATTTCTGGTTCGGGTAAAGTTTCGGGTTGGGGGGGTGGAGTTTGATTTACAACCGTGTCCCTAACTACAGTTGTATTACCTTTTGGTGAATAAAAGGTTCTAGCATTTTCTAAAGGTCCTAATCTAAATTTCATTTTTTATTATTTAAGTACTCGTCAAGCAAAGTGCCAATAACGCCTGCTTTCTGTCGTATAAATATCCATTCTTCTTTGGATAATTTATGTTCTCTGTTATAAGCGATAGATAATACACCAATAAAATGGTCACGTAAATCATCTAATGCAATCATATAAAACGATTTAGTACCATATGGTGATGAAACGCCTGTTAAATCGTAATCTTCTTCCTCGTATGTTGGAATTGATAATTCACCTTCTTTATAAAGTTGAGCTAATGCTTTTGGGAATAATGAACAAGGGACATTTTGAAATGTATGTTGGATAGTAACAGCCCCAGGAGCTACTTTTTCATAAAATATAGAAAATTTCTGGATGGATTTGCCTGTGGGATAAAAATGTCCTCCATTATGAAATTGGGCTACCCACACTCTATCAGCTCCTAGTTCTTCTATTATAATATCTAATTGTTCATCAACTAGAGTATTTAAATGAATGGCTTCATCTATTGGGGATTTTTTATCTTCAATTTCTGTTTTTTTCAGTTTTGCTCTAACCCATTCTAATACTGCGGGACCAATTACAGCTGTAATTAGGGCAACGATAATAGTTGTGGCCATCATTAAAGTAGTTTCCATTATTCTTTAATCTGTGTTTTAAGATATTCTAGTGCTTCTTGTTTATATTTCAATAACTGTTCCTTCCCAGAACCATCCCACTTTTCAACATCACCATTTTCAGTGATAAATTGGTTTTTTTCGTTTATTAATTCATCAAACCAAACTTCAAAGTCTTTAGTCATTCCTTCTAAGTGTTGGTTAGTTACTTGTTTTTCAAATTCTTGAAGTTTACCTTGTTTTCTAAGATCGTGTTCAAAATCTACTTGACAATCAAAGCAATGTCCATACATTACAAACCATCTTTTATCTAAATGAGGTTTCATAGTACGAGAACAAGAAGGACAAAAAATAGGTAAAACAATACCTTCTTTTGCCTTATCCAATTTTGTAATATTTTGTTTTACGCCATTTTTAATTGTCCATGTGCGACCATCTTCTTCCCAAATATCGCCTTCATCGTGAAATTCTTTTGCTTTTGTATAACCAGTTCCCATAGTAGTTTTTTCTCCGTACTTGCCCGTGACAAGATTACGGAGACGTTCTACATCTCTATGTTTGAACTCTTTTTTTAAAACTGAATTGTTATTCATTATTTGTTGAAATTTTTAATAATTTCAATTAATTTTGTTTTTGTAACTTTAACTTCTTTAACAGCAGACATTGGTTTTTCAAGCTTGATAACAGCTTTCATTTTATATTTTTGTCCAATATCTTTAACTTTTTTAGCTACTGTATCAGCACCGTCACCATTCAAATCAATTACAATAGTATCATTTTTAACTGGTGAAACTATAAGTTTAGTTTTCATACCTGGATAATTGGTTTTGAATATTTTATTTGAAAGGAAGTTTTCAAGATCTGTTTTTGTATCTTGTACTTTTTCTCCGCTAATTACTACTCTTCTAAAGGCCATATTTTGCTAATTTTTCTAATGTTGATGTTGTTGATGTATGAAGAATTCCAATACCTCCGGCTGTATTCCAGTCGTTAATATTGGATACTCTGTCGTCAATAAGTATTGCATTTTTTCGAGCATAATTTTTCTTTTTTTCAGCTGCTGCTAAAATTAAAGGAGTACCCGGAATGTTATTTTTAACCCAAACACGTTTACCTAAACGCGATTCATTTTCACGTGAAGGAGCAGATAATAAAGTTGGGTTATATTGTTTAATATGATTCCACAACTCTTTACCATCAGACATCCAAGGCATCCCTGCCCAGAATTTAACACCTATTTGCTTATCAATAAGGTTCCAGAATTGTTCTTTACCTTTTTCTTTTTCAAATTGTTGAGGAGGCATACCTCCAAATTGTTCAAAACGTTTATCAAAGTCAGTTAAAACACCGTCCATATCACAATAAATTTTATATTGTGATTGAGGATCTTCAGTTGTTTCCTCTTTAAGTTGTTTATATAAATCGGTTAGTTTATACATTTTTAATTGAATCTTCCCAATTGCGCAACATTATATTTCCTTTTTCGTATGCTTCACTTTCAACTTCAGGCAAATCTCCGTTCTCGTTTGTATTGGTTGTGTTAATATTATTTAATTTTCCTTCTAAATTTTGTTCATGATGAACCATTTCGTGAGCAAATGAACGCAATATATCTTTTGGGTGTCTATCCATTGTAAACAAAGTAATAGACTTTTCGGTTGGATTATAATAAGCCGTTTTACCTAAAAGATTAGATGCATTTTCTTTATCATCTGGTATAGTTTTAATTTTAGGTAATGGGGTGATATTCATCCCATTAACCATCATGAATTTTGATAAAGATACAAAAGCATCTTGCAAATTCCAACCTTCTTTTAAAGAAGTTGGAGTATTATCATGTCCACATTTATGACAAACATATAAATCATCTCCACCATCTTCTTTATCCCATTTCCAACCACAATTATCACAAATAACTTCTGTATTTGTTACTATCTCTTTTAAATTTTTTAAACGTTGAGTTTTTTCTTTAGATGCCTCTTTACGTGATTCAATATAATCTAATCCTCTTTTTAAACGAGCTTTTACCTCAGGATCTTTTGCTTTACCATAAGCGGCTCTTACTCGTTGATGTATTAAATTAATAATTTGTGATTGACGAGCATGTGATTTAGCTTTAAATGATTTTTTATTTAAAGTATCAACAATATCTTCTTTTGTTTTAAAAGAAATACCTACTGTATCTTTTGGGTCTTCATCTGTGTATAATCTACGGCCTGATCCTTTTGGTTTTTTGCCTGTTCCTTTTTTAGGATCTGCTTCATTTACAAAAGTAGATGGAGTAACTAATGCTTCGGCCTTAAATAATTTAATTAAAGCAGCAGCAATAAACCCACCAGGCAAAGTAGCAATTGCCGTTAAACCAATTAATTTTAAAACATCTTTTAATTGGTTGCCTATATATTCTTTATCCTTATCTGTTAATTCTATTTTACCTTGAGCAGATTTAATCAATAAACCAACTACCTCTTTAGTTTCTTGGTTTTCTTGTTTAATAGCAGATATAAATTTATTAAATTTAGATTTTATATCTCCCATAAAACCTTCTTTAATAACAGGAGACACAATGTCCCAAACTTGTTCTTTTTCAGGAATATCGGGAATGAGGTGAAAGAATTGTTCTTTATTATTATCTTTAATTGCTTTACGAGTAGCGGTACCACTAACACCACCTGCTGTTTGAATAACTCGTAATTCTAAATTTGGATATTTATTTATTGTTCTTGTTCTAGAAGCAATATCTGCAAAATCTTCAGGATTATTTTCGCGAGCACCTATTACCCAAAGTATTTCTTCATCCGGGTGTTCTTTTGCATATTTTAAGATATCACCTATTGGTGCTTTTGCCGGTTCAATCCTTACTTTTAATGGAAGATATTTTTTATATAATTCCCAAACCTGGATAGATTCACCTTGAGTAATACCATCACGCTCGCCCCCACCCACAAAAATGATAAAATCATCAATTTCAGGGTTTTGCTCAGCTGCTTTTTGTACAACATTATAATGTCCTTTGGTAGGTGGTTTAAATCCACCTCCATAAATAGCGGTTACTTTCTTTTTCTCCGCCTCCAAAACATCTTCTAATAAGACTTTGGTAAGGGAGTTCATTACTGTTTAAGTTTTTGAATTTTTTCTTTAGCAACTGCTTTTTTCTCTTTAATATCTTTTTTAGCGGCACGGAAAGCTTCCATAGCATCTTCCATTTCCTTAAGGGTGTCTTGATATGCTTTCATAGCTTCAGTTCCAGCTCTATTAGCATCAGATTTTTGTTTATAAACACCTAAAATATTTTTAATTTCTAAACCACCTTTAATTTGAAGAGCAAATTCAGGAAGCGTTAATTCGTATACTACGTCTTCCATTTCTGAATCTTTGGTTGGTTTTTCAACTATAAAGAATTTACCAATCTCATCTACAGGAATGCTTTCTGCTTCAACAACAGGAGTCATTTCTTTAACGGATTTTTCTTCTTTTTCTACTTCGTTTAATAAGTCGGTTAATTTCATGATTGTATAAAGTTAGTGATTTTTATTTTTGCTTGCTCTTTAGTATCAAAATCAGGTTGTGATTTAAGAGATTGTTTAATATCTGAATATATTTGTTCTGATTCTGCTTTAGATTTTTTTAATTCCTCAGGTGATTTTTCTTTACCTACCTGTCCTAAGGGTTCAATGTAAGTTTTATAAATAAATTCTTCATCAAATTCCTTATTAGCATCTTCCGGATTTAAATCTACTATTGTAAAATTATTTCCAAATGCTTGTTTATATACGTCTATATTTTTATTTACGTCGCGCCAAGAACGAATCACAATACTCGGCAATAATGATCTATCTCGCTTCATATTACGTTCTAATGAGGTAATAGGCGATACATAAGTCATTATCATTGCCGTATCGTAACCTAAGTCTTCTAATTCTTGTTTTTTCTTAAGTAAGGTTTTAGAGGAACCTCCTACACTATCAATTAAAATATTGTTAGCATTTTTTAATGCTTCTTTATATTTAATATCTGTAGTTTTTCTTGCTTGGCCCATTAACTCACCTGCTTTTTTTAATTCATCAGGCGACATTTTAGCTAACTTCATTCCAATACCTGAGGTTTTAAGTAATTCCTCATAGGTATCATCTACATTAATAGTTTGAAAATTAGAAGGTACTAATTGTTTAGAAATAAATGATTTACCTGAACCAGCAGGGCCTGCCATGAAAATTGCTTTTGGCTTGCCTTGAATTTCTTTTAAAATTGATATCAGTCCAATCATAGATAGGGTTTGTCATAAATATTATATTTCTCTTTTTACTTGCGTTTTAAATTCAGTAAAGACTGGTGCCTCATTTGGATTTTCCAAATCAAATAAACGTTTTACTGTTTTAAAAATTTCAATATTTTCTTCCTGTGTGCGAGATGGTAAAATCATTTCCCATCCTTTACCTTGCATTTTATCTTTTGAACCTTTACGTTTAGAAGATTTTAACCATAAAATACCAGTCTTATCAGGTTTAACACCAAAACATTCCTCATAACAATGAGCATAAACTGCCGCTTGTAATTCATAAGTAGTCTGGATGTGGTTTGAAGTTTTATGATCAATAATCCATAATTCATTATTAATTTTACAAACTAAATCTGTTGTACCTGCTACCTTAAGTTCATCAGAATAAAGATGAATTTCTTGATCAATTAATTCAGGTTTACAAGTTTCCCAAAAATCAACAAAACGTAAAAACATTTGCCAAATAAAAGGATCATATTGTGGATTACCATATTGATTTAAAAAGTTCATTTCTTTACCTTCTAAATAATCTTCAATCATTTCATGAACTTTAGTTCCATCTTCAGCTGCTTTTTTAACAATATAGTCTGCTGAGCGACCCATGTTTTTAAGCCATTCCTCAAAATGTTTACCTTTAGGATAAGAACCTAAAACGTGGGTAATGGATGGATAATATTCTCCATTTCGTCTATAGTATCTTGAATCAGGAAGGGTAATTTGTTTAGAATCTTCTGAAATTTCTAGGATTCGATTGTTAACATGTTTAATGTTTCTTTTTTTCATAGGAAAAGTTTTTTCTCAAGTAAACCTGAGAAGGTTAAGGGGTAAGTTTCTTGTATAAGATTAGTGAAGCCAGCGAACCCCATTTCACTTGGATCTTTATCTCTCATGTCTACTAAATATACTTCTTTACCTTCATTCATAAGTTTTTCACAGAAATCTAATGCCTGTTTTTGGGCATCACGGTCAAGAGCAATGTATATTTTTTCAACAGAAGACATAACAATCTTCTTCATTAAATTTGATTGTATATTTTTACCTAAAAGTGGTATAACGTTTCGTTTAATAGCAATAGCATCGAATGGACCCTCACACAATATTAAAGGTAAATCCCAATTGATAAACAATTCAAATGGAATAATATCACGAGATACTGTTGGGTTTCTATATTTTACAGATGGTTCTTTCTCAAACGATCTTCCTGTAAAGTAGTTTATATTTCCTTTAACATCGTAGGATGGTATAATAACCATGTTAGCATAACGACCTGTTTCACAGTATCCAATACCATATTTAAGTATATCTTCTTCTGTAATACCTCGAGATTTTAAATATGCTAAAGCATGCCTTCCAATAATATTTGATTTTTGGATATTAGTTAAGGGTTGAAATTCTTTAGGCAATTTAAGTTTTTCTTCAATTTTAACGTCTGTTTCAGGTCCAGTATATTTCACAATAGCTTTTAATTCAGCCATTATTTCAGGTGAAACTTCTACTGCTTTAAATAATTGATATAATTTTTTACCTTTTTTATCACAAACCCAACAATGCCAAGCGTTTTCGCCTTTAGTATTTTCGGTCATATTAATCTCTAGTTTTGGCTTTGGATGGTGACACAACGGGCAGTGGTAAGCATAGTTACCTCTTGCTGTTGCTTTACCTGTACCAAGTACAGAGTTAGCCAGTGATACTAAAGATTGATTTATCATAACGACAATGTACTAATCCTCTTTTGGAGAACCAAAGTCACGTGAGAAAAATTTTCCCAAAATATTGTCATTAAAATAAAGTTCGGGATGTTCTAAAACACCCATCATAAAAAGATATTTACACTCATAATAAGTTAACAATTTTTTATTGTCGACTACTTGTAGAATTTCTCGTTTTAATTCGTCTTGCTTACCAGATTTGATTAGTTCTTGAATTGGTTTAGCCGAACCGAAATATGTTTTCCAGTCGCTTTCTTTTTGAACAACTTGAGTTGTTGGTTTGCGACCTCTGCCGGTTTGCTCTGCTAATTCTTTTTTTGTTAATTTGCGTTTAACGTTATGATATAACGCTTTTTTCCCAATATACGATATCCCACTTGGTATATGTGTAGTTACGTATATAAAACCAAAAGCATTTTGAGGTAAATTCTCCATAGAGATAACCTCCTTATTTTTATATAACCAATTTTTCATAAATTGTTTTTTTTTATTAAATGTATATACCTGTAAATATTATTTCTGCTGAAGCTGGGTTTCCTGCAAAACCATCAAATAAAATTTCTCCTGTTGGAGTAATATCTGTTATCATTAATATATCATTAGCTATTGCTCCTATTTGATAATTTGCTGTAATCCAAGCATCTATACCTAATGTTTTTCCTGTTAAAGTAGGAAATGCACTACTAGTAGCATTACCTGAGGACATAAATGCTTTACCAGCAATAAATTTAAAATCACCAGTTACAATACCTCCATTATCATATTCCTGAGAATTTACTTGGCTTACTATTGAATTATTAGCATATGATGCTGTAATAGCACGGGATGCTGTGATATTATTTAGTACACTTCCAGATAATTCAAAATTAGAAAGTAATTTTGGAGGTTTAGTTCCAACCCCACTAACAACTACAGGATAATATACACCAGAACTTGTTGTAGCTGTTGTGATATTTGAAGCTGAAGTTGCTGTAGTAGCAGTAGTTGCTGTTGTTGCATTTCCTGTTAGACTACCACTTAAAGTAACATCGTATTTTGTAGATGCTCCGGCGTAATTAAAAGCGTCATATAATTGAAGTAAATCATTTGGTTCAATTATATTACCATTTACAATATTTGAATTATTTAAAGTCGCCATAATATTATCTATCTATGTTTATAAGTATTGTTGTATCTGTTGTAGATGAAAGAGGGAGAGGTTGGGATAATTTTCCTACCGCTAGTAGTTGTTGATTTTCGTTGTAAAGTCCAACTGTTGTAACATAAGGTTCAAAATAAGAACCTGTCATAAATGGATAAACTTCTCCTGTTGAACTGGAAACTGCTGAGGGGTTTAAACTAAAATTAAATTCATTTTCTCTAGCAGTACATTTATATTGAGTTTCATAAATTGTAAGAGAAGATGAAAATGAACAAGTTACATTTGATGATGTAACAAATGCTTCTATAACAGCTGTATCCCCCACACCATAAGATGAAGTACCATAAGTAGCAAATCCATAACCATCTAAACCTGGGTTTGAATCACTTGTAATTATAGCAATTCCATGAGGATAAAATATTTGACCACAAATTTCACCTGAAGATGAATAAATTAAGTTTCCTTCCCCATCATCATAAATTGAACCACTAATTCCAGACCAAACAAATGATTTAGGTTGAATATAATTTCCATAAAGTCTTGAAGGAATAGATATTACTCCTATTATATCATTCGCACCCGTAGGAAAAAATTTCTCAAAGGTTAATGTTGTTTGATTATAATTAAAATATCTTCCACTTGAATCAGTAGGCCCTACAAATGCATTTCCCTCGACATTGTTTCCAGGTACTAAACTTTGTGTAGTTGCAGGACTTCCGTAACTAGAACTTAAATAATTTGAATAATATAATTCTTTAATAGAATCATATACTAATCTTTGGTATTGAGTATATACTGTACCGGTTGTAGGATCAGTAGCAGGGTTAAATAATGAACTTGTATTTAAACCTAAATATCTATCAATACTAACATCAGAAGTAGTAAGTTCATTTCCTTTATAAGAGAATGACTTATTTACTTCAAACGGTATAACCGTAATATCTGCTGCTAGAAATTGTTTGTATGCGCTCATTCATTTTAGAAATCTAGCTTAATTCTAATTAAAGCTTCTGTTGTAAAATCTTTTGGTAAAGGTCTTGATAATTTAGCTACAGCTAACAATTGATTTGTATCATTATAAAGGCCTATAGTTGTAATATAAGTCTGTGGGTTATTAATAAAATCACTATATAATACTTCACCAGTTGAACCAGAAATAAACGATGGGTTTTCTGAGTAGTTATAAGCTGAGCTTCTAGGTCTTACAAAGATAAAATCTGAAGTAATAGATTCTTGTGAATTAATATAAAAATCGTTAGTAGTACCTGCAGCTACAATTGAACCACTAATTGCTCTAAACAATGATGAATTAGCATTTGTAGTACTAATATAATTAGCTGAACCTGAAAATGCTGAGCCACTATAGCTCAATCCAATACCACCACTTGTTGCAAAATCCGCTAATGCTAGGGGGTTTAAAATAATAGCTCCAATGTCTGGTAGTAACCAACCATAAGATCCTGAGTTAGCTGAATAACCATCTGTAGTATTTCTTGAGGTAATAGTTGCTCTAGTACCAAATGAACCAGTAATTAATTGGAATACTCTTCCAGCTTCAGTAAATTGGACTGATGTTACATAATTACTATTATCTGTTAAAGTAATTGAACCTGATGAACCAGATAATGTTAATGAAAGTGAACCTAAGAATAAAGCATCTTTATATCTAGCTCTTTCAAAAGTCATAGCAAAAAATTCAGAAGAAGTAATAGCTCCAAAAGTAAAGTTTGTATTTTCATCTCCAATCACTAAATCTTGCCATTGTCCATAAACGGTTGATGTAGGTGTTTTTCCATCAACAGCAGCGTTATAAACTGCACTACCACTACCTGCGGAATTTCCATAGGCAATTGCAAATTGAATTGAAGAAGTAGCAGCAGTATTAAATACATTTAAATAAAAATCTCCTGATGAACCCGCTTGTTGGGCTGAGGAGGTGAATGCTGTTGTTAATGAGGGAGCATCATTTGAGAATAAGGTTGATGACACTGCATCTGTACTTACCACAAAATCGTCTGCTTCTAATCTTGTAAATGACATAGTCTATATATTAAGATACTTTTGTTACTGTTACGGGAATAGTTAAACGAGCTCCGGAGTCTCTACCTTCTACAGTTAATGTAGCTTGTAATTGAGTATTTGAACCGAATAATGTATTAACTGTAGTTGCTCTTAAGTTAATTGTAGTACCTACTACTGTTTTTGATACTGAGGTACCTAATGTTTGAGTTGTATTGGCTAAATTAAGAGCTTGAACTGCTGGGGTATCGATACCTACACCTTCAAATGTACTAAATAAACGAACATCAGAAATTGTTGCTGTGTATCCAGCTGTTTCGAATGTGTTACCACCTAAGTAATTTAATGTTTGGGGTGTAATTGCTAATGAAGCCCCTTGTTTAATAATAATAGCACTATAACCTAAATCAAGAATTGGCATTTTAGCTGTTCCACGAGGTAAAGTAACTAATTTATATTTCATTACCTGTGTTGATTGAGGAAAGGCCTCCAACAAAGGCATGTTTTGAATTGCTTGACCATAGTATGCAGAACCTGATGGGTGGTTTGGATTATAAAGTGTATAATCAATTTCGTCGTCAGCTAAGGCAAATTGGGTAATTCTAAATTGACCCTCATTTTGTGCCATTAATTGACGACCGGTATCGGTTAAAATTGCATCTACTGTTACTACTGAGTTATTTAAATATCCCATGTTTTATTTTTTGTTATATGTTATAAATATGTTAAAGTAAATTTTTCGATATAAGGTTTGATGTTATTGTACTAAAATTATCAATAAATGTTTGTGTTTCTTTTTGAGTAAATATAACTCCTGATCCTACTTGTGGGGTTACATCTGTAATATCAGAATATATACTAATTCTATTTAAGTTTTGGTAGTTTCTTATAAATATAAATTTATTTAATTCAGCCGCAGTATCACTACCTACAGGAATTGCTTGGTCGAATCCTACTTCAAAAGCTCCCCCATTAACTCCTACAGAAGTTACTGTAAATGGAGTTAAAACATTAGGGTGATAAAATATATCTCCTACTCTTGGAAGAATACCATCTATAGGATCATTTAATCCTGCTCTTTGTGGTGGAGATGTACTAGCACCATATTGAACTATATCAGCTCCTGATATTGCTAAATTTAAATATTCTCCTAATGCACCACCCGTTGTTGATGATGTTATAACAAAAGGACTGAATGAAGATGTGGCCCAATAAGGAGCGTTAACAATGGCTGAAAATCCAAAGGTAGTATTAACTGCTAAATATATAGATCCAGTAATAGCATTTGGATATTCAAATATATTGTATGCTGAGGCTGAGGTTGTGGTTAAGTAAGAATTTGGGAATTCAAAAAGTGAGAAAACTGTTTGTTCTCCTTGAAGAGCAGTTAATGTTGTTTGAGATACAGATGCTGAATTTTGTACTGTAATTTTAATAATATTATCTTTTCCGAATAAGTTTTTAGAACTCCATTCATAAACACTTGAAGTTTGTGGTTGATATATATTACTATTTTCATCTACCCCAACAGTAATATTAAATAATAATGTATTATTTGGAACTAAATTATCTGATCTTTCGGCTCCTTTATATACTAAAGCAAATTTTCCAAGTTGTTCAACTGCAGGTAAAGTACTTCCTGTTCCTACATTAATAGCAGGAGAAGTATTTTCACTTCCAAAATATCTTGGATTAGCACTTCTTAGCATAGTGTAGTTTGATTCAGGTACCGATGCTGGTGTAGCACTACCTGTGCCTCTAGAAGCACTTATAATATTTTGTTCGTTTACTGCTGTAATGGCATTTGAAGAAAAATCAACATCAAATAATTTAGCGTTTGGTCTTCCTATAACAGCATTATTTTCTATTACTAAACAATCGGGTTCAATGTAAGCTTCATAAATAGTAAAGTTAGTAATATCAAAGCTTATAGCAGATGGTCCTGCTGCAAAAAAAGTAAGAGGAGAAATAATTCCATTTAATTGTAAATATTCTACTATTAAAGTACCTCCAGCAGCTATTTGGGGACTATTATACAGAATATCTGTAGGTCTACCAGCGTTTAATAATCTTAAAAATCCAGGAGCAAAACCATTTGTCTCAGTTACTGTAAATGAAAAATAATAAGTTTTATCAAAATTTAAATCATAATCAGTAAAATAAAAATTAGTTGCTGTGTTAGGATTTACACCTGTAAAAAGAGAAGCAGTAGTATAAACTTCAATTATTTCTACATTACAATTATTTAACTCACCATCAGTTACTACTAAATTTGAACCACTAAATTCACCATTAAAAAATTCAATAGCTGTGCTTTGAGTAAATGGTACTGAACCGCTTATAGAAGGTGTACTACCTAACCAACTTTGGGTTAAGTTTAACATTGGGTTTAAAGGAGTACCGTATTCAGCTAAATATGTTTGACCATCACTCGATGTTACAGCTCTAAAAGCATAATCAGGAACTAAGTCAGGTGTTGTACCTCCTGTAGAACCTGTTGTTGTATACATTTCTATAGAACCCGTAAATAAAATATCTTGGGTTGCTGTTGGTGTATCCCATCCACTACCACTATAATAAGAAGAAGTTGTGTAAGTATCAAGTTGTGGAACAGGATATTTATTTCTTTCTAAAGTTGTTTGTTTAATTACAACACCAGAAGCAAGGTTTGTTCTCGCAGGAACAAAATCTTGAATCATTTTAAATAAAGAGTTATCAAAATATTTAATAAGTCTTATATAATCCCAAATGTTATAATTTTCTGTGTATTTTTCAAAATAATAATCTCTCAAAGCATCTAAAGCAGGATATGTTTCTGCTGAGGAAGATACTAAACGAGGGTCACCAATATATTCTCCAATATTAAAATATCCTAATTGACCCGCAATATCATTATTAATTTCATTTTGAGGGGAAAATGCTACCTCAACATAATCAATGTTTGGAGTATATGAACCACTTTCAGGTACATCTTGTTGTACTGAAATGAATGGAGATAGAGCTGTATTTTGTGGTAAATTTGTTTCTTTACTTCCGCTATATGGTAAAACTTCGTTTTGTTGTCTAATTTTATTAGATACTCTGTTTTTAATACCTGCAGGGAACTGATTTGGGTAAACTAATTCTCTGTTGTTAACAAATATAGGAGTAGAGTTAAAACTAAAATTACTATCACTAGTAAATGATTGTGTTGTAACCCAAGATCCTGTAATTTTAGGATGTATTGATACTGAACTAGTGTATAATTCGCCTCCTAAAGATGCTCTGAATATTAAAGTATCTGGTGATGTATTTACTCCATTCGAATCAATCGAATAAGGATACATTACATAATCTCTAAATGGTTCTGTAGTTAATGGTTCACTGTAGAATCTATATTCTTGAAATGAACCTGAGAATATTTGTCCAAATGATCCTGAACCTAGATAAGCTATAAGAGCTTGAGTCCATGGTATTGCATATCCTGTTATCGAAGATGATTCTAAATAAGATGTATAATTAGCATCTGTTCCTAAATAATTTTTATTACCAGCATATAAAGTAAAATTACTAGCTGATCGGTTAATTAATACAGACCACCATTCTCCATCAAAGAATGGTAAATATAAACTTGCGGATGTAGTAAGATCAGTAGTATCCGGAATTAATTCTAATAATGCAAATTGATTATATGGATTAGGTATTGAACCTGAGTATGATCCACTTGTTAATCCTGATCCTGTATATCTTAATTGTAATAAGGATCCCTCATCTGTTGACCATAAACTTTGAGAATAATATAAAGAACTAGTAGGTAATCCTCTAGTTTTAAATCTAAATTCTACAGAAGCAGGAATACCATCTGGTGGTGACCAAGAATTATTAGATACAAATGAAGAAGATACATAATTAGTACCTTGAGTATCAAACGCATAATTAAATTGGTCAAACCAAAGATCATAGTCATTTTCATCAAGCTTATTTTGACCACCAAATTCATTTACTTGTAAAATAGTATCGGGAATACCATAAAGAGTAACAAGAGCTTTTAACCCTGCTGTAGTACCTTTTTTCTTTAAAAGATATGGTAAATTTGAATAAATACGTTTATATATTTCAGCATTTATGTCTTCGGTCGGTACCAATGAACCCGTAGCTGATGAGGTTATATACGTGTTTATATATTCATATCCCGTAGGAGTTGGCAATGAGCCCGTCGTATAAGGTAAATTATATAAACTGCCTGAGGGTGTAAATCCTAAAAGTGCTGAGTATAAATCGTTTGTAGAGAAGTTGTTTTGGTATATTTTAATACCCATATCTCTTAATATATCAGCAACTACATCTTTTGATACACCATAATTTACACGGTTATCAGCATTATATTTGTTGGTAACATCTTGAGTATATAAAAATACTGTATCAAAATATTGACCAATCATTTCTATAAATAACTCATATTGGGTATTTTCAGGATCATCTAAAAGGTATCCTGGAATTGCTTTAGTAAGAGCATTATTATTTTCTAAATCATATTCTTCTGCTACTAAAGATTGAGAAGCAAACCACGCTAAACCAGCAACCGAAGTTGTAGTATCATTTATATAAGGTGGTGTTGTATTTGTTTTGGGCCAAGATGTTGAACCTGAATCAAAGTAAAGGTAATATTCATAATCATCAAATCCCGTAATAATTTCATTAATTTTAGCTTGCCAAATTATATTACTAGAGGAAACATAATAGTTTGTAGGAGCAGCAACCGCAATACTAGAACTAGCTTGATATGTTTCAATTAAAGCTAATTTATAATAAAAATTCTCTAAGCGAGTTTGAGCTGAGGAGAAGTGAATAAAATTAGTATAATCAGAATAATCAACATTTATCTCAACACCTGTTTGAGCAAGCATACTGTTTAATTGGTACTGTAAGCTTCCTGAACCTTGTGATTGGTTAGTTGAATCTAATTGAGATAAATTACTATAATCTGTTGAATTATTAATTTGATCCTTAATACTAATATTTAAATTAGGTCCCTTTAATTTAATAGTTTCATCAACTAAATCAAATATTTGAGTAATATTAATATTGTATGCTACAGGATTCGCAACTTGTGTTACAACCCAAACTTGAGAATTTATATCAAATTGGATTGGTAAAGCTTCATATAATTTAATTAATACTGTTGGATTATCAATACTTGAAGTATCTAATAAAATATTATTAGCAATTACAAGTTGATTATCACCAAAATCTAAATAAAAATCATAGTAACTTCCGGTTGAATTTTGTATATTAGTAGTTAATTCTAAAGAAGAAGTAATTACTAGTTCATTTGGGATTGAAGTAGTATCTAATCTTATCTCTGTTCTATCAGTACTAATTTGAGATATAAAATAAGGAAATAAAGGACTAGATGCTAATTTTGGACTAACAAAATTATATAATGTATTATATTGTCCTTCAGTAAATCCTGAATTTTTTAGGTCTGTTTCCGGATCTAAAACTAAATTATTATCTATTAAACTGTAACCTCTATACCCATTAACATTACTATAAAGAAGATTTTGATTTAAATCATAAACAAAATATTCTATTTTATCTGTAGATGGGTTGAATGATGTTTGAACCTCAACATTTGTAATGAGAGAAGTATCATCTACAGAATATTCCTGTAACTCAAAATTAGTTGGGTTGATAGGGATTATGTTAACTATTTCAGACATTATATAATGTTTCCTGTGGTTTGTGTACTAATTAATTGTTGTTGTAAATCAACATTTTCTTGTCTTAATTGAGTAATCTCGTCAATTAATGCTTGTATAGTATCATTATCTGCTTGACTACTTCCGATATATGCTTGAGAAGTTTTAATAAGATACTCATGAGAATTTATATCTCCAAGTTTAGGTATTTGATAAAAAATTTCTTGGTAATTGATAAAGAAATCGGCTACCGAAATTGAGGGAATAGATAATGGTGAAACAGGAGTTGGCTCAACTAATTGAGTAAAAGAAGTATCAATAACCCTTTCATATTGAGTTTTAGCGTAAGCGGTTTTATTTAAATTTATTTGTTCAGCCATTATCCGTTAATTACTTTAAAGTAATATTGATCATCAAATACTTGAGTTGTTTCTGCTATTTCAGATTTAATTAAAATAGCGTAATATCTTTCAGGTTCTAAACCATTCATCCAAACATCAAAATAACTTGAAGTAGCATCAGCACTAATTTGAGTAAATTGAGTATCAAAATCCACTACCATTTCATTAGTATCTAAATCTTTAATAGCCCAATAAGATGCAGTTGGTAAATAATAATTATTTGTATAGACTGAACTTGTAGTCCATAACTGAATAGGATATTCAGGGCGAATATTCACTCTAAATCTATTATAACTTTGAGGATAAAAAGTTCCTGGGTTTTGAGCTAATGTTACTGTAACTGGAAGGGTATTTTGGATAGTTTGAGTAGATGAACCAGTATTAAATACAAAATCTCTCCAACTAAATTGTAAAGCAGGAGGATAAATTGTGTGAGTATCTCTAGAGAACCATTTTAATTCAGGTTGAACATCTTTATTATCAATAAATTCAACTTCTTGTTTAATAATAAATCCATCTGGAGATATAGCTCCTGTAGAACGAGCTCTAATAATATTTGTAACGTTTAAATTTAAATCTTTAGTATTAAAAAATCCAAAAGTTACTGATGATGTTATTGGATAAGTATCGGAATTAAACCAAGGTTGAGCGGAACCTGTAAACCAGTTACCACCTCCAGCGACAGCATAAGTTGTGTTATAAGAAGCTGTTGCGTTAGAACCATAAGTAGGACCAATAGCCCATTTAGCAGATCCAGAATAATCTCTCCAAATCCAACTTGTACCATTAGTAGCAATAGGATCATCTAAATATCTACCAGTACCCATATCCCAAGCTCCTGAAATTGGATAACATTCAACTGTAGTATTAGATTGTAACCCAGTAGAAGTAGCAATAAAACATTGTAAATTAACTTTCCAATAATTGTTATCTAAAAATTTTGATGAACTAATAGCTCCTTCTGTTATTTTTAATTTATTATCTAATAAATCATCAATTTCAGTTTCGGAGAAATTAATAACAAAACGGCTTGTTTGAGGATTTGGGTCTGAATATGCAAAAGAAGTTTCAGTTGCCTCTATAATCTCATCTAATCCCGTATTCATGTTAGGGAATAGAGAATATAATGTAGCGTCTTTTTCTGGGAAAATTTTATATACTGCCATTTTTATTATAAGTTTACTACTCTACCTTGAATATCTGTATTTGGAAATTTGACTTCAAATATTGAAGGATCAAGTGAAGGATAAATCACATTTGAAATTGTTGCTGCGTTTATATCATAAAAATATACTGAATATCCTAAATTAGTTCCTGTCAAATTTGAAATTGATATATTTTTTACTGTTTGAACTCCGGTTATTCTATCTAAAAGAATATAAATATCTCTTAATATAATTGGTTGATTAATTTGCCAATTATCTATTCTAAAGTAATCTTTTAAAGCTGATATACAATCAAATAATACTTGATTACTATTAAATTCTGGGAGTACAATGATGTCAAAATTTACTCCAATATTAATAATAAATGCATCCTTAATAGCAACAGCATCATTAACCATTCTATATTGAGATAAATATGTAGTTAAATTTTGTTTTAAAGCAGTAGACGCTGTGGTTAATTGATTGTTCACGTTATAAGACAATATATATAAGTCTAATACGGAATTAGATTGACCAGCCGATAATGATACTGCTTTTGTTGGTTCAATATATGCTTTTGATACAACCCCATATTTAGCAGGCATTGAAAGTGCTCTTACTAAATAATCATCTTGTGTTACGTTACGTAATTGAGTTGCAAAATTTGCAGAAGCATTTTGTCTAATTTCCTCTATTGTATCTCCGTCTCCACCACCATCAGCTGCTTCTGGGTTTGTAACTGCTAAGGAATTAAACACTGTTTGAGCTGTTACTGAGTTTAGATTTGAATTTAAGAATTGAGTATTAGTTCCTATTAATGTTGTTAAATCATTTGCTGGGACGTTTGAACTTACTCCACCACCAGTTAAATATCTTACAGTTAATGTTGTTTGTGAAGGAGCAATACCATACGTTTTTGTAAATATAAAATTAGATGGGGAAAAAGCAGTTGTTAATTTAGCTTGTTCAAAAGGTAAACCTAAACCTACATTATCAGGATTAGGGATAATAGTTTCGTCTGTATCAGCTGCCGTACCTGCTCCAAATTGTATTTGTAAAGACCCTGAATCTATAAATCTGGTAATGAATCTTCTTTGAACCTGTTCTAATTGAAGAAGATAAGGGGTATCACCCTCATACTGTAAAAGATTAGGTGAATTTGGATTTGTATTTTTTATTGATTTATAAATACATTCTTGAGCTAGATAATCTACTTCATACCATTCATTACTATCAGAATCGAATATATCTTGAATTCCTATAATTCTATCATCATTGATAGTTACTGTTGAAAATTGTTGAGGTGCACCAAAAGTAAATGTAGTAGTACCTAAATCAGCTGATATTGCTTTACGTGTTTTCTTTAATAAAAAATATTGAGGGTTACTACCTGCTACTGAAAAAATAGTTACTTCTGTAGGATCGCCTGAACTTGATACTGAAAAATCTACTGGGTCTTCTACTAGAAAAGATGTATTAGGATTAAGAGTAGATTGAATTCTTGCGTTTTGAGGAATAAATAAAGAATAATCAAAATCAGGAATATAAGTTGATCCTGAAAGTTTTGATGGAACTTGTTGGTAAAAATCAATATAAGTTGTAGCAACTTGAGTTACATTTGGTTTATAACCAAACATGTAAGCTAACTCATATAAATTATTTGTTTGGCGAGCATATTGTAAATATGTTTCTTGTATTTGATTATCAAGATAAAAAGATAATACATCACCTACATAAGCCGCCATCTCCATAAACATCATACCTGGTGATGCTGGAGTAAAATCATTATAGGTTGTAGGGAAATAGGTTTTAGCATAGTCAATAAGACTTGCTCTTATTTCACTAAAATCTCTATTAATGTATTGAATATTTTTTCTTTTAGTTGCCATTATGTAAATGCTATTTCTATAGTATCGTTAAGTCCAGTATCTGCTATATTATATTTTAATACAATATTAATTTGGTTTATATCAGGATATGAATCTATGTTTAGAGATTCTACTACCACTTGAGGAAAATATAAACCTAATTGTTGTTGAATATCTTGTTTAAGATCTTCTGTATTTCCTTCTGTAATTTGTTGGAATAAAAATGCTCTTAAACCTCCACCAAATGTAGGATTTAAATATATTTCTCCTTTATTAGTTAAAAAGAAATTAATTAAATTAGATTTAGTAGCTTCTCTTGTAGTATAAGTTGTTTTAAATACACCAGGAGCATTAAAGGGAATAGCAACACCAACACCTGTTCCTGGTTTGGTATCTATAGGATATATTCTTTTTGCTCCAAATGCCATTACTTATTCATTAAAGCCATTATTTGATCTAAACCAACATTTCCTTCAGGTAAAGCTCCATTAATAGTATCTACTGATTGGGGTTGGAAATTTCCTGCATATTGTGAAGTTGCGGCTCCACCATTTTGCATTTCACCCAAAATACCACCAAACATTGCTTGTCTTTCAGCAACTGTTAATTTTTTAGGTGATTCAATGTGGGGTTGAGCATACGTATCTCTTAAAGATTCTTGTACAATTGTTTTAGGAGCACGAACTGCTTCCAAAAGGATTTCTTTTAATTCCTCTTGGATAGCTTCTTTTACAGCTTCTTTAATTAGATTTTTAAGTTCTGTAGTTTTCATTGTTTATAAATATTAAAATTAATAAGCTTTTAAATTATCTCTGTCAATTATTAGCTTAAGTTCATTAATTAATGTTTGATTATCTGTAGTAAAGGATAATTCTGTTTGAATTAAAGGAATACCTTGTTGAGTTTTACCAACTGCTCTTCTTCTTATTACAGTTGGAGTATAAGGTACTTCTTCAATTTCTATAATAAAACCCTGGTATGTTGTTTGGTTTAAAGTTTGCTGGGCTTGTAACTGAGCATCAGCTATATCATTTATAATTTTAGAAGTTGGGTCTAAATTAGCTAATTTATTACATTTTTTAATATAAGCATCGATTATATCCAAAATAGCTTTTGCTGTTAAAATATACGTTCCTATAATGGATATAACTAAAGCAGAACTGCTAATCACACCTTGAAGTTTAGATAATTTAGAATTACCTAATTGATCAAAAGTAACTTTTCTAATTAAAGTTTGTAAATCATTTAAAGCAGCAGGAACAGCACCTGGTATAAGGGGAACTACTTTTGCTGCTGTTGAAATTACTACAGAAGCAATGTCTATAGCTGTTATTATACCTAATGTTGTATTTAAAAATGTTGATACTCCTGAAATTGAGGTTCCTAATTGGTTTATTCTTGTACCTATATTATTAAGTGATTGAACAATATTATTTCTTTGAACTATTAACTCAGCTAATACTATCTCATTTGGACAAACATCTACATTCTGTATATATTGATTTATTAAATTTTGTAAAGATGGCTGTATAATTTGAGGGATTTGTGATCCTAAGGCAAATAATAAAGAAGGCAATTTAGCTGTTCCTTTTGGTTTTTGATCATCAGGGGTAGCACCTTGTATTAAATTAACATCTACAGTTTTTTGATTAGCTTGAGCAGATTGTTTTTCAGCAGCTGCTAATTCTTCTTGTCTAATTTGTTCTTGTTCAATAGGAGTAGCCATTATACTGTATAATTATATTTTGATTTTAAGTTATTTAAATTAGCTTGAACAGCATTTAAAGAACCTACTAATTGAACAGCTGCTACATTTAAAGGAGCAATTGGAGTCCCTGGGGGTGTTGAAACTAATGTACTACAAATTTGAGCGAATGCTGAAAGATTTGATATTAATTGGTTTAGCAGTGTAACTGTTTGGTTACCTAATAATAAAGGTTCAGTAGCATTTTTAGAACCTAAATAAATGTTTCCAGATTGTACTACTACTGTTTGAGAATCAATATTAACTCCTTCAACAGCATTTAAATTTATAGTTTTAGCAGAACTTAATAATAAATGATCTTGTGTAGTATTAAATACTAAACGACCAGAATTTACAATAATTTGCTTTCCAGCATATTGATCTGGAGTTTGTGGAGCATTGTTTTTATAACTGAAATAATTAGTACTTGATGCTTTTAAAGGTATTTTTTGGGTACTTGTAGCATAAATAGAAGAATCATCATTGTTAATATCTTCTACAGTTGGTATCCATCCTTCTTCACTTTGTTTACCTTGTCCGTTTCTAATAATAAAAATTGGATCTCCAGATGAACCTGTTGTTGACCAATTGTTTGGTGTGTTAGGTACAGTTGAACCAATTCTTATACTATTTCCCCATCTTCCTTCATAAATTATATCACCTTCAAAAGGTAAAAGTGGGTGAATATTAGAACGTTCTTTAAAGGTTTTACCTAAAAATATTTCTGTTGATTGGTCTGTAATTCTTCTAACATTACCTGTTTCCGTTTGTACATAATCCTTTTGTTGTGAAGGAGGTAATTCATTAGGAGCAGTAGGGTAAGCATTATGATGAGGATGGTTCCATAAAGAAACTATATCAATATAATATTCAGTACCATTAGAAGAAACAGTATCAATATTAGTACTTGGAAAAAATATTATGTATACTATTTCATTTACTAATGGAAAATTTTTAGAATTTCCCATTAAAGGTCTAGCTATTGGGAGTGAAGGAGAAGGTAATGGATTAATTACATCTTCATATTCAATAATACCTAAACCATTCCATTCACCTAATTCTTCAAATCGAGGATGAGATTCATCTAAAATAATACTTAATACTCTAACAGCTTTGATTAAACCAGCTTGTTCAATGGCTTGTTGAACACCAAAACCATTATTTAAATTTGGATTTAAATTCTGGTTAACTGAAGCAAAGCCATATCTTGTAGCCATTATTTTTCTCCTTTTAATTCATTCATTGCCGAAAGTAATTGCTCTTTTTCTTCATCAGAAATAGTTAAAGCACCATCTGCTGTTTGAGTTTGCATAGCACGTTGAGCTAAAGCAGCCATCTTAATTAAAATATCATCATTTTTAACGCTAATTTCCATATATTCCTTAATTAAAGGAACTACTAAAGTAGCGTCCCCAATATCAGAAATAAGGGGTTTTAGCTCTGAGATTAAAGCTGTTACTTGTTGGTCTTTTTTCTTTTGGTTGTTATAAATTTCTTCTAAAACATCGGAAAATTTTTTCTTACCAAAGATTATATTATCAAATTGTGACATAAATATACAATTAGTTTCTTATAAATATTGAAACTAAAAATTTGTATATCCGTTTTCCAAATAAAAAATATAGTTTTCTTTAAATATGCTATAAAGTTGATTTGCTATTTTAGTAATTTTTGGAGTTTTTACATCAACTTGTTCACGGATATAAATATAAAGTGCTTTTTTATTAAAAATATCTAAATGTTCTCGTTTACGAAATAATTCTAAAATAGCATCTGCTATTTGAGCGTCATATTCTTTAGGGAATATTTCAAATATATGTTGCGTACAATGTTCTGTAAATTTGTCTATATACTTAGATAAACGTTCATTATACGGACTATCATCTATGGTATATGAATGATTTTCATCTTCCTCTAAAATTTCAATAGGAGCGGTATCAACACGCTTTTTGTAATTTTTTTGGTTTGAAAGGATTAAATAGCGTTTTGCAATTGTTCCAAAGTAAGAATATGCTTTTGCTCCCTTAGATTGATCATAAAGGTGAATTTTAGAAAGAAGAAATGTAATTACTTCATGTTGTAAATCTTCAATATTATCTACTTCTGTATAGTAAAATTTGAAGGTATGAATAATATTTTCGGTTAATTTAAAAAAACCATAATGAATTCTTTCTCGATAGATATTACTTCTTTCTTCAGGATCAAGTGTATTATTATATAATACTATAGCATTTTCAGTATCTTGGGTAAAGTATTGTACCCCTTTTTTTTTCTTTTTTACTATAGTCTCCATTATTTTTCAACATTTTTAATGATGAAGGAGTTTAAAATAGTTTGAATACTTTGTATTTGTTGAAAGAAAAATCCTACCTCATCATCTGATTTAAAGCTACCTTTTACATCTACTTCTTGCATTTTTTTATCTGCGGCTTCAATAGTTTGGGAAACTTTATTTAAATAAGCCATATATCCTGAAAGGATATCCTCTTGTTTCTCGTTTTTACGTAGGAGGTTAAAGGTCGTGTATCCCAAGATCACGACCAATATACTTAAAATTATTACTAGTACTATCATAAATTATCCAATAGATTTTTAAGACCTTCATTTTTTAGTGAACCTAATGCTTTTGTTTGTTTACTATCTTTTGAAGGTTGTTTTTTATTTGCCTCTAATGTAAAACTTGTCTTTTTGGTCTCCACGTTACCATTCAATTTAGGTAACCATTCACGTTCAAACTCAATACGAGCAGCCATTAAATCTGCCTGATGTACTATAAAAGGAAGAGAAGTACGAGGTTTTTGTTCTGGCATATAAGTCATAAGGTATTTCTTATTTGCATCATCATATAAACCATCATGAGTCTGGATGGCAACCATTTCATTAAAAGTGTATTTAATATCATGTGCCTGGAGTAAAAATAGACCACGATCAGGAACAGAAGCAAATGGTACTTTAGTATTAAACATATAGTCTTCACCTAATTTTTCACGTCTCCAATTATCAGTCTGGGGGATATATGATTCTTCAGTTTCAGAACCCATTTTACCTAAATCATGGTTCAGAGCCGAAAATATAAGTTCTTCTTTAGTAAATGTAGTTAAATCTGCTCCCATTTGTCCCCATAATTTGTGAAGGTGAATAGCACAAGTTACAACACGATTTACATGCTCTACATATCCTCCAGGGAAAGCATTATGATATTCTTTTTTATGAGCCGCAGGCATCAAAATGATACGATCCTCATATTTTTCGTAAAATGCTTTAAGAGCTGTTTTACGTGGTTCAGAAATATGGTCATCAATGAAACCAATAAAATCTACCCAATTTTGGTGAATTTGTTCTGCTGTTAGTTGCATAACTTAATATTGGTTAATTTCTCCCGGACCTAGAGGTTCTTGTTGTATAAATGATTTAGCATCATCTATAGATTCACGAAGGGTAATAAGTACCTCTTCTACCTGTTCTCTTGAACCTCCACGATTTAGGAAGAAATATATTTTCTCAATTTCCCCCTCGGCTCGCTCTAACCTTCTCATTATAATCTCTCTGTTTTTCATAACATTCTTTTATTTTCTTTTTTTCCCGTATTTCCAATATACGATATGGAATTAGTATCTCCAAGTTTACTTTAAAAGACTTTGAACTAAGTCTAAAATATTTTTCAAATGCGCACATTTTTCATATTCTTCAAATTCCTGGAAGTATGAAATAGTAAATTTTAAGTAGGTTTCTAGGAATTCGTCGGTGTAATGTATGATAGCATCTTGACATTTCCTATCTTGAATATCTACTTTTGAAATCCAATGCCAAGCTCTATTGTAAGTTACAAATTCTCCGGCTTGTTCAACATCATATAAATCTAATTCCTCATCCATTTTACTAAAAAAACCAAGTATTTGGTGATTAAAATTTTTATGATTATGAATAAGTTTTTTAAACATACCTACCCAGAATAAAGGATGCTCTTTATAATTTAACAATTCATCTGCTATCCTTGCTTTTTCTTGCAAAGATTCAGGTTCATCATTATTAAATAATCCAAATATTTTGTTTATATCCACATGTATAAATATGTGCGTAGAACGTTTTTATAGCGCATATAAACGCAAGACGCGAGGCATTCACAATACCCCGCGTCTAAATGTTTAAAATTAATATATGCGTTTATAACGATTTTAACATTTCAATTAATTTAGGATGAGGATATATATCTACTTTATCAGGTCGAACTGAATTATGTGTAAATATTCCTGCTTCTCCTTTAAATGCTCTTGGAGTTAAACCAAAAATATCTTCATTATATATTAAAGGAATATTATATAATTTACCCCAATAAACTAAAAGTTGTCTTGTAGATTCAATTTGAGCATCAGTGTAATTATGGTAATACTTGTATCCTCTATGTGGTATAGATAATTCATAAACTTCACTAGCTAGAACTTCACGATTTACATAATTATAAAATTTACCATCTTTTAAAGTTAATTGTCCCCAATTACAAATTTCAATACCTATAGAAAATTTATCTAACTCTTTATAAGGTAATTTCATAGCTTGAAAATGTTTAGTTTTAACACCTAAATGATAAGCCCAAAATTTAGATGAAAAACCTTGTATTATTTCTCCATCAATCGTATTTTTACCTTTACCTGATATAGAGACACAAGTTCCTATTCTTCCTTTATCACTTTTCCATCCATGAAAAACATTTTTTGCATCAGCATTTCCCGCAGTATGGTGTAAATAAATTTGATTTTTTTTAAATTGAGTTTTATAATACTGATTTTCAGGAAACTCAACTAATGTTGTTTTTGGTATAGACATTATATTTCAGGATTAGTACCTTTTTTAGCAAATTTTTCAACTACTGTTCCTACACCATAAGCTATAGTAACATAACCAACAGTTTCAACAGCTATATCACTAGTAGGGTGTAAAAACATAAATACTATCATAGAAAGTAATCCAATAGCTCCAAGTACTCTTTTAGAAGAAGTACCTTCATTATTGGAAAACATTTTAACTATAAAATCTTTCATTATTTTTTACTTACTACAGACCAAATAGCACCAGCTAATGTTACAATAGCACCAGAAACTTCACCTAAAAGCGAAGCATCAATTATACCTTGAGTAAGTAAAATACCACCTACGAAAGTTAAGGTATGTCTAACAATACCTAAAAATTGTTCTTTAGTTATATTTTTCATAATAATTGGTTTTTTTATTATAAATATTAACCAATTACAAAGACATATTGGAAAAATTATTGTCGGGAAGACAGGACTCGAACCTGCGGCCTCCTGGTCCCAAACCAGGCGATCTACCAACTGATCTACTTCCCGAGAAAAGAAAAAGCTTCGGGTCTTTCAGGGTTTCTGATTGAGTGCAATGAGTGACGCCTACTTACTATAAACCCTTTTTCAGCAATTAATACACTCTACTTCTCAATTACAGCTTCACTACTTTTTCTTTAGCGGTCCATACGAGAATCGAACTCGTAGCGCAGCATAGACAGTGCTGCATGTTAGCCATTACACCAATGGACCGAATTTGGTAAGTTGTAACCTTGTGTATTTACATGCCTCCTTTAAATTATTCACTAACCCTAGGTGTGAGGAACTTACCAATTGTGGAGCAGAAGGGATTCGAACCCTCATCCTCTTCCTTGCAAAGGAAGCGCTCAGCCAGTTGAGCTACAACCCCAATTGTTTTCCCCCAGAGATTCGAACTCCGATTCAGTGGCTCAAAACCACTTGTCCTGCCATTAGACGAGAGGAAAATATAGTTGCGGGGGAGGGAATCGAACCCACCTAGTCCGAGCTTATGAGACTCGTCAGTGCACCAGCTCTAGTTCCCCGCAATTTATTTTTAAATCATATCACATTAGGCATTCTACTCCCAGCTCCGAGGAATTGTATCTAACTTAGCCCATCTCACCGCTGTATGGGTACCTAAGGATATAATTTTTGTAGCCCGTACGAGAGTCGAACTCGTCTTTACAGGTTGAAAACCTGGTGTCCTAACCGATAGACGAACGGGCCATTTTTTGCGTCCTGGGGAGGATTCGAACCTCCGGCCGAGCGGTTAACAGCCGCTAGCTCTACCACTGAGCTACCAAGACGAATATGAAACTGCTTCCTCTACGCTCACCGTAGTTGTGGATTTGACTGGACATAGTTTACTGTCCACCTGTTATGAGTGCACCACAGAGCAGGGTCCATCACAGAGTACCTTGGGTCATTTTGTAACTTACTATGGTAATTACTCCCGTAAGCCAAGGTTCCTTTCAACAGTGCTAATCTGTCTTCTGTAGGAAGTGTTTCATTTGTACCTCGGGCGAGACTCGAACTCGCAAGCGATAAAGCTACGGTTTCTAAGACCGCTGTGTCTACCATTTCCACCACCAAGGCATTTTTTCCAATACGTCAAAGAACAACTTGTTCTTAATTCTATGTCGTAAATGTACGACTAATCTTTTACTTCTCCAAATTTTTGGTGAAATTTTTTGGGTGAATAGTGGGTTTCGATCCCACTACCTTTGGTTCCACAAACCAACGCTCTCCCGATTGAGCTATATCCACCATGTTAAAACCGACCTAGCTCGGTAAACACATCGGATAGTTGGCACGGGTGCAAGGATTCGAACCCTGAACTGCGGTTTTGGAGACCGTAATGATACCATTTCACCACACCCATGTATTGAGGTCCTAGTTGGATTTGAACCAACATAAAAGCTTTTGCAGAGCTTCACCTTGCCAATCGGACATAGGACCATTTGTAGTCCCTAAGAGATTCGAACTCCTAACCCCTTCGTCCGTAGCGAAGTGCTCTAATCCGTTGAGCTAAGGGACCTTGATTATTTTACCAATGCATCAGCCGCTGTAGTTACTAATGCACCTAATGATTTATATCTAACGCTGTAACCCATTCCTTCAACTAAACCAACTGCTGCTCTTAGAACTTCATTTGATTTAAATCTTTTATCTGGGTTAAGGTCAATATCGATATATTTTGCTCTTGGTAAACCTGAATTTTTTAGTAATTCGGCAACTTCAATTGATTTCCAAACTTCATTCATCAATCTAACTTGACGAACTTTTTCTGTTTGAGTAACCTCTTTACAGAAAAGAACATGGGCACCAGCTTGTGGTTTGTATAGAGCAACCACTGTAGCATATACTGTAGTGTCTATATGGTTTTGTGAGTCGCATCCTATAAGGATTTCAACTTGTGGATTTTCATTGATGTAGTCCCGAACGTATTCAACCAGATCAATGTCTTTTCTGTTTCGGAGAGTCTTGAATTGCATAGCTGTTTTTTTATAAATATTTTTACATAGTTTTTAAATTTTAGCGGAAGGCAGAATAATCGAAATTCATACTCGAAAGTACCACTCGCTTAGCAGGCGGTGACAACACCCTGGTTGCTTTACCTTCCAATTGTAGTGATAACGAGACTCGAACTCGTAACCTGATGCGTATAAGGCATCTGCTCTCACCATTGAGCTATATCACTATTAAGTGGAGAAAATAGGACTCGAACCTATGACCCCCTGCGTATCAGGCAAGTGCTCTAACCAACTGAGCTATATCTCCATATTGTGGACAGAGAGGGATTTGAACCCCCGACGCTCGGCTCTTCAGGCCGACGCTCTACCAACTGAGCTACCTATCCATTTTATTTGTGCCAGCAGAAGGACTCGAACCTCCGAACCCGTAAGGGAGCTGATTTACAGTCAGCTGCAATTGCCGCTATGCGATACTGGCATTTTTGTCCCTCCTGCTGGACTCGAACCAGCGACATCTTGCATGTAAGGCAAGCGCTCTACCAACTGAGCTAAGGTGGGAAATTACAGGATATCGCTTAACCTGTGATGATTGGCTAAATCATCTTTTTCCCTTTCGGTACGCTACGATTTTTTTGTGACCCCATCGAGACTCGAACTCGAAACCCCTATATTAAAAGTATAGTGCTCTAAACCAATTGAGCTATGAGGTCGTCTTTTTTCCAACATGTCAAAGAACTCAAAAAAAAACCCGGCTTTTTAGGGCCGGGCTTTGTTTTTCATAGTGTTTTTTATTTTCACATTATACAACAAAGCACGGCAAGGTATCCTCCTTCACTGGTGCAAACCAAATGTTCATTTGAAGGTTATATATACTATGGCGTGTCATTGTTATCGAATTTAAAAAATGTTTATTATAAATATGTTAAATTTTATTTTTGTCGCAATAGAGGAAACGATCCTCTAAAATGTCCAACTTGCGTAAATTTTTAAAACGCTGAGATTATACGTTTATATGTTAGATCTTTTGTCGGATTATTTATTCCCTTCTTATCCACAAGCTTTTGACTTGTATCCTAACAATGCCGGTTATTTAAGTGAACCACTCTTTAAGTCACTTGTATTGGACTACTCTCGCTATACTCTATCTGTTCAAACTTGCGGTCTGATAAACCCCTGCCGAGGTTACAAATTTTTCAAACGAATCACTATTGGCTTGCAACCTCTAGTGGCAGTGAACAACTCACTACTATGTAGGCATCTTTCGTCCGTGACTGGTAAGCACTTTTGCTTTGTTAGTTTTGAATTTGCATTCCAAATAGCAAAGTTTTTGACGTGGATGATTGAAAGTAGTGGCTTACCAACCTAGCTTTCTCACCTTTTGAGCGAGAAAATACTAAACTACTCTCTGAGATATCCCTACCTCCATACTTTAAGATTACTTCATGACTCATGTCTTGGTAGACTAAGGTCAAGGTAAATAACAGCACCACCTGTACATTTACATGCCTTTCGGCTTTAAGTACCCTCTGATATTGAATAACGCAATTGTAAATCTGGATGGAAATACTTCTTACATATATTCTACGAGTTATTCTTATTGTCCTTCCGGACTCAACCTAACGACCCACATCGCTAGGTCATTCAATCGTTTCGCTACGGAGTTACCCTCACTACTTTAGACTAAATGATATCTCGCTTGTCTACTCGAGCTCCTTTCGAAGCCGCAAACTACTTTGTCATGTAATTCACTTTATCCCCCTTTCGAGGTTTATTTAACGACCATAGACGGCCAATATCTTTTATCAACTTGCGTTGAATGGATATTTCAATAATTTAAAGAACGTTTTGTTTTTCAATTTCTATACCGTAAATATACGAACGAAATTTCAAACATCCAAGCTATTTTAAAAAAATTTTAAAAAGCTTTTTGAGCGAATAGCCGGAATCGAACCGACATCTCCTACTTGGAAGGAAGGAGTAATAACCATTATACGATATTCGCATTTGAGCGGCAAACTGGGTTCGAACCAGCGACCCTGACCTTGGCAAGGTCATGCTCTACCAACTGAGCTACTACCGCATTATGTTAAAGAACATTTTTTTGAGCCAGCGATAGGAATCGAACCTACAACCTATTGATTACAAATCAATTGCTCTACCTATTGAGCTACGCGGGCATTTTAAGCCGATTACTCGGCTACTACTGTAGTGTCAACACATAGCGTATCAACTACAGTTGAATCAACAACACATGTATCACACGAAGTTGAATCAGTTAAAGTGGCTTCGGTATTATTAGTACATGAAGCAAGGGTAGCAATTGCTACAAGTGCGAAAAAGGTTTTTTTCATCTTTGTTTTTAATTATTAATTGTGTTATATAAATATATCAATCTTTTTTTAAATTTCCAAGCGCTTTGTCGATTCTTGAATCTACTTTACGAGAAACTTCTTGAATTGATTTTTCTGTGTAGGATTTAACATCAATGATATGTTTATTCATAGTATTAAATTCTTTTTTAGTTTCCCGAACCTCACGACGGGTTTTGGAAAATTCGATTAACAGTAAAACTATACCTAATAGCATTGCTCCTATAAAGAACATTGTCACTGGATGTGGCAGTACTGTAACTGTAACTTCATTCATGTTTATTTATTTTTAAGTTTAGCGGAAGATGTAGGATTCGAACCTACGGTACCTTGCGGTACAACAGTTTTCAAGACTGCCGCGATCGACCACTCTGCCAATCTTCCATTCCACATTTAAGTCTGTAGCTAACTTTGTTAACGGTGTAGGGATCGAACCTACATTTCTTGGGTCGGGGCCAAGCGTCCTGCCGTTAGACGAACCGTCAATTTTGGCTTATTTCTAAGCACGGCAATATGATATTTCTATCTGGCGATTAGAACCCGACGTCCTATTCGTTTTCCCTTACTAGCTACACCTCCCGACGTGTATTACTAATAAGCTGTGAGAACAAAGCTATTGTGTTGACTTTGCTTTAATACTTTGAATTTAACTTCCGCTCGTTTTTAGCGGCCCCGATAATGTTACTAAAAACATAACGGGAACTAAACCAACCTATTTCTCACCAGACTTTCATATCCAATGGGAACCCTCACCTGCTTGCGAACCTCTCCGTTAATGCAATTTCAGCAGGTTATTGCAAAAAGGTTATCCTATCGGGGCACTTTTGGGTATTTAATATTTTCAAAGAACTATAATGGTAATATAATATAAATATTTTATATCTCCAAATTTAGGTGCGCCTACTAGGGCTTGAACCTAGGACCTGCCGATTATGAGTCGGATGCTCTAACCAACTGAGCTATAAGCGCTTTAGTGATTCGAACAGGATTCGAACCTGTGACCCACAGCTTAGAAGGCTGTTGCTCTATCCAGCTGAGCTACCGAACCATATTTTAAAGAACAATCTTTGTACCGCCTGCCGGAATCGAACCGGCACGAGCATCACTGCCCAAGGGATTTTAAGTCCCTCGTGTCTACCTATTTCACCAAGGCGGTATTTCTGTTATATAAATATATAACCTTTTTTTTTATTATCCAAACTTAGTTATAACATCCCAATCTTTTGCACCTACTTGTAGGCATTCAAGAAAAGAAGCAGTTGGAAAATCTTCTTTATGTTTAAAAGCAGACCAAACTACCTCCAACTGAAGACCATAACGATCAGCTTCAGTCAAAATATGGTCACAGTCAGCATTAATTTTTGCTTCTTTAATTGCAGACATTTCTAATTGGAATTCGTTTTGTGAGATAAAATCTTCCATATTAATTAAGTGAAAATGTTAGTGATTTTTGAATAGCGTCTTCGATGTCATTATCGTAATCTTCAAGCATATCTTTAAGTGCTTGAGTATAACCTTTCATCCATACGATTTCACCTTCTTTATATTCTCGAGAAGGCATAACCATTTCCATTTGATTATCTTCGATTGCATCTAGTAGAGATTGTTTAAAACTCATAATTACGCTTTTTTAACTAAACTAAGTGGAACAATAAAACTTTCATGCTCATTATTAGGATTAACAACAATTACTTTTACACGCTTAACTTCTTTAACTCGGAATTGACGACCAGCAACTCGCTTATGATCAACAAAAACCATATTACCAGGACGAAGTTCATCCTTCATATTCCAAATCTTGTGTTGACGAACATTATCCAAACCCATTTTAGCGGTGTTTTGGAGTGCTTTATAAAAATTTTCTTCTGAAATTTGACCAGTATTAAATTCTTCAACCAAATTTTCTACTGTTTTAATACACATCTTAATCATAACCTTTATTTTTATTTCTTATTACATGGTAAATATACGAACGAAATTTCGCTCCTCCAAATTTTATGCTAAAGGTTTTCCAAGAAGGATTTTTTGGGTTTGCTTTCCACCAATATAGCGAGTATAAGAACCATCATCTTGGATATCAATAGCTTTATTACCCATTACTTTTTCAATAGTGGATTTATCTGTAACTACAGGAACACCTTTACCTAAAAGAATATCTTTAATACGACCAGAAACTTCAATATAATTACCGGGTTGTTTAAGCATATCTGCTTGTTTATTAAGTGATTTTGATTTGGCATCGGAGCTTCCATCGTGACCTAAAGCAGTTAATTTATTTCCGGCTTCTTTTCTTTTAGAAACAAGCACAGCATCTGGTTCAGGATCACCGTCTATATCGATTACTTCATAATCGGCATCACCTTCCGCACCTGTTACGTCACTTGCGTTTTTATAATTTAGATTACCGCCAATTGACGCATATGCTGTGTCAATTAATCCAAAAATATCATCAGAATATTCTTCGGTTTCTTTTTTATCAAGGTCAATCCACTGTCCTTTAGGTAATTCCTCTAACAATGGGTTATTTTTTAGGTAAGCTTTATAATCGAAAGACATTATTTTACGTATTTGTTATAAATATCAACAAACACTTGAAATGGAATACGGTGACCTAAATCTTCAATCTCTTCAATATCACAATAAAATAAAGCATCATCAAGAATTTCTCTAGTAATTAAAGGATTAATAACATCATCTTCCATACCTAAAATAACTACTGGTTGAAAATTAAAATTAGGTTCTTTAGCTGCTAATTTTTCTAAAGCAGGATCAAATGAACGTGAGTGAATAGCTGGGTTGAAAACAATAACATCAATATTATAATAATTAGCTAACATTAAACCAACATGGCCACCCATCGAAGAACCAATAATCAAATCAGGTTGGAATGACTCAACCATATACATGAGTTCTTCCTCAATGTTTGATTTATTATAATCAATTGAAGGAGCTAACACATTAGCATGTTCACGCATAAAGTCAACTTTACTACAAATGTTAGAACTTTCTAAACCGTGTAAATACAATATTTTTTTCATAACCTTAATTTCTTTATACGTAAATATACGAAAGGGATCTGACAAAGCCAAATCCCTTCGTAATTTTCTTTTTATGCGTAAACTAATTCTCTATTTGCTAAATCAAACAACTGTTGATTTAACCAAATATCAGCTTGTTTATCTTTAACATCATGAGTTAAATTTTCTTGAATACGATTAAATACAGTCCATACGTCATTATCTTCGTCTTCTACGCGATTTACGCGTATTAATGCGTTTGGATCAAAGTTTTCATCGGTTTCGTTGAAACGTAATTTAGCTGCGTTATATGCGAATTGTTTAATTTGTTCAGCAGTTAAATTTTGCTCTTTCCAAGTATTAAGTTGAGCAATAACTTCTTGAGCTTTATTATTCATGTTATGTACAAAACGATCTAAATCTCTATAGTTGATTTCAATATGTTTGATTTTCTCATTTTCAGCATGTTCATCAAATCGAACTAAACCATTAGAACATACCATTCGATAAGCTCCTAAACTCATTTGAAGTGGTTGATTACCTGAACAGCTATTAGAAATAGTAATTGATGAATATGCTTCATCTTTACCTTGTTTATTTTTAATAGCAAAATCAGGATGAGTCATTTGAACATAGTTACTTGAAATCTTACGATTTTTCTTACTACGTTGTTCATCAACTCCATTAATCATCCATCCTTCCTTTTGAAGTTTTTGAACTACATCAATAGTAGGAATATAAAACTCTTTTTGCTTGATACGCTGAACTTTTTTGATGTACTCAGGATCAAGAGTGTTAGCAAATGCTTTTGCTTTGTTTAAGTCGTTGTTTACTGGAATGAATTTGGATTTCATATATTATAAATTTAATTAATCTTGTTTTTCCATTTCGTAAGCGTAATGTACACCTCCGTTGTAGATTGAAAAGAACACTTTAAAATCTTTATCACAATCACGGTTTTTGCTAAAATACAATGAACGCTCTAAACCATCTTTTGAACGCTCAACATGACAAAAAGCATCAACCATATGCTTCAAACGATTCGAACCAGCAAAATCACCAGCTTTAGTCATTTGTTGAATATTAATAAATGTAGTATAGTAATTCTTAGAATTACCTCCTTTTTTATGTTGATCTTGTAAGTTTAAAAACCAAAATTCTGCAGCGCTTTCAGTTGTGCGGTAAGCATCTTTATACATTTCAAGTACTTCAGCAATTGAATCGATTGCAATTACATCATAACCTTCATTAAAAACATGCTCAAGTGTTTCTTTAACATTCTCAGAATAGTTTTTTAAAAACAATGTTTGAACACAAGCAAAATTAGGCATACGTTTGCAGTATTTGTAATGAGCAATCTCATCCATCTCACCACTAACAAATAAAACCTTCAAACCTTGAAGAGTAAGCTTAGAAAGCATATCAAGTACAATTGTTGATTTACCAGAACCAGGTCCTCCAGCTAACATCATATTAGTACCAGGCATTAAACCTCCTTCAGTAGAAAGAATAACATCAAGCTCATTACCAACACTCATTGGTTTAAATAATTCATCACTAAAACTTAATTCATTGCCCCTAAAAAGCTTAATAGAGCTAGAATCAAATTCAATATTTACACTTTGTTTAGCAGGACGACCTCTTTTTACAACACTTACATTTTTAATTTCTACGTTTTGCATAACCTTTATTATTTCTTATTTCTATGCCGTGAATATACGAACCGGATTTCGGGATTCCAAATCCTTTCGCAGAAATCTTTAAAAAACTTTTAGCGCGCAGACTTTTCTTAACTAACCAAAATACATCTATCCGTATATACGATCCACCAATGCGCTAGTAGATTTACCATCTCGTGTAATATAAACAATTTCTTCAATAAATTGAGAACCAATAATATCGCGCCCGCGGTAATCATCACCAATTACCATATATTTCGGTTTTATAGCGTGTATATGTGATTCAAGCTCGGCATTCGATGCAAATGGCACAATCACATCAATATATTTTATAGACAATAAAAACATCATCCT